TTTCGTTCCTGAAACATAAACTCTAGAGAGATCGAAACTTGGGTCTGGTTTCTGTAGTTTTTCCTTTCTTTTTCTCTCTCTTCTTTGTGCTTCAGACTCCATTGCTTTTGCCCATTGTCTACCCGTTCTGTTGGTAGCTACACTTGTGTCTTCTTTTCCTCTTCGTCTTACTCTGTTACGTTTCTTGTCTCCTTCGTAATCGGGAGGGAAATATCGTTTCTCTTTGTATGGGAGGTGAATTAGAGAGGCGGAACGCTTTTTATTGTTGAAAGGATCTGGGTCCGCTCTTTGGAGTTCCTCTGGGATATTATGGAGAGTCAAGATCACCTCTTTTACGGCTGCGCCCATTACCTTCCAGCTTTCTAGCGCTTTGGCGATTTCTTGACTCTTTTTTTCTGGGTTTTGTCTCGCGAATTCTTTTATCGAGAAATAGAGCTCGTCGGCTAGAATTTCGCCTTCTCCGAACTCTACTCTTTCTTGAAAGAAAGACTTTACTACTGTTAGTATCTCTTCTTTTGAGGGGTGGAGTGGAAAGAGATCCTTGCTTCTGTTTCTTCGGCCTTCTTTTTGGGCTCGCTGTTGTGCCAGCTCTCTTCTCTTGCCCCTCTCCCATCCGGTTTCAGTTGGATGGCGGGCTCTTTTGAGATTCCTGTGGGTGTTTGGTCCGTTCGTTTTGAAAATCACACCCGGCCAAGCCCTTACAGAAGTTATCTCCCTTCGTTTTGATACTGAATTTATCGGTTCGCATGTTTCATATCCGACGATGTCGGAGAAGGCTGTTAGGAAAGCGTCTGCGAGGATGGAGAGGTGGATTGTGTCAATTTCCATGCGGAGCATGGGGGAGATCTCTGGGTTGATTTGTGTCTTCGCCCATTCTTTAAAGTCGGCATAAAGTAATTTGGAAGGTGTCGGGAGGTAGGCGTATTCGGCTTGTTGGTGGATTTCTAGGGCGTTATTTGAGAGGAACGGCTCGTCTCGCTCTAGCTCTTGCTCTATGTATTTCTTTACGAAATTCTGGAGCTCTTGGTCCCTTTTCTTTTTCCATTCTTGTTTCGTTGGCCGCAAGTTCATTTTCCTCTCTTTTGGGTACTTTCTGTAGTTGTTGTAGCTAGTATACCACCGAAAATCGGTGGTCATATTGTTACAAAATTCCTTGCACCCAAACCGAGGTTCTTGGTTTACGTGATAGTTGCTTTAGGGGGCCCTATAGGGCTTTCACGTAAACCAACAACTTCGGTTTGGGTACAACTTGGAAATGTGGATGTATGGGGGATATGTGGCATGGCATTTGTGGTGAATTGCGGAAATTTTATTGAGTTTTTTGATGCGGATATTCATGAATTCAGGTTTTCTGTTTATTTTTATTCATAGGAGTCATGATTTTTCGGTTGATCGGATTCATTCGCGCGTCTGATCATGATCATGGAACTCTTATTGGATCTAATTGGAATTCGTTTTTTACAGGAAAAAGTCGTCTTCTTTATGATCGCTTTTGTAAGAGAAAAAAGTTTCGCTACTGTTTAGCCAGTGATTAGGTAGCTCTTCTTCCCATGAGCCGAAGTCGTCTTTCAACGAAAACATCGGCTGAATTACCGTCGTATACCCGTTCTCTATATTCGGTTCAAACTCCGGATCCATGACGATGTCCCAGTAATTCTCCTTGTGAACTACCCTGAGTTTTCCCCTCTGGCTCATGCCTCCTCCTCCCCTTCTTGGCTCCCTTCCCATAGACTCAGCTTGGAAGCGTACAGGAAAAGTGCGATATCAACAAGTGCTACAAGGATTATGAGGGCAAAAATCAACGGACTTTGGCTCATAGGAAGATCTTTTCTCCTTCGTCAACTGCGGCGTACTCAGCCTCGGAATTCCTCATCCCGTTCTCCCGCAAGGAGATTCGTAGCCTAGAGGCCTCAATGAGGGTAAGAACTTCCTCATCTGTTTGATAGCTGTAGTACATTGGATCGGTCCTTTCAGCGCCGGAAAAACTTGCTGTATCCCTTGTAGATCCTTACGACCTGGTCGTTGTAGCCCCAAATCCATTCCCCTTTCTCCGGGCCATTCTGTACTTGACCCGCGAAGCCGGGGCGTTCCGAAGCAGTTGAAACACTTGTGATCTTGACCAGGAAGCGGTTCGTGTTGGTCTGGAAAACGACCTGGTCGCCGATCTCGATTATTGTGGTAAGCATTGGGAGCTCCTTTTTGAGAACGAAACTAGCTCGAGATTGGGACTACTTTTCTACTTGCCCTCGGTTCACGATGATGGGAATAGCGGAATCCTCAACTCGCTTGTCCGGGGCGTATTCAACGGGCAAAATCAGTTCCCCATCTTCGGAGAGAAACGGCTTGAGGATTCGTGATGGATACTTTCCATCCGGGAGGTCTTCCGGTACGTTCCTGATCTCGTATTTCATTAGATCTCCTCTTCCCACTTAACGTCTAGTGCCTGAAAGACCTCATACAAGAAACCGTACTCGGAGCAGTCGCCGATGGTGCCAAGCCTACCTGCCTCAAAGGCGCGTAAGAAAACGGCTGCGGCTTTGTCCCTGTTCTCTTCAGAGACGTTGATTGTAGCCTTCATTTCTACCTCTCTTGATCGCATCTTTCGTGGACAAGTTGGACAAAGGCTTGGAGAGGACCTTCCATGTAGAGGATCGGCGAGTCCAATTCACTTTGGATCCAGTTGTAAACTCTGATCGCCTCGTACTCGTCACAGAGCGGGCAACCAAATTCCATGATGATGGTGCCGCCGAATTTGTCCTTGATCGGGTGGTTGTGTTCCATTTCTATCCCCCTCCGGTTTTTCTTGCCAGCCGCATATCCTCTGAGGTACACGGCATCATTGGTCTTGCGTTCGTTTCCAGCTAGACCGTCGTCATAGCCTAGCTGCCATTTCTGCTTGTACGTGAGTTGCATTTCTACTCCTCGTCTGGATAGATGTATTCTAACTTGAAGAGGTCCTGGTGGCTGAATAAAGCGATTCTTTTGCTCCTTATTCGCAACCGCAGGCGCCGTTTACGCTGCGCTGTTGAAAACAGGTGTGGCATTGGTTGGACTTCTTGGTGTTGTACCCGCCGGTTATCTTGAGCTCGGCCTGCTTATCCAACCACCAACCGGGCGGCCTGGGCCGGTCAGCCGCAGCTTGCTCCTGCAACTTGATTACGGCGGCAAGGGTAATGTTTCGCATTGACGCTGGCCCCTTTGGCTGGCGGGCTGTGCCCCGCCCCCGGTGGGCGGGCTGCCCTACGGGCAGCCTAGCAATGGAAAAGGCTTGAGGGGCGGTTTTGAAAATCTATTTGGGTCAAGTTATAAGTGGATCTTTAACGCGGTCGCTTGAATTCTTTTCGGCTTCTTTTTATCGGTCGCTTTAGAGTTCCATGAATTCAATTGCGGCGGTCTTTTTCGGTGACAGTATAAATTGCGCGAGCAGGTGCGTATACTGAGCACACACGCATGACGCGCGCGAGGCTATTTCTTTTCGTTGGTCGCTTGGGTTTCTAAGAACTAGCAGCTCGGAAATGGGCGCGAGCGCGCCAGTGAATCCCTAGCGCGGTCCAGTAGGCGGCAAGGTGGAGATGTTCCTGCTTGGTCATTGCGGCTCCTAGCTGCTGGCGAGGTCCCAGAGAATGCGGGTACGGCGCTGCGGGTCCAGCAAGCAGAGCACCCAGGCGCGCTGCTTCCAGTCCTGCATGTCCACGGCCAACGGCCCGTAGGCGTTCACCCTGGATTGCACGAGAATTGCGTAGCTGTAGCTCATTGGGAGCTCCTTAGTTCTTGGTGGGCTTACCGGACGGGGTCGTGAGGTCCAACGGCTGTGGGGTGCTCCTTGGACCCTTGGGGCGGTGAATAAGTACCTGCTTACCCATGGTGCCTACCCCATTTCACTTGGTGCGCTGGCCTACGGCCAAGCCTAGTATTTGAAATGGCCTGAGGGTAGGTTCGGCCGGCTCCACATTTATCAAATTTTACGTACATTCATAGAGTTCCATGAATTCAAAGAGCAGATGGCTATAGATTCATGGGATTCAATTACGTGTGCAAGAAAAAAGCCCCGCCGGAGCGGGGCTGTTTCCTAGACGATCTTGTAGGGAAGCACGCGATAGGCGCGGGCGCGTAGGAATTCCACTGCCGCCTTGGCTTCAGCCGCGGTAGCGAATTCCAAGGTTCGTGCCTTGCCGTTGCGGAAATACACAACCTTTATCATTAGGTGCTCCTGTTGTGGGGTTTGGGGCCGGGCAGCCCTTGTACCCGTGTTGTGGGGTTAGGGCTGCCCGGTGGCGCTGTAACCGGGGCGGTGTTTGCGCCCGGCCATTGCCTTGCTTGGGGTTGCGCTGCCAGCTAGGCGTGCCTGGCAACTACCGGCGGTTTTGTGTGGCCTGTAACCGGTGTAAACCACTAGTACGGGCGGCCATGCCGCGTACGCACGCAAGCCCGTAGTTTGGTGTTAGGCCAGGGCACCCCGCCGTGGTGGCCGGGGTGCCCTGGGTTACTGGGTAGGGGCAGGTGGCTACTTGGTGGCCTTTGCCTTGCTGGGCTGTGTTGCCTTGCTGGCAGGGCTAGCGGTGGCAAACGGCTGGCGCTGGCTACCGGGCACCCATGGGGCCGGGGTGCCGGGCACCCATAGCGGGGGCTGCGGGTTGGGCACAGGCACGGGTGCGGTGGCAACGGGCGGTGTGGCCTTGGGTTTGGCAACCCCCACGTTGGTGGCCGCCACAAACACGGGCGCCGCGGTGGGCACGCTGGCGTTTGTGTGGGTAAACCCACCGGCTTGCAGCCAGCTTGCCAGCACACTGTGCGGCTGGCTGGCAATGGCCTTGGTAAGCCACAGGTTGGTAACCGCGCGCTGGGCAGCCGCCGTGCTTAGGCTGTGCTGCGCGCCCAGTACGGTGTAGGTGTGGCCTGCCGCGCGGCCCGCCGTAATGGCGGCAGCGGTGGCGTGGGCCGGTGTACCCGGGGCCAGGTACGGCATGTGGCGCAACGTGTTACCGGCTGTGGTACGCAGCCGGTACACCTTGCCTGTGCCATTGGCCAGCGCCGCTAGCAGCGTGCTGGCTGTGGTACCTGCTGGCACTGCCAGCGTGTACTTTGTTACTGCGTGCATGGTATATACCCCTTTGTGTGGCAGCACGTGCCCTATGCAACGTGCTGTACGTACGCTGCGCACGCACACTACGTGCGCAGCCGTATTGCTGTGTGTGCCAGCATGGCCCACCGCTACGGGCATGTGTGCCCGCGTGCGTAGGGTGGCATGCTGTGTGTGCCGCTATGCAGTTACCATGTGGTGCCTGGCACGCACCGGGCTGGCCGCTAGGCCGTGCCGGGTGGTGCAAGGCCCACGCTGCCAGGTAGCGGGCAGGTACACAAGGGGTACGTGGTAGTAACTTATACCGTTACCATACCGTTACCTAGCATGGCTAACCGTAAACGTTAGGCTTAGGGTTGTGGGCTAGTATGCCCCACTGTGCCAGGTTACCGTTTGTTTTGCCCCGTTTTTGCCTGGGCTGGCCTGGGGATAGTCTCGGTACTGTAAATTATTTTCTCAAAATACGGATTTGGGCCTGGCCATTGCGAATTGATCCTATGCCCGCAAAATTATTTCCACTCTGGTGATCCCCAGGAATGATCATGGGTTTGCCGATCTGCTGGCCGCAGAATGCCATACCAGTAGGCGCCCAGGTAGGGTCGGTGAGCGCCATGGCGTACGCCAGGTGCGCGCCACAAACTAACTAGGGTGCGCGCCAGTCAGTTACTGGGCCGCCCACCGTGCGGTTACGCCGGAACCGGTCTTAAGAATCCTATCTGACCGAGCGAGAGATGAGAGTCTACGCTGTAGTGAGCGAGAAGAGAGAGAGGAGTAAGAAGGAACGATAATCGAGAGAAGTTCTGAGGTCCCGACCCCCGAAGAATAAGAAGAAATAAGAGAAACGAGAACCGAATCTGTAAGGAGTTCTTCTCGTGAAGCAGTAATCTGAAGAGCCCGCCTACGAAATGAGGAAGCCTCTCCAGAAAATGAGGTCCCGCGAGCCTGAGCGAAGAGCTTAGAAACCCGAGAAGAGGAGTCAGAGGATTCTTGAGAGGGTCCAGTAGAGGAGGGTGATGAAAAGAAACCAGAGGAAGACGTGGAAGATGAAGGCGACCCATTCGTCTCGGTCTCGTGGCTTTCGCGGATCCATTTTGCACTCCAATAGTCAATGTCCGAATCTGAGACGTAGAAAGAACGACAGCGAATAGGAGCGTTGCTCCCAGGAACCTTTGCATAAAATAGACCTGGCCTGTGTTCAAAAGAAGAAGTGTCCCAGCCCGAGGAAACCGCTCCCCGGCCGAATGCGACCTCTGAATGCTCTGGTCGCTGGACCCGAGTAGAGATAAGATTTTCTAGGTTAGCGCGGACGATGTTATCCACGACATCTACAATGGGATATTGGGTGGCAAGGATCACGTGAACGCCAGTCGCACGGCCGGTGCAGACGATGGTACGGAGAAGAGCGACATCGCTTTTCGCTCGAATCTCTGCTACTTCATCGATCACGAGTACGATATCAGGAGACGTAGCAGACGGGATCCAGATACGACCTCGCATACCAGCCCGCCGATGCTCAATCTCCAGGAGAAGTCCCTTCATTAGATCAGAGGCCCCAGAGACCGTCGACACGAACTGAGATACGCTTTGACTCCATCCCTTAAGTTCTATCCCTCCTTTAAGGTCAATTAGCCAGGGATCCACATCCCGAGACGCTACTAGTTCCCCAACAAGAATCTGGAGGATATTAGATTTACCGGTTCCAGTATATCCAGAGATGAGCATGTTGACGTTTAAGGGAATCGTAAACTTCTCACCGTCTACGGTGATCCCGAGAGGAGCTCGTCGTAGGATCCCGCTCCCCGCAGGTCCAGCCCAAGGAGGAGGATTCACTAGTGGATCCGATATAACGCGGCGGACGTAGTACTGATCCCCTCGGAAGCCACAGGACACTCTAAACGTGCCGCGGCGACAAAGGAACAAGGCGTCTAGATCCTCGGAAAGAGTTTGTATCATATGGGGTCGCGCGGCCGCTCCGGAGAAGGACGAACGAGAAGAAGAGGAGGAAGACTTAAGAGTTACTGACCCCATCCATCCAGTTGGCCCGATGCCGCGACTACGAATTCTGAGTCTAGATCCCGCCAGTACCTTATGTCCAGAGACCCGACGTTCCCAAACCCTAAGATCATGCGAGGCGAGAAACCTAGCGCGGGTAAGCCGCAACCGCCGCGAAGGAGAGAGAGCCCGACGGAAAGAGAAAACAAGAGAGAGAACGAGAAAACGCAGAAACCCTCGTATCCCCGGCTCGCTACCCCCTACTATTCTCCCCATTCCCACCTCCCACCCCACGGAGTTGAAGAGAGGAGCCCCTCGAATGAGAGAGAGAAGGATTCCGGAAGTAATAAGAAGAGTAACCAAAAAGAAAGGATCCATATGATAAGTATAAAGAAACCAGAAGGATGGTATACTTTATTAACTAAACGAAAAAGAGATGGAGAGTGAAATAAATTGATGGCAAGGACCCACATGTCGATGGGAGTAGTCACTGGAGTTGCTACCGCGCCGCTTTCAGCCGGGGCAGTCATTTGGACAGTAACTACGACACTGGCCGCACAACTCCCAGATATCGATCATCCCAATTCCCGACTAGGTAGAGCGTTAGGCCCGCTAGCAAAAGTCATCTCTAAACTATGTGGAGGCCACCGGGGATTAACCCATAGTCTCATTGGCCTCTTGATCTTTTACTATCTCGCTGACCTTTTCACGCCTCTCCCCATTGCCGTCACTTTAGGCGCAGCAACCCATCTTCTAGGAGACTTAATGACAGAGCGCGGAATCCCCATTTTCTGGCCGATAAAGAAAAGGTTCCGGATAGCCAGTTTCAATACTAACTCAAAAGTTGAAAAGCGACTTATCTTCCCGCTAACCATCCTAGCCGGTCTCGCCGTTGCCGTTTACCGAGTTTCTTCTCTATAGCGGCGGCTTCCGTCCAGACCTCAAGCCATCGCCACGCATTATCCCGGAGGCGAAGCTGAGAAGAAACCTCTTGACCCCGACCCCGAAGCTCCTCGCGAGCCGCACAACTATTAACGAGAGTCTTAAGCTCTCTATACCAATCCCGTGGCCGGGAGCAAAGAACCCCAGCACCAAGAGAGTGAAGTTTAAGATACTCGGCCCTAGGAGATCCGACCCATGGTACGCCGACCGCCGAGAGCTCAAGGCCCTTTAACCAAGATTTCGAACGGTTAAATCGAGTGTCACTAAGAGGTACGATCCCGATCCCCAAGCGAGAAATCTCTCGAGGCCAATCGAAGATTGAAGTCTCGGTCTCCTTGCCCGAAACGACGTAGTCTCCTAGTCCGAAAGCCTTTCCCACTCCATTAGCGGAACAAGAACAAACGAAAGAGGCCCCGAGTTCTCCCACTAAACGCCCGATAGCGTTTCCACAAGCACCAGGATCATCAGGATGTGAGACTAAGGTAGCAGGCCAACCGATAACGTTCTCCTCTAGAGAAGACGAGACAGTATAATAATGATCTGCTAGGTAATTATTCAGAACGCGGCCGACACCGTAAGAGTACAAGGGCAAAAGAGCCGAGGCACTGACGGTCACCATAGTAGCTGCGCGACACGCTAGGTCTAGATTCTGCCATGAATGGTGGTAGGGATCCCCACGAAATTCTCGGTTCTCATTTGCTTTCATGTTGCGGGGATGCAATGAGATCCATGCGGGGTTTGATGGGTGTATGGCTTTTAGGTCGTCATCGATGTCAACTACAACTGCGATCCCGCGCTCTCGAAGAAACTCTATTACTGCGATAAGATTCTGATGGGTAACACGCTGCAAAACCACAACGTCTATCCACTCAGGTACATCAGTTTTTACAACAGACCCAGATCTATCAAAAGAGATCCTCATTTGCCGTTCTGCTGTATTGACAATAGTAATACTCTCTCCATCAGCAATCAGGACTTCCGACGGCCAGATCAGGCGATGCGAACCACAGCCTGAGGAGTCCGCAGGGAAGACCATAACGGAAAGACCACTAGACAACTGGCTCCTCCCACGAGGCGTAAGTCGGATCATAAACAGAGGAGCAAGAAACGCTGTACTCTAGCCAATCGGAGGTAGTAGCGAATTCTCCCCACCTTCCACAAAATTGGCAGCAAAGAGAGGAGGCCTCTGCCTCCTTAGGCAAAACAAACCACATCGCTTCGCATGGACGGCAAATTAAACGAGTCGAGTGAAGAGAGGACTCAAGTAGATTTCTTAGAAACGGTGGAATAAGAAGGGGAGACATTTAACAGACCCTGAGCCCTTTCTTTCTCTAATTTTTCTGCCCATTCTGCCATCTTTTCTATTCGCTTCTCAATCTCGTCAAGAGAGACCCCCAGCTCACGAATTCCCCCCTCTAGTGCAGAGATTCTTTCAGCTAGTTGTACGGCTACCGTATAAGGTGCGTAGAGCATATCAACCTCCAAGAGACAAAGTAAAAGAACCTTACCACACGTCGGCGCGCCCTGAAGTATTGCCTTCCCACCAATTCCAATTCCAGGTACGCAGAGGTAAGTGCACGAACTTAGCCCCTGCATCTAGTAGCCGTATCCAGCCTCCTCGATCTTCGCAGGGATTAGAGGGAGGCCCCAGAGGCACAAAACCGCCGACGTCTTGGATCAAGGAGGTCCGTACTAGTACTGTAATTGGGATATAAGTTTCAGTGCGAATACGAATAGGATCAAAAAGTTTCCCTTCTGCGCCCCAAGGATCCCGAATCCCAGACTCCGGCCCATTGATGTCGAACCAAGGGTAACATAAATCGAAATTACCATCAATAACTGCATGCAATAAGTTCTCTATATGAAAATTATAAAGTTCATCATCATCGTCTAAAAAACAAGTCCATTTTGTTTTGACTGTCATTAAAGCTTTGTTACGATTCGCAGCAGCTCCAATCCGTTCATTATCAATAGAGATAGAAATTGCATCAGAGGGATGAGTCTGTTTGAGAACTGATAGTAAGGCCCTACCTAAAAGTCTAGTCCTTGGAGGGATGGTAGGTATTACAACTGTTACAGTATCTTTCATAGCGTTTCCTCATGGGGGCAAACTCCATAGTTTCTAAACTTTCCCCAATTACAATTTCTACACAATGTCTGAAACTCATTTGGGAAGTTATTCCTTATTAACCATAAATAAAAATTATGCCCCAAACCATTTCCTCGTATTTCTTTCCTGTGCTCGTGGCCGTTGTTTTCCATATGATCTATAGTAAGAAAAATCCTATTATTCTCATTGCAGCAAATGCAGAATTCTCCGTAGTGTGAGAAAACCTTATCTGCAGTATTTTTTCTATTTAATAATCTTCTTTCGGCTTCAAGAAGTGGATATTTTTTTCGAACTTTTTTACTGTATTCTCTATCATGAGAAATACTACATTTTTTGCACTCACTTCTAGTTTTTTGAGTACCACTGATTAAGTAATACTCGTCAAGATTTTTTATTGCTTCACATATATTGCACTTTTTAGTCTTAGAAGAGTTCTCTTCTTTCAACTCATTTCCTCTCTTCTTACATATCCGAAATTAAGGTGTCTGGTCCTGCGAAGCCACCACCAGTATTGTCCGAGTGAACGTTGTAAATCCACGTACGACGCGGAATATGAACGAATTTAGCACCGGCGTCTAAGAGTCTAATTAGGAAGCCCCAATCTTCACAGCATCTAGGCCATTCAGCAGAGTAAGGCTCTGGCATACCGCCAACGAGACGGCAGTAATTCGTTTTTACGAGATATGTGACCGGTATGAAGTTACCGACGAAGCGCAGATGGAATTCTTGCTCTTTCCCAAAAGGAACGCCGAGAGGAAGAACGAGTTTTCCATTAACGGGACAAGCTAGCGGATCCCGTGAGTATCCCATAATCTCCATGTAGGAATAGACCATGTCAGCATCGGTGCGAAGTTTGGCTGTACCAATTAAAGTTTCTAAATGGTCAGGTAGGAATTTATCATCATCATCTAAATACGCCACAAATGAAGTCTTTACAGAGAGTAAGGCAGAATTTCTCGCGTACCAAGCTCCTCGCCGCTGTACGTCGTTATAGACGACAACATCATTAGGCGAAAGAGTTTGGGCGTAGACAGACTCTAGGGCCTCTTTAAGTCTCTCTTCCCGGCCAGGAATCGTAGGGATCACTACAGTTACGCTAAAGTCTTTCGCCCTTAGCTTCATGAGCCCTCAACAAATCTAGGCGGACAGTGGCAGTACTGCTCTGGCGCCCCGTATCCGTCAATGTATTCTTCGCAGCGAAAAGCAAAATGTTCGTGATCACATAACGGACAGACCCAGGCTTCCATAACAGCTTTTCTCGCAGAGGAAATAGCCTTCATCTCTTCATCTCCTACCTTCCCCATAATCTCCATTAGTTTTTCTCTCTTTTCTCTCATTCACAAATCTCTGCAGACCATAATCCATTCTCGATATGTTTTAATGCACCTAATTTGAGGTCGTTCTTGCTATTAAAATTTTCGTCATTCTCCGGGTCACTGATAATTCCCATTGTCCAACTGTCTCCTCGGTCAATTACATTGTAGATAATGAAATGGAGTTGTAGGCCAGTTGGAAAGCTAGCAGTGAGAATATCGCCCTTATCTGGAATTTTACCCCTCATAAAACTCCTTAAGATCACCTAAAACATCGGCTAATACGGCTACACGGGTCTCAGAGGCAATTAGTTTATGGCTAGTACGCGGTAGGGTCTCTGTTAGCCGCTTTGCAATCGCAACGTTCTCATGGTATCTATTATGAATCCTTAGATAAATAGCGTTTGTGCGGTCAATTACCCCCTCCCTCTCTTCTTCCGCCTCTTGTAGAAGAGCCTCTACTCTCTCCCTCTCTTCCTTTTCGTTGGCCAAAAGAATTTGTAGTTTCTCAATTTCTGTTATCAACACATCTGCCGTAGTTCTACCGTTCATGCGAGATTTACCTCTGCTCCTAGTAGTTCTTTCAACTCTTTCTTATATCTTTCCACTTCTCTCTCCATTTCATCCGCTACAGCTTTAGTATATTCTTCTTTTGTAAGTATTCCTTTTTCCATGAGAAGCCGTACTAGCGCCGCATGGTCACACATTGCTGAGTTGACGCCAACACGAAGATGTTTCGTATCCGTCTCCCCATGCATGAGTCCCTTTTTCATTGCTACGCCAGACTGCATAGCGTGTACGGCTTTGAGATATCTTTGTCTATTTTCTTCTGTCATGCCCCTTTTCCCCATTCTGGGTGTGAAAGTAAAAAGGTACGAACATCTGCATTTAGATGTCGTGACTTGTCAATAAACCAAACATCTGCAACGTATCTAGTAAAAGTTCGTTTCTCCTCTGGCTCTACGAGAGAATTAATTTCTGTGTGTATAAGAATAGGCCATCGTAGGGTTAATGGAAAGTTTGCACGAGCTGCCTCTGCACACCAAGAAGAAACAAATTCCTTAGTCTCTGGCCCTCCCGGTTCGCGTAGCTCTGGTGCCCATACATCCAAAAGTCTAACATCTTCTTGCCCGTAAGTATGGCGGCCCTGATCCCATAACGTACGAAGTGTGTCGCCGTCAACGACAGAAAGCACCGAGGCCCTATATTCCCACATTAGCTATTCTTTTCCTCTTTCTCTTTCTCTTTCTCTATTGACTCTAAAATTAGAAACCATCTTCCTGGTGGTATAACGAGCAATGGCCCAATTTCTTCAGCTTCGGGAGCATGGGCCATGTGAACAATGCGGCACTTTATCTCTTTTCCATTGGTCTTGACTACGATTACGTCCCCGACCTCATAGTACCAGAACGTCTTAGAAATAATAGGTAGGGGAAGAAATCTACCTCTAAAGAGTCGGAAGAAAGAGTCAATGAGTTTCATCGTCCGCCACCTAGAACTGTAACCTGGTGTTGAAGAACCTGAATCTCATGCTCTGCCTTGTATAGACTATTGTTTAAGAGGTTGATCTCTTTTTCTGCTTTGTGTAATTCATTAAGACATTCTGTTAGGTTAACTTTGATGCGAGAAAGTTCTTCTTGTAAGTCGTCGATAACCCCTGACTGTATGATGACGGCCCCCTGTGCTGCTGAAATCACTATTTGATTCTTGTCAACTTTGACTTTTAGTAATGCAACCAATGACCCGCCACCAAATAGACCGATAATTAAGGAAACCAAAATACTGAGAACGGTTGTGTTTAGACCATTTCCCGAGCTAGTGGCGAGGAGTAGAAGAGAAATCATCTCCATCTCCGTTTACCACCTTCAGCAATACGAGAACCTTCCCTTGCATTATGTTCATTGCGCGTATGAACGAGAAAATAGAAAATAGAAGCAATACACAAATTGAGTTCCAACTGGTCCAACCTAAGACATCCGCAACAGCCAGTGCATTGATGAGAGATCCGCCGCAAAAGGCAATACAGCCAGCAGCTTCAATGTTTCTTGCCCCCATTCCGATTCCAATTAGGATCATTATACCAGCAATTATATAGAAAATGGCCCACAGAGATTGGAAAAAGGTTGGGAGGGCTGCAGAAACCACTGAACGTTTTGAAATGAAAACAGTAAGTCCGTTATTTATCCCGATGCATGCAATTGCAGTCGCGAACGGAACTGAGAAGAGCCTTCTTCTAGTCCTCTCAGCCCGCCGCAACATACCTTTGATCTTATTTCCCTCTCTAGATTAATAGATCTGTTGGACGTGACACCATGATGGGGTAGGATCCCATCTTATGATCCATCCATCATTAAATCTCACAAAGTAGTTGCATGATGGCTGGGATTCAGGAGTTCCTGCTGGACGCCAATATTGAGACCAACCAGGATTTGAGCTTGCTGTAAAATTGCGATTATCTGTATCTAATACTTGCGGGTTGCTGCATGGTGGAGGACCTTGAAGACCGTAACCTGTTCCACTAACGTCGCCGCTATTGTTATGTAGCCAACCCATAATGTTTCCTGCGTAATTCGAGCATGCTTGAGTTAATCCATACCAGTCAACAGTCCGATCATTGCTTATCTTGTATTGTACCCATATGTAAAGTTCAACGTTATTGTCTCCATAGTATGTTCCGTAGATCTTGTATTTGTGAGTATAGGTTGTTGATGCGCTCGCAGGTGTAGCAAATGTGAATATAGCAATGAGAGCAAGAACAATGGAAGTTACTATTGCGATTATTTTCTTCATTTCACTCCTAAAGTAGTTCGTCTCTTATTGGAACGTCATTAATTTTTCTTAACATGGAGACAGAAGCAGTTGAACGTGAAATAAGGTCGATGTCACATAAGGTTGTCTTCTCGTGCATATCATTATCGAGCCATTCCCAATGTGTCCAGCAAAATTCTACAGGTTCTAAGGGCATGGGGTAGCCGTAACTGTGGGAGTAGGAGCAACAATTTCAGTAGCGTTCTTGAGTGCCTTGAACGCCGCGGAGTCCGCGCCCGAGAGATCGGGGGTCGAGAGGTAATGATCCCGTGCATTGAAATGATCTAGCTCAATAATTCCAACAGAAGAGAGCTCTGGTAGAAGGCGAGTTACTTCGTTGATTGCATCTGTGCGGTGTTGAACTGTTCCGCGGCCATACTTGAGATCAGTACCCCACTCGGCGATCACATAAGGCTTGGTGGAAGAAATATTGGTAGTGAACCACTGCGATCTAGTTATCATCTTATTGGCTAGGTTCAACGGATTCTCTGTTGCGTTGATATATGGATCGTGGCCGATGTAGTCTACATAGCCGTCGCCAGGGTATAAGATGGGATATAAGGGCCGGTGCCCCTCGTATCCCATCATTGTCCATACAACCTTCACTTCTGATGCGTACGTACGCCACAGAGGCACAACGTGTTGAAGCATATTACGATAGTCTACGGCTGTCATACCTGAGCCAGAGCTTCCAATGTCATTTTCCGGCTCGTGATGGAATGTGATCCAACACTCGCCGTTGTCTTCACACGTCGCGGCCCAATCTTGTGCGGCAGCCACGATAGCCGAATCCCTGGCACCTGCCGCTGTTTGTGCCCAGGTTAGACTTCCAGCGACCTTCCAGTTGCTAAACAGTCTCTTCCCATTATTGAGTGCCCACTCTTCGTCAGATGACAACTGCCCATTCGATGAGGGCGGTTTGAACTGTCGCCAATGCCCAGCGAACGCGCCAAATTGTGATTCCGCTGCTGTTTGTTTCTGTAACCAAGTGCCACTGAGATAAGGTGGGTTCTGCCAAATGCCGAGTTTTGGAGGGGGAGTCTCACTATTCGCTTTATTAATGGTGAACGCGAAGAAGGCAGTCAGTACAACCATAATGGCCATTACAAAACGTATTCGCTTCGTCATTATAACGACTCTTAATTTTTAGCAGGTAACGACTAAGTGAAAACCGGAGGAGTACGAGTCGCGGGCAAGTACCCCGTCCCACTCCTGAATAAAGACAGCGGAAGGATTCCCCTCTCGGGGTGCTACTGTGAGCACGATCGCGTCGTCGGGACCGATAGTAGTAGCCTCCCCACCGTTAGCGACATACGCGCATTGGGAAACGTCCCGATTGAACACTACTTCGTATTGACCGTCGACTCCGAGTTGAGCACTTGAAACAGCGTCTCTCCCTCGGGCCAATGAACCGTCAAGGTTTACCACAGCCCAACTCGTAGGAGTTGACGTTCTTGGTGCGGCTAAGAATGTGATCACCGCTATTAGTGAGATTGAAAAGGTCAGGAAAATAGAGCGTCTCATAATTCCTCCTCCCTCTTATCTATCCGTGACGACACTGAATTCTCCGCCTTCATTCATTAGGCGCTCAATTACCTCAACCGGGACCCATGTTATGTGAGGAAACCTAATCCCCCAAGAATTCACAAATGGTACCTCGTATGCGCTAGGGCGATCAAGAACGTTGAGCCAATCTTGCAGTGAAGTTGCCCATCTATTAGCTGAAATTCCTTCAGAAATGTCTGCCTCGTATAGTTTACCGCGATTAAATCGTCTATTTCCAACTGAACGCAAGACATCAAGCCCTGCTCTTACAGAAGTTCCTTCTGCTGGCGGCGTGTCTGCCCATTCGTCCACTAACTGGGCTTGTTGATAAAGCCAACGGGCGTTGTATAGAGACCGATTAATATTGGTCATCATGCGGCTCACTCCGAAACCCACACAACTTCCTTCGTGTCCCTGATTATAGAATTTCCACCATGTAGGATACTCTCGAAACCTATTCGGTAAGACGCAGATGCAATGCCCGCCACGTATGGAAGTAAGTCTAGCGTCTTGGGCTATTCTCCATCTACCGTCATTTCCCTCAGTGGGTCTATCAAATTCTGTATACCAATTGATACCAATTGCGCTAGGTACGCCCTTAGGGCGTTCTGCAAGAGAGAGTTGAAATAAAGGAAATCGCTCTACGTGACGCCAATCGGTTGGTTCACGCCGCCCTAAAGCTCCGTGTTCTCCGATGCCAGTCATCAAAATTTTCCTCTTAGGCCATAAACTCCCATTCTATTTGCCCTAGCCGCTGATTCGCATGGGCAATGCCTGCAAACGCAGATTCCTAATGTGTGCCCTTCTAGTCTTGGTTTCCATTGCTTTTCACAACAAGGTCCATCGCATTGACAGTACGATGACCACTCTTGACCTATGACACACATTGCAAGATGCACGCTACTCTTTGCCCTCAAATGAACTCGTCTCCTCTTTATTTGTTATATTTGGAATCGCTAGAACGCCGAGAAAAGTACCTAATGCAGCAACGGCTATACCCACCCATTCTGAGCCGACAATACTACTTCCCCCGGCGCTGCTTTCTACCATTGTTGTGCCGAGCGTTGTTAGTCCTGCTAAAGTTCCACCGGCAAATGCTTTGAGATAGGGTAAAATAGACATTACTGTGCCTCCTGCGCCATGAAACTATTATACCATTAGAAAACCATTGGGGCCGGGAAAGGTAGTATCCATTTTCCTCCACTTACTGCATGTGTGATATGATTTTGCATGATTTGGGACGCATAATTCCATGAAAGTAATAGTATCGTCCTCGCTTTTTCCATTTCTCTTTTTCCATTTTCAGGTGAAACGATTTGTATTCCCGTGCCTGGGATAAAGCGCCCTTGTTTTGCCGGAGTGGCATCTATGACTCTCTCGAAGCTGCTGAAATTAATTCCACAGAAATTCAATAATGTAGTAGCTTTGGCTGGAGCACCGTATCCAATCATTGGCCTGTCTGCATTATAGACCAAGTCGAGAAGTCTTTCTCTGATTCGATCGGCTCGGCCTTGAAGGCCGATGTAGGCATTTGGGGATTGTAGCCATTCTTCAGATCGGAGGAGATCCTCTTTTTTATAAAGGGGGGAGGAAGCTAAGAAATTATTAGTATGCGTCAACACTACTCTAAGTGAACCAGCTTGACGATTGGTTAACTTAGCAGAAAGGATTCGTAATCCCCATTGCTTTGCTGCATTTTCTAAACTATGCAGGGTGAAAAAGTTACGATGCTCGTGATAAACCATATCAAAGGAGTTATTGACCAATAAATCGGGTAGATACTGGACCTCTATATAAGCTACTCCATTCCTTGCGAGCAGGAGCTTAATTCCCTCTAGTACTTCCGAAACGTTTTCAACGTGAGCTAGTACATGATTTGCAATGATAACACCGACTGGACCCCGCTCCGCCTTGATCTCTCTTGCCATATTAACATCAAAAGAACTAACAAGGACTTCAAGCCCCCTCTCTCTAGCCACCTTAGCCGGTCCTTCTGCAGGATCAATTCCGAGTGTCTTGCAGTTACTTTTCGCGAAGTGACTTAATAGATCTCCATCATTGCAGCCAATCTCTACGGTGAGTTGTTTGGCTTGGATTTTGTATGTGCTCAATATTTTCCATGCGTAAAGAGCATTATAGGCAGAAAGTGGAGGGGAGGCAGAGGAGTAAAAAGAGTATCCTCTGCCAAACAGGATCTCTGGGGCTACAACTTCCACTAGTTGTACTAATAGACAATCAGTACAAACTGCTAGCTGTAAAGGAAATAGTTCACTTTCTTCATAGGCTGTTGCAGTATAAGCGTCAGCAAGCGGAGAATTGCCAAGATCTAAGAAGATATCTAGCTTATCAGAGCCGCAAGCGCCACAGTTTTCACGTTTCATCTAATTCTTTCTCCTTTCCCTTTCTAGCTAGAATGGCATACTGCCATTGCGGAGCTCTATCTGCTACAGGCCATTCTACACCCACATTACTTATTCCTATACTTTGAATCTCACTCCATCCAGCTATAGTCAAGAGCTCAGTTATCTCTTTCTCATTCGTCTCCCACTTATGATCGTCTCCCTCCCATCTATGTCCGCCATAGAGTAACGAATTTAGAGAATGATAGGTATAGTCAAATGTCCCAGCTTCCATCATCTCTCTTGCTTTTTCTATGTCTGGTCCCACGATCATTAATTTTCCACCGTTTATCATCAGTGGTAATAAGTTGGTCAGGAGCTCTAGACATTCCTTTTTCGTTAAGTGCTCTAGTAAGTGACCGGCATATACGTACGACACGCTTTCTTTTTCCCATGGTAATGGCCCTGCTAAATTAACTCGTTGATCTTTCTTTCCTATATATCCATGATCTACGTTAATCCAGCCATCTTCATACCTATCACCGCTTCCAAGATTAAGTTTCATCCTATAACCTCTGATGAATAATAACCGCCTGGAGAAAATTTCAACTTTGTATGCATGGTGGTTTTTCCCTTTTCTTTCGGAAGAAGTCTCACTGGCAAACATCTAAAATCAAAGCTGACACGAGAACGTCCTTCAATATTGATTTTATTACCGTGCAATCGTGTTACTGCTGAAAATCGAATCACTTCTCCAGGAGAAGCCTTTACAGAGCGAAAATTTTTCTCGTCGTCCTCAATCCATAAACTACATGTGTCATAAGCTTCTGTCAATGGTAGCCAGAATGACTCTTCTCCTAATGGATGGTGATACATCGCATCCGTATGAAATTCACCTACTGCAATATTATCTGGTAAATGGATACGAAATGTTGGTACTTTTTGATAGTAGTATGGCTCACCTATTAATGGACTTATCTCCTCTCGTATGAATTGAATGTATGTTTCTTGCCATGAATTAAACTTTTGATAAAACAAATCATGCCAAGGGCTCTGCTGATCTGTTTGCCATGTGTTTTTAGTCTTTTTTAAAGAAAGTGCAGTCAAGTCTTCTGTATAGATAGAAGTGGCAACCATATCAGGAAATGGGAAGTCTGAAAGGGAATAAGTGAATTTCGTCCATGGCACATCTGTCACGGTAATCCCCATTTTTCCTTATAGAGTTGATTGGCTAGACGGCACATTTCTGCACTCTCTGGTGAGGAGTAACCCGTTGGATTATGATGATGTGTATCAACGTCTACTACCACGGATTTCTTGCCATGGGAACGAATTTGCATACCTATTTCATCATATCCATGAAAGCCAGTAAAGATACTGTCAAACCGGAGATTGCGAATTAACCACGGAGATAAGGCCATAATACTACCTTCAACGAGGGTTACTTCTCCCTCCCGTGTACCAAAATCGATATTTGTAACGTCTGTTAATTGGTGCCCGATTGGTGAGTGATCCCACCAGTATAGGGATCCTCCCCCTCCTCCTGCTACACCAGCAAGTGCAACTTGGGGATCAGCTAGTGCATTTATGAGTTTTTCTTCACCGTCAGGATCAGTTAGTTCTAAATCATCGTGGAGTAAAATCAGTGCGTCTAGATTCCAATCAACTACTGCATCAAGAATCATGTTGTAAGGTGCAACAATTCCAGTGTGTCCACTTGTGGCGATTATCCGACGGTTTTGAACTCGCGAAATTACATTGCGCTGGAATTTTTCCCAATCACCAGTGCAGCAGCCGTAGACAACATTGATGTCGCTTCTCACTTTCCGAACCACTTTGCGTAGAAGGTTCTTTCATCTTCTTTAGCCTGGAGGCTAAGCTCTGGCCTTTGCGTGTATTCACCAATTCTCTCATTCGGAACAATTGGTCCGTCAACGATTAATGTTCCTCCATTAACGCGGGCTTGCCAGTCCAAGTCTGTATCACAATACCACCAATGCAATGATTCATCAGCACGCAGTCTGCTTTCACCGGCTATCATAAATGCCCAAGGACACATTCTATCTGCGCCATTGGTTAAGGAAGTTAGTCGATATGAAGAACTAATTGGTGCATAACTGTGCGTTGAGGCCGCTGAAACTCCAACGTCTCTCATTGCTGTAGAGACCTTGATATACCAATACGGTGGAATTATTGTATCATCACACAGTAAAGCTATGTTCCACATTTCTTCGAGCGAGTTTTGCTCTGCTATTCTATTAATTTGCTGATTCCACATCTTTGCGATATTGGGAGGTTGCTCAGGATCGCGAATAACTTCTATACCGCTTTGAAGAATATTCACGGATGGATTGCTTGCGTTGTCTACTATGATGACCATGTCAACTTGATCAATGATTGATTGTACGCACTGATAGAGCAGGGTTGGTCTATTGTGGGTTAGGATTATCGCATAATTTTTCATACTATGACTCTATGGAGCAGGGATAATATATGTGATGCTCGCCGGCTGGCCATGCCCTCGGCCACGACGATCAAGATGCTGATAAATTATACCAAGCTCTTCATAGTCATGTGCGTTAGGTCGCAGATTATTACCAACTCCGTCATCGCGTGCCGGATTATTCGTATAGTCCATGCAGGTACCAAGATTAGAATTTCTGAAACCCGTGTCCTGGTGGTCTAATCCAAGTGTATGCCCTATCTCTTGGCACATAACATATATAGGCCATTGTTCTGAAGCAGAGCGGGTAACCAGATAGGTGTCATTCAACTTGACGGTTCCGCTATAGATATGGCTCGTTTGTGGATCAATAAAAATCGTGGCAAGTCCTATCCAGCCAGTAAGTCCATATGAACCGTTCTGAACAGACACACAGCGCTTACTACACGAAGAGACGATTGCCGTGTCGAGTATGGCAGATTGCGACCAATTACTTGATGCCTGAATTAACTCTGCATTATATGTGGTCTGATCTACCAATGACACAACGAATGGATTGGAGGATCTTGCCCAATGATAATTCCCCCAAGCGTGTGTTGCTTGAGCGGGTGTCATGCTTCCAATTATCAATGCGGTCGTAACTATTATAGCTACCGCAAAGAAACGTTTCATTTGCTACTCCAATCAAGACTCTAACCATTGTGGAAATCTTGCTGTCCATTGAACAGTTTGCTCCAATGACTTATGGAAATCAACTGGGGGTTCCCAACCGGCGTCACGGAGTTTTGAGCCGTCTAAAGCGTACCTGTGGTCGTGGCCGGGACGTAATGTGTGGTAGTCGACAAACTCACCTACACCTTCTCGCCCAAGTACTGTTGCAATTAATTGAGCTATTTCGCCCGCAGTATGTTCTTCTCCAACAATATTCCAGCGATCTGGTTGTTCGCAATAAGGAAACATGGCTGCTCTTTCATTCTCTAAGATCCACTTCAAAGCGTCCGCGTGATTTCTTGCATGCAGCCAGTGTCGTGAACTTGAAATCCAAGTATCAGCTCGACGATCAAACTTAGCATGGATAGGAACTGGTTCATCGTTAAGAATTTTCTTGATAGCCATTGGGACGAATTTTTCAGGGAATTGGCGTTGCCCAAACATGTTCATCGTATTAGTTATAACGACAGGAACACCGAATGTACGCCACCATGCAATCGTTATATCCTCTTGACACGCTTTACTAGCTGAGTACGGATTTGATGGTAGATGAGGGTCCCATTCGCTATGGGCTTCTCCTTCCGGTGACGGTCCGTATATCTCATCGGTACTAACCTGAATGAAGTGAGTGAGTTCTGGTCTGGTCCTTGCCCATTCTAGCAGGTTCAAAGTTGCGAAAACGTTATTTTGAATGAAATAAACTGGTTCTGTTATCGATCTATCTACATGGCTAGCCGAAGCGAGATGTAGTACAGCGGTTATTTCACCAAGTGATCTGTCAAGACCGACGTCTAATGGTGCGCGAAGATCATGCCATATCACAGAAACTCGTGTTGGATCGTATCCCTCACAGTCAACTAACCTATCAATCTTACCGGCGTATGTTAGTGAATCAAGGACAACAATTTCCCAGTCAGTTGTAGTAAGGAGATGCTCAACTAGGTGGTGACCTGCGAAACCGGCCCCGCCTGTTATAAGTACTCTCATTCGGCAGCTCCTGCTCCAGTCTCTGTCTCTATTGTTTGAGTTGGGGCGGCTGGAGGAGTGGGCGATGGGCCGAGACGTTCCCGCTCTCTACGGTCTAGCTCATTTGCCGCTGCATTCGCGATACGGGCAAGCTCTACTTCATCTAATTCACCAAGACCAGCCGATATGAGGGCTGTTGCAAGTGCAGTTTCATCTATATCAGCCAAAGGCCTTGCCTGCAGTTCTGTAATGGCGGTCATCGCCTTAGCAGAGTCCTCTGCAAAGTCAACACCGATTTCTCCAAGAACACGACTCCATAGAAGCTCTAGTAGATATCGGCTAGAAAGACCAGTAAGGGTGGGATTTTGGAAAAGCGCTTGAGCATAGGTTCTAACGGCTGCTGATTGGAATGGAGTAGTAGGGGATAGAGGATTGGTACCTTCTGCCATGCTTTTCAATAGGTCAAATTCTGCCTGTGTTAGTGCAATTGTTGTTGACGGAAGAATTCCTACTTTGCGTAATACGGCCAATGAGGCACCGCTTGGTATGTGCCAGAAAAGTCCAGGACCAACCACATATTGACTGGCAGAACCAGCGACATTCACGCTTACTATTCTAGTCATTTCTCTCCTTATTGCTTGGACAAGAACTGTTAGCATCCAATTCTTGTCAGTTTCAGTAAGAGTACCGGGGGTTGTCATCTTTCTCTCCTATCCATTAACTGATCGAGCAAAGTTTGTCGTTAACCATATTTGATCGGCTGTGGTTAGTGTAAAAGTGGAGGGAGGAATTGGAGTCGCTCCAGCCGCTGCCATTATTTTATCAATTGGAATAGAGTCTGGGTCGCCATGAGTATTTCCACTAGCGTGCATATGGCCGCAGACGCCACGAAATGCGTCAAAGGTTGGACCACTCATACGAGCTGCGCTGTCACCAGCAGAGGAAGGATACGAAAGCCATATCGGAGCTTTCACTAGTGGCACTCCAAAAGTGATATTCGTCCAACGGATGAAAGTTCCTAACTCCTTTATCGCTGCGTCTGAGATTCTTGTAACTCTGAGATATCCGTATTTGTCTGCCCATGCTAGATCTGAACAGGCTATAATTTCTATTTGACAAACTTTATCACGATTTTCTTGAACAACTGTACTGGTTGGGTCGCGCAATGCTCTGGCGCTCCAGTCACACCATTGATGTTGCCTCCATTCCAATGTCTTAGGAAAGAAAGTAAGGTTTGGCATGGAAGCGCCACCACCGTAACCGGGCCAAGTTCCGGTTTCGGTAGTATGTAAGAGGACCTTCTCTATACCGCCCATGTAGATACCAGGGTAAGAACCTGCGTACCATTGGGCTGTTCTGTTCGCTTTGGGATAGGCGATTCCGGTGGTGACTGCTTCTAGACCGATTGGCCTTTGTCCACTAGTGTCTTGCTCACCAGCCCAACAAGCTGCCGGTCCAGAGATTTCTGTTATTTCCTCCACTAAAATCTCACCGCCTGAGCGAATGGACCTAGAAGAAAAGTTTTGTCTTGTTCATTTAATTGGCGGATAGTATCTGGGACTGCCTGCCCTGGTTTCCATTGCCCATAATCAGTAACAGTTGCTCTGTCATGATCTATGTTTTCATTACATATAGTTACATTATTCTTATATTGTTGAAGTTGTGCCTTTACAGACCAAACGTTACCCGACCAAGCGTATGTTTGCCATCCCCACGGTGCCCAGCCTGGACAAAGTATGTCAATCGCTTTTCTTGCTCCGTAAACTCCAACGTTACGAAGACCGATAACGGTTGCAGCGCCGCCTAGAAATTCTTTACAGGCAGTCCATTGTGTAGTGGTAAAAGCATTTGGGTCGATATCTAGTGCAAAGTAGATCGGGCGTCCTGCTGGCATCCCACATGTGGTTGCTTCTTTTAATGCTCCAGTTGCTAGTTCAATTCCACGATTACGGCCGTCCAGCATTGGGGAAGTTCCTTGTTGGCAAACCGTTACAATTGAGAAACCGGCAGCAGCGAGGCTCTTGGTCTCAGCGGCCGTCATATTTTTTTCTATCGGTCTATTCTGTACGTATCTAACGACAAAACGCATGTTGTATGGAGGAGAAAATAAGCATGAAAGATTAGGGCGTGCATAAGAATAATCGCATCCTTCAATCATGGTGGTCTCCTGAGAAAGTGAATCTAAAACCTTTACTTCATTGATGTCTCTAGACCAGCCAGCATAACTTAGTCCCCATTTTTGGGAAACAATACTTCTCTGAGCTAAGTCTATTTGCCCTTGGCGAATTAAATCCGAAGTCCATATTTCTTCTGATCCAGCGGATAAGGCAACATGCCCATATCCTCTTGATCCTCCCGTCCACCATTCTAATGCTCCAGGTGGGGAAGTACCGGTCCCACGATTCTTAGTTGCCATCCACCCTTCCGTAGCGTTTCCATACAGAGGTGGAACTTGCCAGCAAGAACGAGAGAAGGCTAAACACATTCCTGTCCAGTCACGTGATCGAGAAAGATGCTCTGCTCGCGCAAAGGCTAGTGCTTGTGAAATGTCAGTGAAAATAGATTCATTAACGGGTAGGAAACTAAAGTCGTCTTGCATTTTAAGTCACCGTTGGCGGTGGTGTTTTAATGATCTTGGCGAAGTCATCAAAGATGCCGCCCATTGCAGCTTCAATATTGGCGTCTGTAATTGCATCGATATTTGCAGCATTTTCGATCGCCGCACGAGTTACTAATACTCGCGCATATGGCGTAAGAACTCTATTGATATCTTGGATGATATCAATAATGAAAGCCATACGTTTGGCCTGATCGTTCGCGTCAGGTAGCGGTGTTGCTTGATATTTAGTCACTGCCTGATCAGTAAGTGCTGAAGCGATACGACTGCGAAAGACTTCGTCTTTGTTAGCTAGGTAACTCTGTTCTTGAAGCGAAATTGTCATGTCTGCATCATCTCCTCTACCGCAAAGAACATCGCGTCTCCTTCGTTTCTGGTTATTGTTCCAGTACCGCTTTTTCGTCGCCAGACTGGAACGCAGGTATATGTTCCAGCGATCGGGCCACCGCCGACCGTGTGTCTGATCTCACCGCCCATAGTCAAGTGCTCACCAACGTTGTTGAAGTAGAATGAGGTGATGGCTTTGTCTGTTCCTCCGACATTAATACCTAGCTCTACTTCAGTGGCGGCGGCGATAGAGACGTAGCACGTTGTTAGGAGAGAAAGTCTCAGCTCAGTGTCGTCCCATCTCTTGGTAAAAGAAATGCTAGGCGAACCAGACGTTATTTGAACGAATGAGGCAGAGGTAGTTGTTTCCGGGCCAGTCGCGTACGTCTTTCGCTCGGCATAGAAATTTGGTCCGGCAATACTAACCGTACCGATCGCGATGAGGTCCGAACCGTTCTGTAGCAGCCACACGTTGTCACCTATAACTGGAACATATGATGTCAGTACAGGCACGCCGTTGATCTGAACGTCCGTATCTCCACCCAGGTAGATTGAGCATTGACGCAACGTGCTGTCAACGGCTTGCACGATTCCTTGCCTAAGTTGCACGCCGCGCAGGGTAGGCCATTGCTTCTCAAACATTATTTCATTGGTAAGTTGTCTATTACATTCTCTAATACTAGATTCTATATGGCGCGGGTCATGGAGCTGGGGATTGGTCATTCTAGTGTCACCACCTGTCTTATTCTAGTTTGAAGTTTCATGGAACTTGAAGCTCTGATAGGTACTTGGAAGTTATCTATTATATGAACTTGGGAAATAGAGATATCTCCGTCTTCATAAACGATCTCTACCAAGTCATCAATCTCAAATGCTGGGTTTACTAGGGAGTTAATTGAAAGTTGCTGTACTAAACCTAGTTGTTGTTGGAGTTCCTTCTTGGCCCTAGCGTTAGCCTGCGCTTGAGTTGCGATTTTCTCGTCGCGAATAATTGGAGCGAGGCGGCGGCCATATTTTCCACCATACTTAGTGATACTCTTTGGATCTGAGTCTGTTGCTACAGCGCGTAATGGTGTAGCAAGATTGGAATTTTCTGCGATCACTATTATTTTGTTGAAACTGGTTCCTTGCCAATCAAATTCTGGGTGTCCTATTGCTATACTTGGATCTTCTATACTCGTGTTATCAAAACTCCATACAACTGGATCAATATCTGGTTCAGCTTCTTGGGTCATTACACATACGCCCATTTGATTAAAGAATAGGCGCATACCTAAGTTAGCCGCAAGAAGTTGGCAAATTTCCCATGGGTCAGATTCTGCTTCAAATATCATTGCGAGTGTTGTTTCATCTGTATCTGGAAAGTTAGTTTCAACAGATGGCATAGCCTTCTTAAGAAGAGACTCTATTGCTTCAGTAAGTAAGGTTCCTGCCGCAATAGTTGTAACATTTTCAAATTTCTCACCAGAAACGACCCAGGATCTATCATACATTTCATGGATCGTAATACTAGGTGGTGAAGCTGCTACATTTGTAAAACGAAAGGTTCCAAGGGGAATTAACTCTTTATCTGTTTCATCCCTCCTATCTTGTTCTGTGGCATCAGAGAAGTAAACTCCTCTCCATAGTCTTATTTCATTTCCACCTGGTACAAGTAGATCATCTATATCAGTGGGCGTCAAACTTCTATCGCGATCTATTAAAGAAATTCCACCTGTGCGTTCTGTTGCGGAGTGTGAAGCGGAAACGCTTCCGTCTATCACCACGCCGGCTTCGGTTAAATCATATATCACAACGCCGTCTTGCAGAACTTCTGCTTTGATTGCTACGTTATGATTTCCTTTAATAGCGCTTTTGAATCTCTCAGAAGTAGGCCACATATCTCGCTCTTATCATACCGACGGCCTATCAACTTCTAGGAAGCTAAGCGTTACTGTTCGCAACCATCCGTCCAAACCTTCACATTCTCCAGGGAAGAAATGCCTCCGCCCCCAAGTACGACTAGTGATAGAGATATAACGCGCACCGAAGTCTGGAAAAACTATCCATAGAGTTTGTGTGGCAGCGAGAAGCCTCTGTAGTCTGTCCCATTCCTCAAACCCTCTAGCCACTATAGTCAATGACCCGTCATGTCCTCCGATGAAATCTGAAATTACTACTGGTCTTTGCCCTATTAGGGTAGAGGAGATCGGTCTAATAGGGAAATAGGTAGTAGCCTCTGTGTGCTGTTCCTCACTGATTTCGATTATGTAAACTTGCATATAATCAATAACACTATGCAAATCCTTCAAAACCCAGATTCCTTGCCCCGGTGGACTTAGCATAGTCTGTATATAAGGAGTTGAGGCAGAACCCAATTTTGGACTCGTAGTTGTTTCGGGTTGAACATTTCTTGCGCGATATGTTATCGTATATCCAGGTGGGACCTCTTCATCCCAGACAGTAGCTAATTCATCTGGCGAATTAGCGGAAATAATTGGGTCATCAATTTCCGAGGCGCCACGAATCTGAGTCCAAATTACCGGTGCTCCTGACGGGCGATATGGTGTCGTATCTGCCACGGAATCTTGCACCCATTGCGCAGCATCCACCCATACTCGACGATCTATAACGCTGGCAGTATTGTCTAGATGCGGTCTAACATAGACTCCTGTAACTGGAACTGTTATTGTGGCTGTTACGAGTTGCCATGAGGTAGTTAATGTCTTAGCTCCACTATTAGTTGAGGAGCCGACATTATTGCCGTCCTTGTCAATTGTTTGCAAGTTGAGTTGCGTGCTAAATGAGGCATCAGCTTTAGCGTAGATTCCGAATGTATACTGGAGCCCTGGAACTGCCGCTAATGCATAAAGTGGAGCTGGATCATTATATGCCGCAGAGGGCCATCCCATATAGAGTTTTGTGCCAAGTTCATTTACGTCCCATCTAATAGAACCTTCTCCGTGCCAGAGCTCACCCCTATCATACGAGATGGTAGAAACCGCACCAGGCTGTAGATAAAATCCTGCGGCGCTCTTCTCTACGTCTCCACCACCGTACAATTGCGGCGAGACGAGATTTCGTTTACCAGTTGTAGACCATGAGCGTTCTAGAATAGTTTGGCCGATGCCCATTAATCCACCCGGTGACCAGCCAACTGAGGTACCACTTGGGCTGTCAAGAGGTCCGCGAATCTCAATGACACATTCGCCCCAGCGCATGTTGCTGGGCGCGGTAAGACCTTCTGCTACCGCTGAACCGCTGGTAGCGCGAACGCGATGCCACCAGTAGCCATCTGTACCAGAGCTGCCGTAGAGATCTTCTGCAACTGGTGCGTTGCGGTACACTCGACCAGAACCGTCAACCTCTGCGTCGTCACCTACTACACCGATTACAAGTGAGTTATCCCGTGTTGTCGTTAGGTTGACACTAGGAGCGCTAGCCGAGGCGGAGCCACCCTTTGCGGACGCGCCACCAAAAGTCTGTTCATCGTGTCCTGTAATGACGTAGGTGACGTATCTATTTCTAGTACCTGTTACACGCGATACCGTTATCGTGTAGTCACCTGCTGAGGCGGCGTAAGCGGTGGCTATAAGTGCTGAGCCAGAGGTTGAAAGAAGCTGCTCTTGACGTTTTGTCCATGTAAGCGAGGGGGAAGAAGTAACAGTGTAGGCGTCTGTGTGGCCTTCATCCGAAGCAGCAGAAACTACCAGTAACGCTCCGGCTGGAACGCCTGGCATCAACAAGTCTTTGCTTGGCGGGTCCCACGTCGTCGTGAAGCCCACGTTGGCGATGACAGGTGTTCCCACTTCAACTCCTACGCCGGGAAGAGTCCGACTTTATCTACATAATGGATTTCTCCCACCACAACTGGTGAAACTATCTGTACCATTATCGAAGCAAAAGCGGTTCCGGTTGGTGCAACGGCGGTTCCAGTTGACTGTACCCAGCCAGTATTGCTATCTGTTTTTGTCGCTCCAGTTACGTAAGCACCGCCATTTAGCATTACACCTTGAATATTATACCACGCGATATTGACCAGTACAGTTCTAGCTGTTGTATTCGCTCGAAACTCAGCCATGAATGTATAAGTCAGGCCAGCGCGAACAGGGATACCGCTAATTCCTCTTGGCGTATCTGCTGTCATGTCCGATGTGCCAGTAGCCGTCATGGCCATAGAACCGGCACCGTAGGCCGTTTGCGTCGTACTTCGCGCAATCGTGCAGTTGGTGGTTGCGGTCCATAAGCCCACTGAGAGCGTCGAGTCATCGAAACTAGCATTTTGCGCCGAAAGCATGTTGAAGTTGCCACGTATGGAAAGTTTATTTCGTAGCCATGGAAGAGAAGGGTCTGGCGTTACAGTGAGTAGTGGAGTTGGAACAACTGCTCCACCCATAGTGAACGCGACCGAGTTGGCATACGCTGTTTGCCACCGTTGGCCGTTGAAATCCTGCCCTGCTATCACGTAAGCGCGATATGTTACGGCTGCAACTAAATCTGTCTCTACTACGATATTGTCCGCATTGCCAGCGCGCCACAGAGACTCCCAGATAGCTCCGCTTTGGAAGGGGGTGAAGCCCGCCGCGGTGTACTGGGTTGAGGAGAAGATCTTAACGAAGTACCATGCTTGTATGTCGTTGTCTGCGTTTGGATTAAATGTCCACGAAACAGTTGGACGGCTACTTGTGTCGTTACCTGTAACGCCGACGCCGGTGACCGTACCAAGTGAGCGAACATCTATGTCTAAGTAAAGTTCAGAGACGCGGAGATTAGACCTGATACCTGCGCAACACGTATATAAGAAGTTGCAGTATATTTGATAATGATTTAGGTCTGATTGATTGAGCTCAGTCAGGGAAGGCTTCGTCGGTTTTGTGCGCCAGACTCCTACCTTCTCAGTGAATGTTGAGGCGTTAGAAGTTGTAAACTTTTCGCCTAGTGTTCCGGTACCATCTCTGTCATCGCGAGTGTCTACAGTAATGGAAGCAGCGCGCCCACCATCGGCGGTACTAAGGCGAACTCTAGCTCTGATACGTACTTGCTTGATACGTTGGTTGGCAGAAAGAGCAGGGGTGTTATCTGGAAGGTTTACCCAAAACGCTGTTTCAGGCCACTGTGAGCCGTTAGCACATGAAACGTACGACGTATCTACTGCTGGCTCGTCGTCAATCAACGGTACGATTGTTGTGCCAGAAGAGTAAGTGATTTGTCCGCGCTTTGTTTCAGCGCCGGTTGGGCGTAGTGTTGTGATTGTCATCTACGGCCTCCAGTTCTAAGTTCTCTTAGAAGGTCGTAAAGCTCATCGTGGACAACTTCTTTTATCTCATTAATGTGTCTATCTTCTACGTTCCCAGCTATAGTAATATTGACATTGAAGGCCCCGGGTGCCACATAAATTCCTGCACCATCTCCGCCTTGCGTAAGTGATTGTCTAATTTGTCCTGCTGGCCCAGCAGGTATGATCATTTCATTACGATGGATCATGGCAACTTGATCACTAAGTGCTTGCCATAGTCCGTCTGCATATCCTCTTACTGGCGGGTCAATGGCAGAGATGGAGCCGTAACGGGCGAGGATATAGCGAATTGCTGCGGCTAGGTTGTGTACTGGATTCCAGATGTCATTCATTCCGGGTAACTTGTAAGCATTGAAAGTAGAATCGATAGTTTGCATAAGACCTTTTGAAGGATGTCCAGCGCGTGCATTCGAGTCAGTTAGGTTGATGGCCTTTGGATTCCCGCCTGATTCAAACATCGCACGGCGTGCAAGTGCGCCTGCCCAACTACCAGGAACTCCAGTAAGTTTGATAGCCTGCTGAATCCATGCGCCAAGGTTACCGCCGACGGCGCCGGTAGCCGCTACTTCGTCTTCCTTTCCTCTTATCCATTCAACTACTTTATCAAGTCCCTGGCCGACGATGTTCTGCAGAACGCCGCGGAAGTTACCGTCCTTGCCACCAATGATTCTATTAGCTAGTGCTTTGATCGGTCTGAACGCTGCTGCTGCGAGTTTTGAAGCGAGTTGCCGTACAAGGCCGATAGCACTAGAGAAGACGTTGCCACCACCGGTCATAGCTGCGCCTTCTAGCCAAGCCTGGGGGTCTACACGCAGCCCGTCTGGCCGGCGAACTTCAAAGTGCAGGTGGTTGCCAGTTGAGTTACCAGTGCTGTCAACTGAACCAATGGGGTCACCCGCATGGACTTGTTGACCTTCAGTGACTCCAATGTTCTTCATATGGGCGTACCACGTGCTCCAATTTCCAGCGTGGGTAAGAGCAACATGGCGACCATAAGAAGTTGTCAGGAACCGAACAACACTAGCATATCCTTGCAAAGCTGCACGAATTGGAGTTCCAGCGGCGGCTGCATAGTCAACGGCTGGATAACCGTGTCCTGCGGTTCCTTGCACGTATCGCCATGAACCAGCTGGAAGTGGGAATACACGGCCACCACCAGCTAGTCCCGGTATTGCTGATTGGAGCAGATCCTTTGGGATCATTCTTTGGTTAATGGCGTTCATGAACGGAATGCCGTAGTACTTCGTTGCTGCTACCTGATGTACGTATTCCTTTGGATTAACTCTTGCTAGTACATTATCTGCGGCCGGACCCTGCCACGGACCTCGGACTTCACCGCCTCCGGCGATTTTGGGAATCGTAAGATGGAATGGCGAGGTGAATTTGTTAACTCTATCAATAACTTGTTTGTTGATGAAGTTAATAGCTATGTCAATTGGTTTCTTGAGAATTGCCGAGAGAGTGTCCCATTGTCTCTTAATAAAATCTTTAGCGATTCTAAAAGCATCTCCTACAGCTTTAACTCCAACTTTAACTTTTTCAAAGATCGGTCTAATAACACGTTCCCAAACTACTACTATACCTCTCCCCATTGCTCCAAAGTAACGTTCAATTACATTTTTCCATAACCATAATACAATTGGTGCTAATATATTTTTGACATACCAAACGAATTCTTTGAAAACGGTGCTTACATAAAACCACCAAACTTTTATGATGATCGTTATACCTGCGAATGCGACGGCGAAAACAGTTTTCCATATCCAGAAAATAACTGGCCCGAGAACATTTCGCATGTACCATGTTAACACCATAAAAATCTTATATGTAGTTTCATACCAGGTTTGGATTATGAGTGTTACGCCTTTGAATGTTGGTTCGGTTACGTTATGCCACCACCATAGGAAAGTTTCTCCAAGCTCTTTAACTATCTCTATTTCATCTCTAAAATATGGCTCGAAATAGTCGTTCCATAGTTTCTCTATTTCTTCCCCAGTCTTTCTCAAGATCTCTATTATCTTATCAAAACTAGGCTTGACGCTTTTATCCCATAATTCTTTTGCTTTATCGCTAACAGCCTTAAACGCTCCATTAACTATGTCTCTAAATGTTTCACTCTTTTTATAAGCAAATATGAAGGCTGCTACAAGCAATCCAATTGTTGCGATGATTCCTGCTATCGCCAAACCAATAGGACCGAGAGCTACTAGCCATGCGCCCGCCGTTGTAGCTGCTGTAGTCACTGCTGTACGAGCGGCAATGATCAAAGAAGCATTCCATATTAGGAAGACAAGTCTTATAGCTCCTGTTAGTACTCCGAGAGATCTGACTACACCGTCTGCAACGAATGCTATGACCTTGATTGCGCCACCCACTGCGGCAGCCGCTAGTACCCAACTAACGAATGTTCCTACTATTGGAAGCTCAATGAGTTTATCAAATGTGTCTAAAACTAATGTAAGCGTTTTGAAGAATAGATTTAGTGGACCACCTTCTGCTGCTAAAGTTCCAAGTACATTGGCTAGACTAGAGATTGTTGAAATAAGGCTTGTTAAGAAGTCTCCGGAAACATTTCTTACAAGTCTTTCAACTGCCGGGAGTAGTTGATCTCTAATCTGATTGATGATTGGAGTTAGATCTATGTCTTCGGCTATTCTGAATAGGCTTCCTGCTACGGCGTTTAAGAGTTCCCCTGCCGCTTTAGTTGGGGCTATAGCGTCGTCAAACCATTTCTTTAATTTGTTTTGTCCCTCTAGACTACTTGTCCAATCCGCCCATTTCTTTGTTGCTCCTTCTATGGATCCAGAAAGAACGTTTCCAGCCCCGAAGGCGGCATTGGCTACATTCCATAAAGTAACTATGAGATTGAAAGCAATACGGCCAAGCCGAGCCGCTGCATCACCAGCCATGTCAAAGAATTTGGCTAGTGCCCCGCTCTCTTTTCTTGCCTCTATAAACTTAGTTATTGCTTCTGCTGCGACTACCGTCCATTTAGAGAATCTATCTAGCAAAGGTAGGGCCGCCATCGCTAAATCGCGGAATGCAGGAGCTAGGATTAAGGTCGCGTCTCCGAATCTTCGAATTGCTCTTTCATTTGCCTCCGCTACCAATGCAAAATCTCGTTTCCACGGGCCGCTTGTAACCATCTCAGCCCCACGAATAGTAAGATCAGCTACTATCTTTCCAGTTTCCAAAAAGGTCTTGTTGACTAATGGTGTCAAGTCTAAGAGTTTTACCAAGGCTTCTTGAAATCCAGGTAAAAAGCCTTCCTGTGCCTTATTTCTCATAGAAATAAGAGCGGGTATAAAATTGCTATGTAAGAAAGTTGCGAATTCTTTACCGGCTGGACTGAGTTTCTGCATTGCTTGGGTCAGTTTGATTTGCGCAGCAGAGGCGTCTTGCCCAGTTCGTGCAACTTTTTCTTGTGCAAGTGAAAGTTCTTTCTGAGCCTCTGCTATCCTAGCAGCAGCGTCTACTCTTACTTGTCTTAGCTGTCTTTCTTCTGTTGCCACTCTACGACTAGCATCTAAAACTTTTTCCTTGGCAGCTACAACTCCAGTGTCACCCTCTATTCCAGCTTTAGCGGCAGCAGCAGCTTCTCGTCGAAGGTCTGCGTTCTTTTCTCTGATTTCAGCTAGGCGTTGTATGGCTTGGCGTAAAGCTAAGTCAGCTTCGCGGAATTCTAAGCTGGCTCTTGGTGCCTTAACTTCTGCAAGTCGCTGTCTAGCTCTTTCAACGGCTAGTATCGCGTCTTCTTCATCTAATGCTGCGCCCTTTATGGAGATAGAGAGATCTTCTAATCTCTCCTTTGCCTCCTTTCTTGCTAGATTTAGATCGTCTTGTGCTCTTGTCGCTGAACGTTGAGCATCTGAGAGGGAGATCTCTGCGTCTTGTACGCTACGTGCTGCGGAAAGTTGAGCATTTTTAAGAGAGAGAGTTGCTTCTCTAACTCCTTCCATCGCCGTTCTACGAGCATTTGCAGTTGTCTGTGCAGTACGAACTCCTTGAAGTTGTGCTGCATCCATTGCTTTAACTGCTTCTTTAATTCCAGTAAAAGCTGCTGCAACGACTCCAACTCCCTGGCCTATTGCTCCAGCAGCTAATGGAATTGCAGCTAACGCACCGGCAGCTACACCGGCGTAGCTGGCTAGTGAGATTAAACTAGAGCCAAGTCTTGCAACGGATCCTGTTACTAACGAGAGCCCAGAAGCTAGAATAGGAAATCTCATGATTCGGAAGAAGTCGCGGGCTGTGTCATTCGTTCCAATTAAAGTTTGCTTTAGACTTCCAAAATTTCTATCTATATCTCTTACAGATCTATTAGATTCATTACGAATAGAGTTATGGACTCTTTTATTGTCGTTATCTACATCATTAAATGAACCGTGAGCACGGTCACGAAATCCACTAATCGAATTACTAGCGTCATGTGACGATCTATCAAAACCGTCTCTAATATTTTTTGTCGCTCTTTCTTTGGCTTGCTCAATATCTCCCATGAATTTTACGATGTGAACTTTCATCTGCCCCATAGACTCTGTTGCGTCTCTGCTGGAAGATGCAAAGTTATTTCTAAAGTTGTCACCGGCTCTTTTCCCGGCATCTCCTAAGGTACGCTCTATATCCTTAGAAGAACGCTGGATAGAGCGATCGGCATCTCTTAAGCTATTGTCTATTCCTTCTTTCAGTTGCCTGGTAAAGTTATTAAATATGGGGAGGATTTCGACGTCAATATGCGCGGTCTACAATCGCCACGCCAAACCACCCCGCTTTCTTTTTCTAGTCTAACCTGACACCCATAGCTGCTATGAAGCTCTGGCTAGCTTCGAGATCCCCTCCCCACCAAGATGGAGCGTTAGAAGGAAGGGCCTTTTTAGTAACTTTAGACTTAACCTCCCAAGGGTTCTGCCAGTTGATAATTCCTAGCTTAGAGTCTAGCTCCTTTCTCGGGTCAGGTTTCCCTTCCTCCCATGGCGGTAGACGTTTAATCATTTGAGAGTAGAGAACATTTAGAAACTTTGGAAATGGCAGCTCCATAAGATCAGTAGTTGGAAATTCGCCGTCTATTTCGTGCCAGACGCCGGGTTGCCGGATCCATCCAATGAGCCCGGCAACGCTTCGGTAGGGCGCATTCCATACTGCTCAAAGATCCATGGGATCAAGTTGTTGATAACTCTAATACCAATTGGATTCTTTGGATCATATAGTCTATTTAGAAATCTTTCAGCAGACTCAGGAGTCAATATGAGAGTGAACATCGTTTCAAAGACTTTTGTTCTATCTTCTGGAGAAACTTTAGTAAGATCACTTTGACTCTCTGAAAAGTCAAGTAATTTACCGGCCGGAATATCTGGTATAGCCTCGAAGATATCCTGGTTGATCTTGAATTTAATTGTTTCCGTTGATACTGTGAAATCTTTGATGTCTTCAGACATCAGGCATCACGCCTCTCATTTCGATTATGCGTCACGGCCCATGCTTAGGTCTCTAGCTCGTCTAAGGGTACGGATAAGTTTGTTTACATCTGCTCTGTTTAAATCGACAGAAAGGGAGGAGTGGAGTTCTTCTCCAACTTCTCCCTGGATTTTGAACGGTACGTCTATATCTACTCCAATCTGTACGAAGCCTCCGTCTCTCTCCCATCCAACGATTACTGCCTTTTGCTCCCGTAGCCATAAACGTTCTTTTGGCACGACCGCTCCGAGGCTTCTCGCCTAGATAGAAAATAACGGCTAGTCACTAACCTGGACGACAGCCTACCGTCATCTGTAGGCCGCTACAAGTGCCCGCTGCAAGAACGGGTTTGGCGTCTGGCCACGGACTTTTTTGGTATATATTATTCGATTGTATTTCTTAGACCAGAAGACCAAGTATTTTCCACGCTTTGATGTAATGGGGCGATGGTAAGGGCCGTAGATGCCAGTGCCATAGTGAACATACCTAGCGTATCTCAAGTTCGTGCCAACCTTTACCCCAACTGGAATCATTCTTTCAGTATGAATACTAGCAGCTAAAGTTCCAGTATCCTTTCTCACTACTCTTTGTGCCATCCTTTCTACATTTCTCCCTCTTCTGTGTATATCTCTGGAGACTCCACCCCCAGGGCTAGTTAGTAATCTAGTAACTTCTGGATAGTTTATAGAGTGAAATATAGGCACTAGCCCCTCCTAATAGCCGTAGAGAATCGTAGTTCACTTCCCACACAGCCACCTTCAGGTCCTTGCACTATTAGCTCCGTTATCCTATAGTCAACGATCTCTCTATTTTCTTTAAGGGAGCATAGGATCTTAGCTGTGCCCTCTAGGAGATAGTAGGAGTCATGGATTACAGTTTTCGCAGAACTCTCTAACTCTACAAGACTCGGGAAAAGTTGGCCTTCCTGCGGTAATGGTGCGCATCTAATGGCTTGTACTATGTACTCTATCACGAGCCATGGAAAGTTGCATGGTGTAGCAGTAAGGGTTACCTCTTCAAATGGAAAGTTTTCAGAGAAGTATTGCCTAGTAGGGGCGATGAGGAGCATTCCACAGTCACAAGCGTCCCATGCGATTGCACCTGGATAGAGGCCGATTCTTTCTGGAAGCTCAACTAAACCACCGTCAAGCATGCGTTGTTTGATCTCATCCAAAACGTCAGATGCGATTTCATACAGCGCATGAACCCCGATGTGAGCCATCTATGTACCAACTCTACGTGGAGAGTTTTCGTCTATCTTATAAACTTGCGCACGACGCTTCAAATGTTTTGGATTGTAAGTATTGATGAATAAATCACAGAAATATAGACCTAACCTCCCAGACTCCGAGAGGTCAGCAGCACTTTCAAAGTTGATAGTTACGCCTTGCCTTGCTAAACTCTGCACTCCCTTCGGCAGTCTACAGTCTTCTCCATTAATGGCGCGGATAAATTCGCAGGCCAATTCTCCCATTGCGAGTTCTGCTAAAGAAGGAATTTCTTCACCATATTTTGCAGTTATAGACCACGTTCCTACTTTTGTATCTGCTAATTCCAGGTTATTACATCTAGGCCAATTGAGACCGTCAATTCTAACCAACGTTCTATTATCATCAACTCTGTACGCTCCTGTTACGAGTGGCGAGCCATCTACTGTAACGGTTGTGATGGTATTTACTGGTACCGGTAATACGACTTCTGATAGCGCGCTGCACGAGCAGTTGTCGCCGCATTCTCCGCATACGATGTTGAACCATTGACCTCCAATCAGTTGTGGTGATACGAAACTCCCTCCTGCTCCTCCCCATTCATACCAGCCACGCGGAAAGGAACCGTTGTAACATTCTCTACGGCATGGGCGTAGTGTAACTGAGCAGGTACCGAAACGGCGGCCACTGAGCCCCCATAGAACTTCTGTTGCAGCCGCTACTGCTTGCCCGGTAACGGTTGGACTAATTGTCATTACGTCGCAAGTCCATTTAACCGGCCAGTTTGAACAAGGTCCAAAGTTAGTCGCCATATTTATTTTCCTAAATGGTAGGAACTACTCCAACCGGTGTTCTAGTTGTCCATTCTAACAATTGAGATGCAAATCTGTTTGAACCGTTTCCGACCCAAAATTCAGCAAAATAGTCTCCCGAAGTTGGAAATTCAGAGCCGGTCCATGTATATGTTACTTTTCCATTTGTTACATCTGTTATTGTCGCATTTACTGTTATAGCCACGCCGTTTTTTTCTCTATATACAAATCTAGCTGTATACGCTGCACTAAGGTCAATCGGTAGTCCATTTGAATCTTTAAATTGATAAACAATTGGAGGAGGTTTTTCTCCGACAACGAATGGGCCAGATGTATCTATTCTGATGCTCATGATCACGTCCCTGGTTCTATGCCACTAACAGCTAAAGGACTTTCCAATCCTGAGAACGGTTGTGGATTTTCTCTACCGCTAAAAGACAACGCGCTTTCTGCTCCAGAGACTCGTATCCTCAATGTAGTTGCCACTCCAACTGATATAACCGAGAATGCCTCACCTATACCAGTTGCTACTCCTACATTAGCACTGACGCTCCAGCCAGTGAATAGGGCGACGCCACTACCATTGGCGACTGCACTAATAGGCTCTATCTTTTCACTAGAAGAATAGGAAATACCACTACCACTAGCTAAACCGGCAGGACCGGTTCCGGCCATATTGATAAGTGTAGACGGTTGAGGAGCGGCTCCGTCTCCATAAGCAATAACTCCAGTTGGTCCTAGAATTGATTTAATGGCGTTCGCAGCTCCTGAACCAGAAGCTAATGCCGCGTTTATGTATTTGAATGTTGTTGCCGTTGTTAGTGGAGCGTTTCCTGAACCGGAAGAAACATCTGCGTTCGTTTTCAAAGATTCTGTTGGTTGTTGCGCAACTCCATTTCCTTGAGATAGACCTGAGGAAGGACCTATATTAGCAATAGAAGGGTTAGAGTTTCCTGAACCAGAAGTTAGCCCAGCGTAGAAAGTAACTTTAGAGTTTGGAGTTGAAGCCTCTCCATTTCCAGAGGAAAGTCCTGCATTGGCTATACTCCCGACTACGATGGTCGGTTGAAGGGAGATTCCTTGTCCAGTAGCAGAAGGGGGCAAGGCATTCCCGCTAGAAGTACTTGTTGGTTGTAATGCGACTCCGTTTCCATTCCCGACATCGGCGTTGGCATTTGACGAAAGTTGAAGAGTAGGTTGGTGAGAAACCACAGAACCTGTCGCGGTAGGCGGTGCAGCATTTCCGCTGGAGGTACTTGTTGGTTGCTGTGCAACTCCATTTCCTGAAGAGAGTCCGACAGGTGCTCTAACAGCGGGTCCGGGTTGTAGTGAATCGCCACTTCCTTCTGCCGCTGATGGATGCGCAATACTTCCAGTAACTATCGTTGGTTGTGGTGATACTCCAGTCCCTGAGCTAGAACCAGCATTCGCGTTACCGCTTGCAGTCGTAGACGGTGGTGATGCAGTTCCATTACCAGAGCTTGCGCCAGCATTTATTAGCTCAGAGATTGAGGATTGAGCGGCGCTACCTGAACCAGATGCGACTGCTGGAGGTGCATTGCCACTTGAAGTGCTTGTTGGCCCGAATGCGTTACCAATTCCACTCGCTAGTCCAGCGGGTGCATTCGTCGCGCCTGTTGTTTGAACTGTAGGCTGTGGTGCGACGCCGGTGCCGCTTGCTACGTCTGCGTTTGCTGCTATTGATTTAGAAGGTTCATGCGCAACTACGTTGGAACTCGCTATACCGGCGTTTACAGAGATTGAAACACTAGAAGACGGAGCTGCCCCCGATCCAGAAGAAAGTCCTGCTGGTGCTTGCGTACCGCTTTGTGTGGTGGCACTTACCGGCCCTGTCCAGTCAGATGTCCATCTCATTGTTGCTGCGTTGGATACACCAGTTCCAGAAGAAAGTCCTGCTGGTGCCTGCGTACCACCGAGATCTGCAAACGGCTGTGGTGCGACGCCTGTACCACTAGCCGCTCCAGCATTAGCTTCTATGCGAACACTTGATTGTGAAACAGCACCACTACCGTTAGTTTCAGGTGGGAGTGCATTTCCACTTGCTGTAGTTGTTGGAGTTTGAGCGACACCGGAACCAGTTGTTTCTATAACTGGTGGATTAACTTTGCTGATTGGAGCTTGAGAGACGCCTGAACCATCATCAGCAATAGAGGTTGCTTTTATTGAAGAGTTTGGTTGTTGTGAAACACCTGTTCCGGAGGAAAGTCCTGCCGGTGCATTAGTGCTAGCAGCTATTTCTTTTACTATAATGGCAGCGATAACTTGGTCGTCAGAGGATAGTGTAGTGTATCCGTACGTGGACGCCGCAGCGTTTGCGCCGCCGTGCCTCCGATAAGACATGCCGGCAGCGGCGCCTAGGTCTACTCCGAATGCGTACGTTTCCCCGGTCTGTAGTCCGGTGCTAACCGGCGCAGCCGCGCCGTAGAAGTGACCCGCGTACCCCGCCCAACCTGATAAGGTACCGGAGTAATTTATCGTGATAGACGGATTAGCGATGACACCTAGATCTTGAGAGCCAACGGTGTCAACGGCGGTGTCCTGCCCAGATGCAGCAGTCATCGTGTAGCAGTAACCCTGGGTGTCCAGTGTTCCTGTCATTGTAATGGCGATCGTCTGGTTGCCTTGCGGTATGCCCGTACCGAGGAAGTAGATGTAGACGGCGCCAGCTTCCGTCGCGGTACGCTGAATGTATACTTGCCGAGCTAGAGCGACGCCGCCGTACGTCACATCGGTTATCGCGTCGGCGTTTCCCTCCTGAACTACAACTACCACGACACCAGAAACGGTTCCTATGGCGGTGTGAGTCCAGGACCAACTTGCGTTATGAATCGTAGTATCAATATCGCCGGTGTTCCGGCTTACATTATCGTGAGTGATAGCCATTATGGATGCACTGCTCTAACACGATAAAAGTGCTCGGTGCCAGGTGAGAGACCAGTGTGTTGATACGACGTAGCTGGTGCAGCTACGAATACTGGGCTAGCCTCGCTGTCACGCTCGACATCATATCCAGCCGCCCATGCTACTGGGTTCCACGAGACGTCAATCTCTGAAACAGAGACCGCTACAGCTTGCAGTCCAGTTGGTGTACTGAATAAAACACTAAGCGCTGCACTATCACCGTTTGCGACTCCTGCTTTCGCTTGAATTAAACTACTAGCTGTAGCCGTATCACCATTACCGATTGCGAGTCCAGCCGGTGCGTTTGTTGAGCCACCAGTAACAACTGTCGGTTGTGGTGCAACTCCTGTTCCGCTAGTTGAGTCTGCCGATGCGGCAATGATCTCAGTTGGTTGCTGGGAGACTCCTGATCCGCTGGCTAGGTTTGCATTACTAGAAATGACGTCTGTTGGTTGTGGTGCAACACCCGAACTAGCTACGGCATTTGTATTTACTGAGTCCTTGGCCGTAGGAGTTTGGGCTACACCTGTTCCAGCAGTAGTACCAGCATTCGGCGCATCTGAGGGGGTTGGTTGTGGTGCTACGCCAGAACCAGCGGTAGCACCAGCCGGTGCTGATGTACCGGTAGAAGCTGCCTTCAGCTCAATTGCTACGCCGCCACCACGTGACCCGGTAACCCACGATCCGGACACCGTCAGGTCCTGGCCGACCTTGTACTCCGTTAGCGTCGCGGTAAGGGTCACGGCTGTGTTTGCGAGCGCGGAGTAGCCGCCGCTCGCATCAACGGTATGTGCTTCCGAGTTGGTGGAGGCGTGGGTGATCATTCCGTACGCCGCGTTGTTCGTCGCGTCGGCGAAGGCGTTCAGCGTCACATCTGCACTGAACACGCCGGAAGCCGTCACTACAAAGTTCGACTGGACGATCGCGCCTGAACCGTTCGTACCTGACGTATCTACACCGCTGACTTCGTCGCATACGATCTCGAAGACGTTGCAAGTAAACGAACCGTAGTTGGCTTGAATTGTTCCCGAGCTAGGCGACCCACCCATGGAACGAAACACGTGTGCAGACTGGCGGTCGGCGCCAGACGCGTCGTAGTCCGTCTTATTGACGAGAACCCACGTCAAGCCGAACGCCGTAATGGTCGGCTCGGGTGGATTTACCGAACCGGTGCTGACCCGCGCGTTCGCGGTGATGAGGTAGAGTTTGTTGGCCGCGGGTGTCACCGAGCCAGAGGTCGTGAAAGACGTTCCAGACGTGGCCGAGTGCTCGGAGAGTTTATTGACAGCGGTGATCGCCATTGGCTACCACCGTTGCACTAGTTGTATTCGACGTGAAGAAGCGCCGCCGACGCAGCCTGACCGTCGACCGCCCACGAGTTCCGTGTCCCCGTGCCGGTGACCAGGAGGGCGACCGCGTTCCCGGACACCCAGCCGGGCCGGTTCACGACCTCCTGCACGACGGGCGCCAGGTCAGGTGTGGTGAACGCGCCGCCGACAGTCCACGCGCCTGGCGTCCAGGTCGCCGACGCGGCGCCTGACGCCCTGGACGTGATGTTGTTTACGGTGGCGGCGAACGTCGGTGCGTTGTCGGCGGCCTGCGCCTTGAACGTAAGCACGTCGGTCGTGGACCCAGCGTCACGAGCCGTAAATGTCACTGTTGCGTTCGTAACCGTCGCGCCCTGCGGAATGGATAGAGCGGGGAACCGTAGACCCACTTTCTGTTCTACGGTTCCGTCACTTGTTAGCTCAATGTCTGAGCTGGTTGTGATGACGGTGCCCACCTGGTAATTCGCGGTGTACTCCTCCGCGTCGTCCGTAGAAACTGTGATCCGTTTCTCAACAACGGTCGGAGTTCCTGTCGGTGTTGGGGTGGGTGTCGGCGTAGGGGTTGGTGTAGGGGTTGGTGTAGGAGTTGGTGTAGGAGTTGGTGTAGGAGTTGGTGTAGGAGTTGGTGTAGGAGTAACGCAAGAATCTGTGAACGGTGGGGCTAATGGTTGACGTGGAACCCCTCCACCACCTACAGCTAACGGACCGTTGTTATCAATAATCTGTAGTGCTGGGTAAATTGATTGAAGGTCAGCCATCGTGGCTGGATCGGAAGTACCACCTGATGGGGTAGAACCGCCGTGCCACTCGTTGATGGCAGCTATGTCTACAGCGAATTGATAGTTGTCACTTGCGGTCTCGTCCACAACATATGCACCGTAGTCACGAAGTGCTGTTGCGATCTTACGAGCCTGCTCAGTCTGAAGGGCCGAGATATTATACGTAGGTTGAAGAGCTAGCAATACACCCATCTTGAACTTTGGATTCGTCCCCCCATACCTGGTAGCCGAAACTGGGTCATCTTCCACTACGGCCGGCCAGCGGTGCGACTGTCCGGTTCCGGCATAGTAGCAATACTGGCGGCAGTCTACTTCCATCTTCAAAGCATGGTGGATGGGTTCGGTATTATTCAACTCACCAGGGCGAAGTGTTCCGCCTATAGTGGAAAGACCAGAGCCGCCGTGCGCCCCTAGCCGACCATCGTCCTGCGACAGGCTAACTGGATATGCTTTGGCTAGATAAGAGAAGTCGTCGTAGTGCGGCTGTGTCATCGCCCATGCTGGATTCCCACCAGCCGTCAATCGCAACGGTTGACCCTGCCATGTCGAGTCGCCGTCCTCGCGTAGGAACGCGGCGCCGCCGTTCCACGACCCGTCCCACGACATTGTGGCTGGAACGTGAACCTGTCCGAGAGCACCGTCATCGTCGCCGGTTAGTGTCTTCAGTGGGTCCGCTGAGGTAAGACCCAGGAACTCCTCATCTGGTTGGGTCGCGGTACTACCTGAAGGTTGAAGTCCGGCAGCAGCATATACAGCATTCGATCCGACAGGCATATTCCAGATCGAGTCATTTGTGAAAGGCCATATATACTTAGATCTGGAAGTTGGGAAGGTAGACGGCGGTGGAGTTGTGGCCGTTGGTGTCGGTGTCGGTGTCGGTGTCGGTGTCGGTGTTGGTGTTGGTGTCGGCGTAGGGGAAGGATCTGGAACTGTTACGTTGGTAGCCTCTGTACCAGAGTCAATGACGGCGCCGTTATTTGCTGGGCAGTCGGTTGACGTAGATCCATTCCAACAGCGGCCTGATCCTAGGAATTGCCAGTCGTATGAATTAGTGTGCAGAGTTAATTTGATAACACCAAAATCATTTCCATCAATGAATTGCGATCCAACATGGACTGGCGAAGCCGGAGCATATAACTGGTTTCCGCCTGTCCCCGCCACGATCTGGCGGATACCCGAGGCGGCCGTGTTCCCAGCGCAGTCCATCTTCGCGAACCGCTCGTAGTGATGCTCGTGGCCGACGAGGAATAGGTCCGCACCCGCCGTTTGCAGGTCCGCCCACAACGGGCACATGCTTGAACTATCCCCATGCACCGTCCCAGATACGTAGCGTGGGTGATGCGTGTACGCCAGGTAGTGCATCCCAGGATGCGCCGCCAGGTCCGCGGCCAGCCACGTCTCCTGAGCCGATCCGGCCGACGTGGACACTTCCGTGTTCAGCGCGTACGCGCGCCACCCGTTCCCCACATCCCACGCGTACCACGCCTGCGCCGGGTCGTTGCCCTGCGTCACCGCAGCCTGCCCGAAGTAGCCCAGGTAACCGGCGGGCGGGTTCGCGTGATACTCGTGGTTCCCCGGCGCCGGACGAGTCTTCGCTTTGAAACTGCCCCACGTCGGGTCGTACTTCGAGCTGTAATCAGACGCGGACCCGTCCGGGTACGCGTTGTCCCCAGCTGTGAACACGAAGTTCGGGTTCCCCGCCCGGATCAGGTCGCCGGTGGCCGTCGCGTTCAGCATGATGTCGCCCGAGTCCACGATGTCACCGGCGCCCATTAGAGTTACCGGGGTATCTACCGCCGAAGCCGGACTAAATATCGCGATCGATCCGCCGAACACTAATACAGCGGCAGAAGCAATTGCGAGTAAATTGCGACGCATGAAACTCCTATTGATTATGCCTGTGCCGTTGTCCAGCGGTTAATTCCATTTGCGTGCCACACAACGGTGAATGTACCGTTTGTTACTGACTGAGTACCGCCGAAGTAATGGAACGATGCACCTTGATCTGCAACAGGGGTGGCGATGGTGTTGTCATATACCAAACATCCATATACGCTCGCTAGTGTCGCTGCTGCACCAGACGCGGTATCGGCACCATCAAACATGGTGATGTCAGCCGCTGGATTTGTGATCGCAGTTGTTGCGATGTTCACTCCAGCTTGTGCCCATTGACCAGCCTGATAAACCTCTTGTGCTGTCGCCCACTGTCCAACGTTATAGGCAGTGTTTGCAGAGGTTACGTCATTGTCGGGCGTCGGTGTATTGTTATATAGCGCACATGTGAACGTGTCGGCGCCAAAATCCAATGCTGACGCGTTTTCTAGCACGTCCGAAATCAGTGCGCGGAAGATAGAACTGCCCGCCCATGCCATCAGACACCGTCCTCTGTGCGCACTGTCGCGCTAAGTGCTACTCCACCACCCGAAGACAAATTACCGTTAAGCTCTGTAGAAGAAGAATTAGTAAATGAACTAGCTGCCTGTACCGCTGCCGCTTCCCACGTTTCCGACTCAACACGGATGCGCTCAAGCTCTTCTTGTGCTTCTGACAGTGCAGTCTGTGCTGCCACAAGATGCGTTTCGGCTTTGGCAACTTTGCGTTCTGCATTGACGACGTGTTGCTCAGCAGCTCTAAGTCTACCAACGCTATGTGCAGCGGCAGCATCTAAAAATGATACTACTTGCGTATCGGTTGGTTCTACAATTGAAATCTCAGTAGAGAGCTCTTCAATAGTAGGTGGTCTACTGTGTTCCTCAAAAAATGAAACTAAGGCAGCGTTCTGTGCTGTCTTAGTGGCTCTTGTGCGCAGATCAGAGCGTACCTCTGCGACAAGCTGATTAATTTCATCTTGGCCTGGCATCAGCCCTCCGACCTGATCGTTGCGCATGGTGCAAACACCGTGCAATCTTCGCCGTTGTCACGAGTCGTGACGATATTCATAACAGGACGTGACTTATTGTCCACTTCTGCGTAAGTTACGTTTTCATGTTTCACGTAATCATCCGGCTCATGCATTATGGATTTAGCTTTTTGTCCAACTGGAACCATTGGCGATGTTAATCCATAAAGTCCATTGCAAGAGTGCATACGAGTATGCGGTCGAACTTCATGCGTCACATCGGTCAAGTTACAGTTTGGACACCACCAATGTTTAGTGGCTTGCAATATGGGGATCATTTACCCATAACTCCATTCCTTACGCAACTATTCCAGCGCCACACTGGGCAGTCGGCGGCGCGACAGTCGTGATATTCCAAGCCCAGTGTTCAGTGGACAAGAGAGTCGTCGTACCTGTAGCCGGTAGCCAGCTAGCCGCTCCTGGGCCATTACCCCACAAGGAGCTAGCTGCCTTAGTCTCGGCTATGAACTGAAGTGTTGATCTACCGTTCTCAATCGTGTAGTTACCAATACGAGATGCGCCAACATTCGGCCAGACGTTATAGATGTAACGCTGAACACCAGAAGCGTCGCAGGCACCGGAGCCAGCCACTTCCTGCCATACTTCCAATCCAAAGCGGTTTGTTGGTTTTCCTTCGCTCATGGCGAAACCATAACCGCTGACAGGACCAGTAGTGGCAAGTTCTCGAGCCGACAGCACGTATGAAATACCATCGGGGTCAATTTCACACATGTCGATCGTAAGCTGGAAACGCTTAAGAATCGGGTCGTCTTTCTGGTTCACGCAGAGGGTACCGTCGGCAGTACGCTCGAAGAACTCTTCGCCGTCCTCATACTGCGGTGCCATCTGCACCTGGACAAAACCCTTAGTGGTATAGACGAGACCAGAGGCTCCCGTAACTGGCACTCCACAAACGTCCAGCTTAGTGACACGAAGCATCGAGCCTTTGATCGGTGCTCCACATATCGATGCCATAGCTCTACCTTTCCGTTACTAAGCCAGGTCTACCAAAACACCAGCGTGACAGCAGTCCCAACCAAGGACGTATGTACGCTGAGCGATCATTTTTACTGTATTCTCTGCACGGTCAAGTGACTCGCGTGGAGAATGAATTCTAACGGCACTACGATAAGCAAAAATAGCGCCAGTAGCATAAATCCACATCGTATTGGCGGCAGGCGCGGCACCCTGAGGACTAGTTCCTGGATAACCAGAGCCAGCCACTACGAGATTTCCCGAGGGAGTTAAATAAGATCCATCGGACTGTCGGAACATCATTCCGTTCTGAATAAAAGTATTCAGAATGTCCAGTGGTATGTGGATAACGCCTTGTCCGTGGTAACAATCAGCTAGTATGGCTTCCACTGCCCCAAGTGCCCTAGATGGCTTGAGGAGCCCACCTGTTACGGCAGGAGATTGTAGTGTTATGCTCTGAGAATCTACTGCTGCCGTGAAAGCTGCAAGATGCGGCCAGACGGCGTTTGCCGTACCCCCTGCCGTCCCTGTCCATACCGCTTGCTCTACTTGCCAGCTTTCGCTCTTAGCTAGCATCTCCTCGGCTAGTTTTTGTGCATCTTCAAAGAAACCAACCGGGGAGCAGTCAAATTCTGTGTAAATAGTGAACGGGGTAGCTCCTCTATTGTTCCAATCTACGTTATCCGCAAATGCGGCGGGAGCGGGTGGGCTGCCAGTTCCAGTAACGGTGATGCACTCGTCGTAAGTTGTACCGCCAGTTACACAAGTGGAAGCCCACGTAATTCCATTTTGCCAATGCGGTCCGGCGGGAGTTGGAAACTGTACTACATCAAGTAGTCCAAGTCTGGAGGGGGTGAAGGTCGGGCCATCCACTATCTGCCGCGCACCGGCCATCGACCTTCACACTCCCTTCCGACTATTACAGTTACCACCCCGATTGAGACTAATTAGACCTTTGCGTTGTCAGTAAGAGTGGCAGAAGTCGCACCCTTAACGTTGAAGCCAATGGTGTAGAGACGAGACTCGTGACCAACCCTCGCGAGGAGATGGCATTCCTCAGACCAGGCGGCTGTAAAGTCGTTCTCTGCGTTTAGCACTGAGTCACGGATAACACCAAGGTCAAGGCTGAGGCCATTACCAAGCAGGAAGGTACCAGCGGCATAGAGCATGACGTTAACGCTCGTAGGCCACGCAACCACCGCAGTAGTACCACCGAACTGGCCAGAACCTCTAACCTGCCAGTCATTGATAAACTGCGGACGAACGTTTCTGTCAGCGAAGTATCCAACAATCTGAGCGTCACTGACAGAGAGAAGGTCTGCAGTGCCAGCACGCCAGGCAAGGTCCGCACGGATAACGGCCTTGAGCCAATAAGGAACGACGAGCTCAAGAACATCATCGTCACACATGGCATAACGAGCGCGGTAGTCAGTAGCGGCCATGTCCACACCGTCAAGAACCTGCTGGTAGACAGGGTTCGTACCGGAGATACCAGTGATTGCTGCCGTGCTATTAGTGACCATCAAAGAAATGATACGGGCATTCATGGCGTGTGCGTGGGCTGACATCAGCAAACGCAGCGTGTTCTGAGTAGCCTCAGGATAGGCGTCGTCCGTGAGGTTACCGGCAGTGAGCGTGACGCCGTAGCATTCCAACCGGTTCTCAGAGAACGTCGGGCACGGCACTCGCATCGTTGGCTTGTTGGTAGTACCGGTGATAGTCAGAATGTCATCAGCTTCTGTCCAAAGCCACGGAACTGAAGTGTTGGTAAATGAAACGTTGAATGGAGCGAGAGCGTTGGAGCCGAAGGCATCTGCAATGCTAGGGCTAACCGGATAACGAATACCACCACGGCTCACACCGAAGGTGGGAAGGTCAATAAGACCAGACTCACAAGCGACATTAAAGAAGTCATAACGAATTTCTGAAGGCGCACACCAACCACCACCAGCGACGAGAGCTTCCTGCTTGTCACGTGAACGCAAGAAACTGAAAAGCTCTTCAACCTGAGCAGGCGAAGTGCGGTCATCTACTGTGTGCTCAAACTGGTTCTTGATCGTACAAACCAGTTCCTCACGAAGCTGTCCACGGCTGTCCGGCATACCCTTTGCCCGACGGTGAAAGGCGTCCGTAACGGACTCAAGAGTACTGAGCTCGCCACCGCGAGCAATACCGGGAATGTCAACTCCGGCCTGAACCTGAAGCTTGGCCTTCGGAAGATTGACAGAAGGCGCGTGCCGGCGAGCCGCGGAAAGAGACTTCGTTGCTTTTTCACTAATGGCAGAGAAGTCACGGCCACCGCGTTTGTCGTCACCAAGCGCAGCCACAAGCGCAGCGGTAGCACCCTCAGCGGCGGCCTTGGCGATAGCTCCGGCGTATTCCTTAGAGACTTCAGATTCGTCCCTAGTAACCGGATCAGCAGAGACGCCTTTGACCCTAGCCTCAAGAGCCTTTTTCTGCTCGTGCATCTTGAGATCGGCGAGCTTAGCGGCCTCAGTACGCCGCTGGTCTCTAGCCGAATTCTCAGAGCGAATGCGGTCTAGGTCTTCTGCGAGCTGGAGCATATACTCCAAGCTCTCAGGGGAAACGTCCCCTTCGTTAATCCTTGTAAACTCGGCAGTGACCTTAGCCTCGAGCTGGGCGAGATCTTCGTCACTGACCAGCGTAAGATCCTGCGGAACTGTGACCAGCTCATCAGGCATGTTGGTCTCCTCCCAAATACCGCACGGCAAATTGATTGCTACTCTTAGAGTAGACCTGCCATCACGGCATTTGAAGGCTTAGACCGATGCCTTCAGTTTGTACTATACAACAAAAGCTAACTCTGCAAAGAACTAACGCGGAGTTTGTTTATCCGCTATTTACGTTCCACCACTTCCACCAACGGGAGGTGGAGGCGGAGGCGGCGGAGCGCTACTACCGCTACCTCGACATCCGCATCCGGCGACAAAATAATTTCTGTCACGAATCATGATTTCTCCTTGTCAAGTCCTACACGCTTAGCGATTCTATTAGCCAAGACTCTCAGTGCTTTCTGCGAAAGTTCGTCCTCGCTTAGGCCACGTGAAACACTAGTAACCCTACCAGCAGCTACCAACGACTGCACATGGCCGCTAGCTACTCTAGCCCTCATCTTTGGCACTTGGTAGCCAGAACCATTTACTGTTAGTAACGCTATCATACGCAATTGCCCACCTATGCGCCGCCAGTCTGGAGAAACTTGACCAGAGGCACGTAGTTTATGAACTCGACTAACCTCTGCGTCTGGTCTAATTGCACCAGCCACCCAAATTCCATGTCTATCATTTCCCACAACTACATCGGCTACAACTGCTCCAGTATTGTCGTAATGCTCCATTGCGACGTGCGGTCCTACATAGAGCGGTGGATGGCCGGTGTCTACGGTGATCTGCCCTACCGCAACCAAGCTGCCATCTGAACATGTAAGTTCACCTGTTAGGAAGTACGGGAACCCATCTTCTCTTGGGGCGATGATACAAGTGTCTTGATAACTTAAATGACACTGGCCCCACTGTGCGGCGTGTCCGTAGACCCTACCGGCATCGGTAACCATGATTGGAACCAAAACGTTGAGCCTAGGATCCTCAAACCATTCCCTAGATGGTTTCCATTCGTTTCCGACTGAAGCAACAAGGCTCTTGTCGATTTCAAACTCTGGCGGTTCCTTACCGCCAACTCGCATGTGCTTAGCAAGGTGATCATAAGCCTTTCTACGGTCGCTATTGCTCATATTGGCTCCACCGCGAAGCCTGTTTATAGATTCAATAGCAAGCTTGCTTCCATCAATATTTGCGCCACTAATTGTTCCGTCTTTTTCTACGTTGTGATGCGGTAGACGACAGGAAGAACGCGGAATCTTGCCATCTTCAACAGCGCTCTGATCAACATAGGCATACATATGCCGAGCAGCGCGAATTTCTAATTTTGTAGGAAGCCTCTTCTCGTTTAAGTTGAGGTCCCATGCCAGATTCCTGGTGTCTACATTCCAGTGCTCGGCCTCTTCTGCATTAATTGAGGCGATGAGCTCTTCAACCTCATCTGCGATTTCAATGTATGCGTCCACAAAAGCTGGTATGTCGCAAAGTGTGGCACCGCGAATTCTGCCTTTGTGGAAGACGATCTTCTCTGGCTGCCCGAAAAGAAGGGACATGATGTCAAGGTCTGAGTCTTCTTCCTCCCCCTCGCTGTTATTTTCAGGCCAGACGTATTCTACATCTGCATTAGAGATGTCATCTGCATCAACAGAAATACCACGGAGGAATCTCTCTTGTACTCTGCGAAATGCTTCTGCACCGTCTGGCTGACCAAGGTCGAATACACCCTGACCCATAATCCGGTCGTCTTCGCGCCAGATTTTATCAATGCGCCCAACGTTTACTGCTACTGTTCTGACTTCTCCACCATGAGAGTCCTCCTTATTCCACCTTAAAGGAATAAGGGTCTCAGACGGGTCTGGCCAGTCAAGTGCGCCTGGAGCGAATTCTCGACCGTCTCCCGTAGTAATACCTTCTACTACTAGCGGTCCCTTCCATGCTCCAGACTGAGAGATCGCCATTTCTTCATCTGGCATGCACTTGCCGTCCATTTCGTGTTGGCCGGGAGGGCAACCTTGATCTTCTTTCTGAAGAGAAACCACTTCTGCCTCTGCCTCATAGTCTGGGTTAATGGATCGCATGTGCTTCTCCAAGTGACTTTTGGCAGCCGAGGCATTACTTAGCCCTTGCGTCTGCGGTAGACGGCTTAGTGCGTTTCTAACTCCGCCTTCGTCTGGCGGGCCGCCTGAAGTAGCGTGATGAGGAAGTGCCCAAGTAGATTGCTTACTTGGATCTCCAGCGCGGCGGCCAGCGCAAATTGAGCGATAGCATGAGGCTGGACTATCAGAGTTGGCACACTTAGACATAGCGGCAGGACCGTTCCAGCCAAGCATAACCTTCTGAAGTTCTACAGGGGAAAGAGCTTGCGGCGCATTCTCAAAGTGGGACTCTTCGTTCTCTATCTCTAAGCCCACAGTCTCGCCAGAATCTTTTTCATCGGCGTGAACATATAGTGCTTTCTGCTGCTGCCTGGCAGACTCTTTAGACTCATGGCATCGGCCACCGACATCGCCTGTCTCGGTATTAACAACGCCCCAAGGTTTGGAATCTGGGCACTCGCTGGTTTTCTCAACTTTCCAAGGCACAGTGCCTCCTTGGCCATCCACTGGTCTGTCCGCCGAGGCAACAGTAACACTGTCAGGGCCGCTCAAGGCAATATCTGTGACTTCTTCGCCGAATGCAACTCTAATTCGATCAAAAGTTATAGGACCAACTTTAGAAACTAATTGGTCAAGAAGATTCTCAGAAGTGTAGGCAAGACAAATATGTGGAACCCAAGGTCTATGATTATTTGGAATTCTTTCTTCGTTTTCATCTAGTTCAAGCATTCTACCGTAAATATGAGAACGGAGATAGTCTAACTCATACCCACCGACACCAAGTACCCAACATGGTTCCTCGCTATCAGGATTCCAGAAATTTGCTCCGAATCCTCGGCCTTCAAATGTGGGATGACCATGCGCTACTAGTCTCGCTATAGAGAGAACTTGTTCTTTTGACTCTGAATTCCAATTAACTGCTTCCCCAAGAAAAATAAGCGTCAAGTGAATCTTTGACTTTGATTCCCAATTTTCTAAGACGAGGTTTTCTAGATCTCCCTCAGTTGGAATTAACGCTATCATTGCACCATCATGAGGCACGTTGATCCTACTTAACTTGAGTTGCGGTTAGAGAAGTTTCTGATAAAACTCTCTCTCCAAAGATCAGTTCCTTATTTGGAGAAAGATCTAGCTTGTATTTTCCATGTGTTCCAGGTGCGATGTTTCTGAGGAGATAAACTCTCCATGTAATTGGGCAAAGGAATTTATTCTCACAAGTGCTAGGATGCAAGACGCTCCACTTATTACCAAGATCTATAGAAACTAGATGCTCTTTAACCATTTCCATTGTCATTGGCGGAACGGGAAAATACTCTCTTTTCTCTACCCTCGCTTTTTTCTCAGGTGGCGTAGTTTTACGTTCTGGAGTTTTTTCCTTGGACGGGGGCAATTCTTTACCAGAGTCTCCTTCCTTTGGTTTCTCTAATTCTCCAGGCTCTCCGCCACCCTTTTGATCTGTGCTGTCTGGTACCGTAGGCAGATTTGTTCCAACAAGCTCATTAAGAATGACCGGAATAACCGCATCACCAGTTCTAGGGTTACGGGCAACAAACTTAAGGACTTGGTCAAGAAGCTCTTCATTGTTTGGTTTGTCATCTTCCCCAAATCCTGTCTCCCGGCGTAAAGCCCGACCAGAGATTTCTAATCTATCATAAGCGTTGGTGGCATTAGTTGTTTTGTCTGGCCTAAGAACGAGTTCGCTAGCATCATACCACATGACCCATTTTTGTGAGTCTTCACCGGCTGCTTTTAACCTAGGTGCGAGATAGATAGAAGTAAGGCCGTGGCAAAGAGCCTCGATCACAGGAGCAATATGAAGTTTAATACCTCCTTCGTCTATCTGCCATGCGTTCCAGTGGGTAACACCACCTAGCCCCAATAGAACCTCTGCTGGCATGTCCAAGACAGTCGCTAACCTTTTAATGATAGAGTCGCGCTTCTCAATTATCTTATCGTCTAGCATTAATGTGAAGTCAATGAACTGTATCTTCCCAACGAATTCATCTGGAACTCTAATTGGGATTGGTATAACAGAAGCTGCTGTTCCAGGTTCTTTGATTGCTTCCTTAGCCGCTTCAATCCATTCTCTAATAAAAGGGTCCGGTGCGTCTTGAAATTCTTCGCGCACCGGAAAGGTTAAGCCCTCTGGGAAGATAACGATTCCTGCTGAAGCTAACCGACTGAGATACTGGGCCTGAATCTTACGATTGACCAGCTCTAGCTCGTACATTACGGGTAGTGCAGCGTGGGCAGGAGAATCAGCTAGATACTTATAGCGAGCATTTGGGCTCCAAATTCGCCCAAACATTGACTCTGGTGATAACGGACGCCACTCAATATTTCCCGCTGTGGAGTGATCATCATCAATTATTTCTATATGACCTGAACGCTGCCTGATCTCATCCTTGGAACGCATCTCCCAAACTTGCTCGCCGAGTTTTTCTTCCCCTATCAGATATCCTTCTCCAACAACAGACCATAGTTCAGTCATTCTCTTGAGAAGAGAGCTACGTCCACCAACATCGTGGCGTAGTTCAGAGACTAACTCGGCGGCTAAACCGCTGTCAACAATTTCTGGCTCGTCCTGCCCCGGATGAATTTTTGCAGCCCGAAGCCTAACGCGAGAGATTGAGTCAGACAACCACTCAACGCCGTAGCGAAATTCTCCTAGGGTTCGATGATATTGCCACGCTTGCTCTTGCCAGTTCTCATTGTTGAAAACAAGTCTCTCTTTACTTATTTTCATTGCTGTTGCAGCAGCAGAGATCGCCTGAGGCGGAAGATTATGCGAGAAGGGGGAGGAGCGTGGAGTGGGAAGAGTTTTAATCTTGGACGCTAGTTTCGCAGCTTCAGCCTGCTGCTGCTTTCTAGACATCCACAGTCGGCCCATGCCGTAATACTAAGGGACGAAGTTGTCAAACGCCATGTTAGGTGTCATTAATATCTTCGCACAAACGAGATGCTTCAATTAAAAGTTTTCTATAATCCAAAAGACAATCAACTACCTGTTGAGCCTCTTGTAATTTTGGCATTCGGCTAAAGAAAGCTAGCATTTCATCAACTTGCACTAAGGTTATTTTCTCTTCGAGATCTGCCATCATGGCAAAGATTTTATTGACGTCCTCCGCTGTTAGTTCGTCTATCATTTTCATCCTCCTATTACCCTAATTTGTCTACCATCAGTGCCCCAGCCGCCCAGATCGCAAACAGTGATAATCCTGGCATTGGAACATTTCCATAGTGATCAGTGATCAGAACTGTTCCTATTGAAACCCAGCCGCTTGCGCACCAATAGCAGGAAACCAAATCTCCTAACCATTCTGGACTCCACGAGAGCTTAGGATCTTTCTCCCACTCTTGTAAGTTCTCTTTCCCGGCTATTTTTTCTCGTAGGAATTTAATGGGTGGAAATTTATCTACAGTAATAAGTCTAGTAACCCTATAGACAAATCCGACCATAAGAAGAAGTATAAACCAGTCACTCATTTCTCTAACCTACCGACCTACGAGAATTAAGATCAATTACATTATCCATTCGGCTTCGCCCATCTACTTTCTCTCCCATTTCCTTTCCAGGGAAGCGGCCCTTACCTCGAGCAGTGAGTCTAACTAGTTTTAGATGCCATGCGTCCCAAACCATCGCATCCATGCGGTCAGGTGACCAATCTAATTCTGGATACCAAATACACATCTGCTCTTCTAGAGTTTCAAATCTGCCGACATGATGCCAATGGCCGCGAGAGGTGAGAGCAGAAACTGGTTCAGCCCTTGGGCGCTTTCCTCTAGAGGCAATTACTTTTCGCACTGGTATTAAAATTCCCATATCTTCGGCAGCACCTGAGATAGTAGCCATTGCCATATCCCCACCGAAGTTAGTTTCTACTACTATATCGTCTGCTTCCCAGTCTATAGCAGCTTGTACGGCACGACGTCCCCAACCATTCGGTGATAGGCGGCAGGTTCTATCATCTAATACGAAACCTTCTTCTATTATCTTTGGCCTATCTTTCACCATAATTCTCGAGATGCTCTTTCCAGCTACTATAATTCCTTGTTCACCACGGCCACCAGAAGGGTCGACTCCAACTGTTATACGTTGTAGTTGTGGAGCCTCATCTACACGATTGGCATCAATCTCGGAGCGGGTCCATAAGGCGTTTTCATCTTGCTCAATAAGTTCAGCATAAAGTTCTTGACGACCTAATTGTCCCTTGCCGTACTCTTCTTCAAATGACTCTATAATGTGTTCTGGTAGATAAGGATTGTCCCACATCGTAGCTTTAGTGACTACGACATTTTTCATTTCTCCTTTTACAATTTTTTTAATTAAGTCTCTAGGTTTGGGAGTTGTTGCACCGATCCAACGAGGTCTGGGACCGACACGCAGTCCGAAACGCATGTGGTTGAAACAATCCTCAAGGTATCTCCACGCAGCTAGCTCTTCTAGAATCGAAAGACATCTGTTGCCACCAGAACGTAAACGTTCTTGATCCTCGGGATCTCTAGCGCCAAAGAGTTTTGCCTGGCTCTCATTAGGCCATTTCACCACTAATCCACCAGCGGCGTTGGTTAGCTTCGCCGTTGGATCCATTGATCTTATACCGCTGGGCCCGTAAAACATTGAAGTTGCTGCGTCACCCAATGTTGGCGCTATGATTGCTACCCAGTGAGGGGACGGGCCAGTTAGACACGCGGGACCATTGATATGATCAATAACATATTGCGAAAGAGCCTGGGTTTTGCCCGCGCCGCGCCCACCGCACATGAGCCAACCTAGCCAGTCACCTTTAGGTGGTATCTGATGAGGTAGCATACTGATTGGTCTATTTTGGACTGCTTGAATTATAGCATTACTGATTTCCTCTTCGTCAATTTTTTCTGAGCTAGTTTTCTTGATGAGGGAGATCAAGAAGGAAGTTTCTTTCTCAATTGAACCAGCATGTGCTGTACTTTGACCGCTTGCTTTCGTTAATTCTTCCAACAGTCTAGCCGACGCTTTACCAGCGATTTCTTTTTCCATATCGCCTAGAGAATTCATAGATAATCCCCTGTTTCCACGTCAACTATTTGCCGCCCAGAAAATCTCCTTGGCAGAAAATTCTCTCCATCCATTTGAAATACTAATCTAAATGCGATATCTACATCACACTCCCATCTAAGCGTATGTTGGTCCCACCATAAATGATGCTTCCAACAATACAAGTCTTCTCTTAAGGTTCTCTGCATTGCTTCTTTATGCCAGCGCTCGATTTATCCAGGCATCGAGAATCTCTTGATCAAACTTAGTAGCTTGAGATAGGACTCTTCTAGCTGGCTGAGATAGGAAAATCTGCCCTGTTCTATTTCTAGAGGTTAGAATCTCCATCACTTCATTCGCCGAAGGAGTTTTCTCAATTTTGCTTTTCTCTATCTCACCTGGAACAGTAGTCATATAGGCAAGATGAACAATATACATATTAGGCTCAGCCTCAGTGTCTAGAAAGATCCTTGGCTCAAACCATCTGCAGGCAGAGCATTTGAAACTAGCATCCTCATGGGCTCTTTCATTATGCTCTTCCTGGTGGGTTGTTGCCATACCAAGAAACTTACCGAAAAATTCTACTGTCTCTTTACCGTTTTTGACAGGGAGCCTCCATGTTCCAGTCTGATTAATCTCCTCTACAGGAGGCAACAACGTCTTTATAGTATTTTCCACTTCATAGACAGTCATTTATTCCAGCTCTCCCATGATTGTTTTTTCTTGTTTCGTACTCTCAATCGACTTCAATTTATTGAGTCCAGCCGCTAATGCAATCAGTCTTTGATCTGGCGTAAGACCAAGAGCATCTATCGCTGCAATAGCGGCAGCAGTAACTAATTCCCCCTCCATCTCTATTTGTCTTACCATTCTTTCCTCAACACCTGATTGTATTGCTGCTACAGCAGCACTCATCATTAACTTTCTTTCATAACGACTCTCTTTCATCCAATTGAATAATGTTACAGAACCATTATTACCGTCTGTTTCTCGTAAAACCTCTTCTAGCTTATGATCTATCCAGTTTGCCCGACCGGCAGTTTTTCTAACAACAAGGAGAAGTGCCTCCCAAGGAGTAATATCTAACTCCTTAGAGATATCAAATGCCATCTTCCACACTCTTTCTACTATCTCATCGGAGCCACCATGAATACGGCATACTCCATATCCGTCATGACCAGTGCCCGCACCAGCTAGCTTCTTGCATCTATTTTTACTTTGACCCTTTTTTTTGAAAGCCCTACAACGGGTGAAGGGATTGTTGTAGTCTCTATCCCAATAACCGTTGTCCCAATACCATTCTCCGTGCCCATTTTGTTTCCAAGAATCATTTCCATACTTATCTATAAAGTAATTACGTTCTGCCACTTTTTCAGTGTAGCAAAACACAGGACAATTTTAATGAGCACCATGACCATTGTGATTATAAGCATCTATCTTATTTCTGAGATCAACTTTTGAGGCGTATTTTCGTGCAAATAGGATGGCGTGGCGTTGGGCGTCTCTCGCATGTTGTAAACCGGCCTTATACAGTCCCCACGATTTAAGACGGGCATCTGTCACTGTCCACATAGCTTCGCTAGCTAGTTGCATAACGATACAGATACCGGAATCTTTCATGGCGTAGTCAAACTTAGCATTTATTCTAACGGGGGAAAGTAGGTCACGGGAGGAATCTAATGTGTCTAGTATAAAGTCTTCTAGTATTATAACGAAAACGTCTCCATTTTCTTCCTCTGCCAGTGACCAAGCGAATCTAGACACCTTTAGCATATCTGCTATCGTTTGATTCTCTTTGCGGAATTTGTATATCTCCCCTGAATTCCAACAGAAGGACTCGCAATGTATGCTTGCTTTGAAACCTTCAGACACTAACTCCTTTATCGGTATCCTATGTATAGACCATCCAGTAGTTACACCTGGATCGAATGAGTTAATTACTAAGCACGGATCGCTCCCTCTAATTTCCCATGACTTAAACATAACTCCTTCTCCTACGAACTATTTCCATCTTTCTTAGAACAAACTCCACAGCAGTATGGAGTATATTTGTACGTCATCATTAGTATTTCTTTGCCGCAAACTTTACAGATCATTTCTTTTCTCCCTAGCTCCTGTTGGGTTATTCAACCATTCTGACGGGTGGATATCGAGCCAAATAGTAGAGGGTTCTCCCTTCTTGTGATGCTCTTCTACACGGTCTCGAATAGAGCAGTATCTATCAAAGTCAGCCATGAAGGCACAATGCCCTAATTGATAACAGACTGGTCGAAAAATCTCCGACAGTGTTTCTTGCTGCCAACGAAACTCTTTCTCGCAAGGAAACTCTCTAATAGCTTGCACGATTCCAGAGGCCACTGAACGCCATTCGAATTGTGCTTGCGTGCATAAACGATTACCAAGGTGCTCTAGAAGCCCACGTAGGTTGGTCTTGTAGTGCAGCCGTGTGGTCACAGAATGTGGCAGCAGGCCACGTGCGTCCTCTGCTGGCATTCCTTTGTCAATGAGCTTGTGGTACATCTGCTCCATCTGGTCAATAGCGTGTTCCCAATCCATTCTCATTCTCTGTTCATTGCTGGCCAGGGTATAGCTGTCTTCGTCTAGTTCTTCTGCATCGTAAGTGGTGTTAGCAAGAGAAGGTGGCAACCTAACCTCTTCACGTAAATTATTCTTAACGGCAAACCTTAGACTCTCTTGGGCATAGCAATTATGAACAACTAAGCCATTAGCAACAAATCTATGATATTCACCATTCATTTCTATATCATAAGTCATCTCCTTTCCGATATAAGAGATTGAAACTATCTTTGTCGGATATGTTTTTCTTGGCAGAGATCCTGTATCCATCGCATGATGGCATGGATTGCACATAGCTTGTACATTTCCTGGCTTATTATTCATTGGATTTCCGTCTAAATGTGCCAATTGCATTCTTCCATGGTTTTCACCGCACCAAGCACAGCCTTTTTCTTTAAGGTGATTGAACAAGACCTGGGCTACTCTATGTCCTGGATCCATTCCAGAATAATTTTCTGGGTTTTTCCCTCCCCTATTTTCTAAACACCATTTGCTGAATTTTTGTTTAGCTTCCTCTGACCATTTCGGCTTAGGTCCTCTCATATTCATCTTGGATTCTTCAGAATGTTTGAAACCTACTGGAACACCACCTTGTCCATGGATATCGTAGACTCTACGATATTTTTTCACATGAGAAGTTGAGCAATCAGCTAACTCAGCTATTTGTTTAGTTGAAAATCCTTCGCTAACTTTTTGTTTTAACCATGTCTCATCTGCTGCGAGATCTACATTTGACTTTGGAAACAAATTATATCTTATGCAGTATTTCTTGATGGTGGGTTTGGAACAATTTGATAGCCTTGCGATTTGTGCGTAATTTAGACCTTGCTCAATTTTATCGTGAAGCCATTTCTCATCTTTGACTAACTCTACGCCATTGGCTACTATTTCATCTCCCACTTTTAGATCTTGCAACTCAGACCACTCTTTATTCGGTCTCCATAACAAATGATCTTCGGTTGTTTTTATAGTTTTCCCATCATGAGTTTTAACTTCCCAAACATCCTTTATTCCATTTTGATATACTGCCCCTATGGTCCTATAAACAATCATCCCTTCATCTGTAACAGTTCTAATTTTTATTCTGCTTAAAGGACCTCGAAGATTCCCCCCTTTGTTCCATTGATCATATAATTGAGCAATAGTTCTACGTCTATCTTTTCTTTCTGTATAAATTTCTGTATCTCCAGAGAGACAGGCCGTACGTTGACGGACGATTTGGTGTGTAAAGGCGCGAGTTACTCCCTCGATCATGAAATGGAAGTCCACAAATTCAAATGGTGCTTGCAGATGTGTCTTTTGAACTTGTTCAAAATATCGCTTTCTTTGTTCGTCTGTTACTTGTGAGAGATCTCTGATAACCTTCCCCTCATACATTTGGCAAGCTGCGGCAATTGATCCTAGGGGATCCCTTGTCATGTTGAGAAGGTAAACTTTTGGGGCACTTTTTGTATTATCTGGCATCTCTTCTGACTGGTACATTGCGATATCAGCAAACTTACTAATTTCTTGTTTCATTTATATCTCTCCATTGTCGATTCTGAGACAGACCCCGTTAAGTTCTTCTGCACCATATCTAATATTGTTGTAAATATGTATGGCCGCGAACTCCAATGGAATCCCTCTTGGTAATTCAACCATTCTCGTGAGATTAGATCCGTAGTTCTCTTCTAATTTTTTGGTCATGGGCGTACCCTCAAGCAAACCAAACTCATAACAATAGATCGAGGGAGGTGAATTAAGATTTTTTGCCACCTCTCTGGCTGCAACTCTTATTCCCATGCTCAATGCAGCCTTACTTGCACAGTATCCGAGACTTTCACTACGTGGAATATGGGCGCTATTACTACTGACAGCTACGAACTGAGAAAGATCTAGGTCTATCTTGAGGCAGCAGCTTAGTAAATTCATGACACCACAATAATTAATTTCCATTTGATTCCAAATGTTACCGATAAAACCATCTTTTAAGATTGAAAATGGTTCGTTGATTCCGGTCGTACAAACGATGATCCTCGGCTGAATTTCTTTCAGAATTAGAGCCAATGAAGAATTAGAAGAGGTAATATCTAGCGAATAATCCTCATGAGGTTGAAGACCTCCATAATTTAGGCCCGCTGTAACAACTTCAAAAAAATTGTCTCCTTCTTTTAGGAGTTTTGCAACAGCTTCTCCTAGAGAATTTTGTCTTGCACCTACAACTAGAACTTTTTCTTTATCCATAAATTTCATCCCTCATGTTTAGTCTTGGCTTGAAGTATATTGGTGGTGAGAAACCTAAATGTGGATGGTTATAATAACAGAACTCTCCATAATCTGATTTGCACTGTTGCGCTAATTCAAAATGATTGACCCCTAAAAGCCATAGGGTTTCTCCGTACAATGAACGACTCTTGGATTTCCAACTTGCATGAATGATAAGTGGTGATTCCATTTTCAATTCTGGACTTGGCATATAAGGAAATAAGGCTGTAGCAGAGGCATGGACTGGCGAATGCCCATCAATAAGCGCCATTGCTTCTACCCTATATGGTCTGCCTCCAACATTAAAAAACTCATACATTACACGGTAAGAAGTATCCATTGGCCGTGTATATACTAGATCTCTAGCTGAGCCGAAATGGTTCCAATCTTCCCCAGCGTTAGCAACAAATTGTCCAAGTAATTCTCTATTCTCAAAAAGGATCGCTATCTCATCTATCTCTTCCTTGATCTCAATTCCTCTTAGAGCGCGATTGTACTTCATGTATACATTGTCCATTTTTTCAATGAGCTCTAGCTTCATAGAATCTCCTATCCTTCTATGTATTTATGAGGGCATATTCCATAATTTTTGGACCTCGCACAATTACAGTTATAGCATAACAATCTAACATCGTTAGGAAAATTTTCTCTAATAAGTCTCCTATATAGATGTATACCACCCTTCAATTTTCTATTTTTATCGGATGGATCAATATGATCAATCGAAAGAAAAAATTCATTTATCTCGGAACAACACTCACATTTTCCTCCATACGCCTCTAAAACTTTTTCCCATATCTTTATTAAATTGTGGTTTTTATATCTAGTTTCTGGAATTTTCTTATGCGGACATATTCCATGCCCATGGTAAGATCTTGCAATGTTGCAATTGTAACACAATATCTGATATTCCTCAGGAAAATTATTTTGAATTGCTATAGAGTAAACTCTTTTTCTTCCCAACTCTTTTCTATGAGACCTTCCTCCACCGTCTACATGATCTATAGTTAGAAATTTAATATTCTCTTCAAAGCAGCAATTACATTTACCGCCGTATCCGTTCACCATAAAGGCCTTAAGATTTTTGGAACACTGTTTCACCATCTCACTGTGACATTTTTTGCATCGACTTGTTAATCCATTTTTATTTCTTGGGGTGTGATAGAATTCCACATCTTCTTTTAATTCTTTGCAAATAGTGCAAACTTTCATATTTCCCCCGTATTTATTATCCATATGTTATTTGCATAAATGGCTCTGCGAAATTCCTTTCTCTTATATCCATTTACCAATATCAAATCTCTATCTTTTTTGATATTCCATATCTCTTTCTTATATTTCTCATAAAGACCGTTCCATCTATGGACAGTTATTACTAATGGACCAGTTTGATCCTCGCAGGTTAATACTGCATAATTGAGATATTCTGGTTGTTTGATAGTGGCTGGATTTAATTCCTCTCCTGTTCGCGATCTATGTAATTCTATCACATCCTTAAGGTTAATTTCTCGGACAGTTCCGAGCCAAACATGTTGACCTGCAATATCACTATATGGAATATCTTCTGCTGTAGAAGTTGGGAAAGGAAGCCCTTCTGCGTCACCATTTTCCCATAGCCATGCGCGAACTTTTTCTAGGGTTTTGGTAAGGAGGTCTAGGCCAAACGGGTCTTCAGTTGTTGAAAATTCTTCTAAGGACTCAATTGTTTTTGGCCCAATACCACGAACTGGTAAATAATCCTTCCATTCTTTTATCTCAGAAATTCCAGCCTCTCTGTAGTCTATCATCGCAGTTGCGATTTTTTCACCAATTCCTGGAATTTGTGTAATACCAGCTTGAAGTCCTCCAAGTTCCTTGTTAATTGACCAGGTGATTTCACTCCTGATAGGATGGGGTGGTAGGACAGGAATTTCCTTCTTCTTAGCTTCCTTTAAGAGGTCAAATCCTTTCGTCTTTGGGTCGTACTTTTGTAACGAAGCACAGTAGAATTGTAGCGGAAAGTGTTGTTTGATCCACATTGTCCAGTAAGCAATGATACTATAGCTTATCGAATGTGCTCTGTTGAACGCATACGCGCCCGCAGTAACAAGTTGCTTCCATACTTTATCTGCAATTCTTTCCTCTAAATCATTTCCTATTGCGCCCTTAATAAATTTCATTCTCATTTGTTGGAAGGCTTGTTCACCTTGCTTCTTAGAAATCAGCTTACGAATCCTGGCAGCCTCTTCCCAACTGAAGCCGCCCAATTCCCTAACTACTTGTAATATAGATTCTTGATAAACAATTTGTCCGTTGCTGTCTTCAGTAATACGAGCTACTACTTCGCCGAGATCTTCTTGCTCTTTCTTTCTATGTTTGACCATTATATACTCGGCTGCGGCACCTGAATGGAGGGGACCGGGACGAGATAGAGCATTGATGTCAGCTAATTCAGAAAAGTTATCTGGCTTAACTTCACGATTAACTGAACGCATTGCCCGACCATCAAACTGGAAGATACCGATTACTTCGTTGCGTTTGAAACCTGCGTAAACTTCTGGGTCGTCTAATGGGAGTTTATACAATTCCTCAAGGCTCATACCAGTTAATTCAAGGCATCTTCTAATTACACCCATTGTTTTGAGACCAAGAAAGTCGATCTTCAGGGCGTTAAGATACTCGGCATCATACTTGTCAATACTTAGAACTTCACCGCGATTACCAGTTTTACTATCAATGCGAGTATAGACAGCTACCGAATTGGTAAGTGGTTCATTGGCTACAACCAGCCCGGCGGCATGAACACTGAATCCCCTAAGATTTCCTTCAAGGCGTTTAGCGAGATAAAGTTCTGGAAACTGCTCAAAGATCTTTTTTACGTCTGGGAACATCTCAATTGTGTCTTCAATTGTGGCATTAGCCCGCAAATCTCCCGAAGATCTCTCAATTAGTTTTTCTTTTACTCCCTCTAAAGCCCATACTGGAACTTTATGAACGCGAGCTACATCAATTAGAGAATTACGACCTTTGTATTTTACAAAGGTTCCAATGTTTCCTACTCTATCTTCCCCATACTGATCGCAGAGATATTGGCGAATCTTCCAACGTTGCTCATCATCGAAATCAAGATCAATATCTGGAATATCGTGCCTGTTTTTATCAATGAATCTTTCAAACAAAAGGTTCGAAAATAGCATTGGATTTACTTCTGTGATACGGAGGAGAAAACAGGCTAAACTACCGGCCGCGCTTCCTCGAGCTGGACCGACAGGGATACCCTCGCGTTTGGCAAAACGTACGACGTCACTAATAACGAGGAAGTAATCAATGAATCCCTTTTCTACAATTAGAGAAATTTCATGCTTAAGTCTACGCAGGTATCGCCCTCTTTCTTCACCAATCAGATTATCAAATCCACGATAATTCCATCCTTTTCGTAACCACTGCCTAAAAAGTTCTTCGTTTGGTGTTTTACTAGGAAACTGTAGCTCTTTTAGCTTCGGCAGGGTAACATTACAGCGGTCTGCGATGAGCCCGGTATTGGCAATTGCCTGTTCTGCCGCAAGAGAACTAAGACCAGTAGCTATTAATTTCTGAAGTACAATTTCGTCGCGGAAGTTCGTTAACTTTATGTCATATCCCCACGACTGCAACTGTTTTTCTACTGTGTTATTGCGGCCGCCCCGATCAATTGCATGGAGGATGACTTGCATTTCCCCATCTTTAGGGCGCGGATAATGAACATCTCCGGTTGCAACAATCGGAATACCAGTCTCTTCAGAAACTCTCTCCCATGCTTGATTAATACTTCTAGTTCTCTCTAACTCAGGAAAAGCCTGCGTCTCAAGGTAATATCGATCTCCAAATAAATCGCGGAATTTATTGGCCGTGGCAATGGCAGATCCATAATCAACTTCGTGGGGAGGTACTCCCTTACCTCCAAGGAGATCGCAGGCCATTTTGGACCCGCTGCAACCCGAAAGGACAATGAGCCCTTCGTTGTGCTCAGCCAGCATTTCCCCTGATATCGTAGGTTCATAGAAAAACCCTTCTGCCCAACCCTTTGAGGTTATTCTTAGTAAATTACGATATCCTTCCTGGTTCATTGCAAGTATGGTTAGATGCCATTTCCATCTTGATCGATCTTCATCCACCTTTCCTGTATAAGCCTCAATTCCAAAAAGAGGCTTGATACCGTGCTTATTTGCCGCCTGCTCTAATTTGACATGGCTCGATATATTTCCATGCTCGGTAAGGGCCATAGCCGGCATTTCTAAATTGGCGGCTGCTATGATGTGCTCTTCTGGAGTCGCATATCCGTCTAAGTAGCTATATGTGCTGTGATGATGTAGACTTACAAAGTCTCCCATTTTACCAGCTTAATCGTCTTCGTAAACGCGGTGACCCAAGTATAGATTTCCATGATACTCAAAAATTGGTACTCCAAGTGAAGTTTCCCCTACAAAGAAAACCTTTTGGCGAGAAGGTTTCTTATCATACATGTCGCCAGTACCACTTACGATAGGCGAGGCAGTAGGAACTAACTTTTCAATTCCATGATATTCCCAAGCTCTTTTTTCTTTATTATAGGTTATTGGTTCTACACATTTTCTTTTGAGATGATATATTGCATTTTCAACTTGAGTTGAACTCAGACCCAACTCAGCCATTAGCTCTAACTTGTCAACTACACCAGTTTCTGAGCTCTTGAACGCTTGAAGAACTTTAAATACAAGTGTATCTTTCTTCATTTATCTTTCCTCTCCAACTATTTGATATTTAATCTTAAGTCCCATTTCAACGCAAGACGGGCAAACCCTGAACTCCGATCTTTCCTTTCTTACTACGGTCAATGTAGCTCTATTGTTTTGACACCAATCACATGATCGTCTACTTTTAGCCATTCTTTTCCTTTCCTAGATGCTTGCCGCGATCGTGACAACTTGACTCTTCGATTGGCTCTTCAGTTATGGAGCCCACAATATCCGGAGTATTTAATTCCTCCTGTGGCTTCAATTGATCTGATACAATCACACTCGAGGGAGTCTGAAACGACGTGGATGGCACGTCTAAGCCCTGCTCGATACGCTTCAATTCTGTCAGGGGTTTGGTTAGAGTAACTGACTCTTTTGTTATATTCTTCTGCGTAGATTCTTTCAATAATTTTCTTTTTGAGGAACTCTGCGATGTATGGGTAGGCTGCGTCAATTCCCTCTTCCATTTGACTTCTTGCAAGTCTTGTTGGTCCAAGACGATAGGCGGACTTGAGGGCGGCGTCGTAGATATGTTCGGGGAGTAATCCCGCCATGTTTTCTCCTCTTTCTGAGTTTGGTTCTTATTTTTTGTAGAGCCATCACGAGAGATCATTACGATCGTCATTACAACGAATGTTAAAAATACGAGAAGGATAAAAACGTCTAGAATTATTTTCCAAAGGCTTCTATCTAGTTGTCTACCTAGGAACTTCTGCTTACGATGCTTCCCATTAGTTTGCATTTACTTCCTTCTCTTGTAACAAGTGTAGCAGTCTTTCAAAACTTTGTAAATACATCTCCTTGGTCCTTTCCCCACCACGAAGTACATATGACGGATGAAAAAGAGGAAATACAGGAAAGTTGTTGGCAGTATATGTCAATTGACCTTGAGAAGTACCAATTCTTGCTCCTGGAACTATAAGGTCTAATGCTATTCTTCCAAGAGGCACTAGAATTTTGGGTTTGATTATCTTAATTTCTCTACGAAGAAAAGGAGTTGAAGCCTCAATCTCAAATGGATGAGGATCTCTATTACCTGGCGGCCTATATTTGACAACGTTTGTGATCCAGACATCTGATCTTGCAAGGCCAATCCTAAGGAGGCAAGATGTTAGAAGTTTACCGCTTTTACCAACGAACGGACGCTTAAGTTCGTTTTCCAATACACCTGGAGCCTCACCAATAAAGAAGAGAGAGGCATTCTTATTCCCTTCTCCCGGAACGAAATTACTAATAGCGCTTAGATGAGTGAAGTTGATGTCGGCTTGATAGTCCTCCCAAATTTTCTCTAGGCTGTCTATCTCTATCATTGCGGACCCCATTTATTTCCAGCCCTACGATTTAGCTCGAAAAAGACGCAATAATTTATCTCATCTAATGCGCAATCTTTCATAACCTTTTCATCGGGATTTGGAGTTCCAGTCCAAAGCATACCTAGAAGCCTATCAACTTTCGCTCCCATCCAAGAAATCGAGCCCATATACCCTCGTTTTTTCCAAGAACTCCCATACGTCTTGTGTCTCTCCATTGCAAGATTAAGAGCTTCTTCTAAGATAGGAAACATTTGCATCGCAAGTTTATGCCTGTCGGTTGTCTGTTCTTCAACGCTTGGTGCTAATATTAGCTTCATTTTCCTTCTCCCATTCGTCTAACAATTCATGCAATAGTTTGGAAACTTCGTATAAGCTGTTCTCTCTCCATTTTGTGTGAAATTGAATATTGTGATTACGAACTATCATGATTCCTGGAAACCCGCAGTCATAAGCCTGTAGTATCATTTCCGGTAAATCGTCTACGGCAGCTACAATTTGTCCATTCCAACTCTTCTTTAGATCCTTAAACTTCCTTTCGCCATATATTATGCCGTCGTATTGTATTTGATTTCTACGCAACCATTCTATAGTATCTGGCTCTACATTATCAATTTGAAGATAAGGACGAGTGGTACAAATGATGACAATGGCACCCCTCTCTCGCAATGAGCATGTAAGTTCGCATGCGCCTGGATATACTGGCATGGAACGTTTAAGGCCACCACGGCGATAAGCTAACTTAACCTTACGATAACGTTCCTTACTGATTCCTATATGCTTTGTCATAGGGACGTCACCACGATATCTCCTCTCGATCTTCTTGCCAAGCCAACCCTCTGCAAAATTGAAAAAGTGAGAGTGAAAATCACCTAGGGTTCCGTCTAGATCTATTCCAAATACTGGCCGCAGTATCTCTCTTATTCCGTTATGAGAGGTAGAGCTACGGGGAGGATAAGTTCTGTTCATCCGTTTCCATTCGTTATCTTTTCTGTTACGATGCGAAATGCAGTATGACTTAATTCTCCTTTTTCCCACTTACCGTATCTGCCAATTTTAACGATACTAGGCCAACAATGACAATCTGTTTTAAGAGGCTTAGTTACAGGACTAGCCTTGTCAAGTAAATCTCCTATTTCTTTCGCTCCCCAAGGCCACTCTATAGTTGAATGGTCAAAAATTCTACTGACTCTATACCACGAAGGAGATGGAAGGCTATTGCATAAAACACTATTTGAGAACATCTTTACTGGAACAATTTGATCCCTAGCTGGTGCATCACCCATCGCCCAAATATATTCTGCCTGAAATTTATGATATGATCTAATACAGATAGAAGGTAGAGGAATAGTTGAAAAGGTGAAAGCTGGCCTAAGTCTCAATAGAGAATGATTAATTTCTATTGGGTCAATAATGACGTCTTCAATTGCGCCTTCAAATTTCTTCCACAAGAAGTCGTATGTCTCGCGTATGTCCCAGGCTAAATGGTTACCATTCAATTCCTCTGGCGAAACGAAACCGTTCCAGTTATTACCATAAACCTTTTTGCGATATTGCTCTGGTGAGCCAATGAGGCGGTATCGTATTTGAACAGGAGCAGTTTGTGTTGCTTCTGGAATTGGGACGTGGAGATACTGGGCGCCGAATAATTCACTTTTCCTTTTCTTACTTAGGATCACTATGTCTTCTATACCAAGCTGACTAGCCGCTTGTGCAGCTATAAGCCCGGCTGGACCAGAACCTAAAATTAAAACTCTCATACGGAGCCATTCTCAGAATGGGCATCACAACATAACAAGATGATGGATTTCCAACGGCATATATCAAAAGTAGTTACACATCCACATAAGTGGCGTTGTTTGTTGATAGTACAATCGCGTAGGTAACCTTCTCCATATAAAACATTCACGATAATTCCTGATGTGCTTGAGTGCGCCACAAAACAGCGTGCTGGAAATCAAATCCAGATAATCGAGCGCATTCCTGATCCTCGGACCTATCGCCGACCATGAGTCCCATATACGGTGGGTAGAACTCATTGTACTTTGAGGCGAGGATGAGAGCCGACTCAATAAGCAGTCCTGGCGAAGGCTTTCTGCACCAGCAACGCGCCCACTCAGGATCAGATGCACGCGGATGGTGACTACACCATGCAATCTTGTCGAATAGTTCCTCAGTCTGCCGATGCGTTTCCATCATCGCCGCCGCGACAGCCTGTGGTGTGACTATTCCCAATGCGATGCCGCCCTGATTGCTGACGCCGATGATTCGGCCACCACCTGCCTTCCAGCGTCGCATCCTCTCAACGGCTTCGGGAAACACCCGCACATCTTCGGGGCCATTTACAAACCGTCCGAGGGCGTCGTCCTTGCCTTGCCGCACCGTGCCATCCAGATCGAGGCATAATAGCGGAGTCGCTGTTTCATCGTTATTAGTGAATACGTTCATTATGTATCTCCAGGGATTGGACTCAATTTTTCCTCATCTCACTCGTCTTCTATTATTCTAAATCTTACACCTTGCCAGATGTTTTGTTTTCCTGTAACTGCCCTATTCTCTGATTCAATAAAAGTTCTACGGGAAAGTGGGTTGTAGTCATCCGTTCGGGTTTTTCTAACACGCGAGTTAGTAAAGTCTTCATGATCTTTGAAACGACCAGTTGTTGTTTGTTCGTTCCATCTATGATGGCCATGATTTTCAAGCCAGATACTAAAATCCACATATAATTCATTAACTAGTATATGAGACTGTTTGTCCATAATTAGTCTTTCATCTATATATCTCATAATGATATCTGTTTCCCCCCTCCACCTTCTTGTGTATTTGTCAACTCTTGCACTGTCTGCGCACATCATTTTGTTGTTTTGATAGTAACGAGATGCATATTCAACTAGTGTGGCTAAAACAGCTTCCTGTTGTTTCGCTCCTGTCTTCATTCGATCTCTAAGGCCAGAATCTCCGTATTTATCCCATTCATCTCTAAGTATTTCATTGTTTTTCCTGAATGTATACGGAAATTTTACTAGTTTAAGACGACGCCAAACAGCATGGGTGTTTTCAGAAATAATGGGCATGTGGTTAGTGGCTAGGAAGAAGGTATGGGTAGCTGAAAACGTTACATTATTTTGACGCATGAGTCTAGCGGTTATCGATGGAGTTCCTGCGATCTCTTTGAGGCGCTGCACATCAAGATAACGAGCTTCTGCTGTTTCCTCAATATAAGCGAATCGTGCCCCTCGGAGATTCATCTTTTCTGTGGGGTGCTGACCTTGATCTGGTAGTAAGAGTTTATCACTAACTTTAACCGCGTAATCCCCTAAAGCCCCCGTTACGCCTGCGAGAAGAGAACTTTTTCCATTAGCACCTGTTCCTTGGAAAACAGTGAGAACGTCATCCGGTGGGGTATCACCAGTAATTGCTTGCCCAAGTCGCTCTAGAACCCATTGTCTTGCTTCTTCTGAGATTGCCTTTTGTGTTGCTTCCCAATCTGGATGACTGGCACCAGGAACATACGCCACCTTCGTTATATTTGTCATATAAAGATTTGGATCATGAGGAAGAAGTTCCATTGTTGGTAGTTGGATAACACCACTAGGTGTATTCATTAGTTCTGGATGCGCATCAAAGATTTCTGGATCTTCCTCTAGCAATCCCTCCATTAGACTAGTGAGAGCACCAACCCTCTTTGCTGATTGAAGGGCGAAAAGTTCTTTTCTACGCTCACTATCACAACCAACTTTGACTTCTTTATTATACCAATCTAGTACATAATCCCTAATTGCTTCCTTTATTGAGCTAAGTTGGCAACCCTTCCACTTTTTCCCCTCCCATTTTAGCCAACCTAATCCACTAGCCCAACAAAACTTATCCTCGAGAACTTCCCCTGCAATTGTTGCAGATAATTGAGTGTCTGCAAATTCTAGATTGAGTTTATTTATTTCTGGAGGCTTGTCTTCGCCAATTTCTACTAGCTCTAGTATACTGCCACCGGCAGCTAAGTAATCATCAACTCCTTTTGTTCCATTTCCATTTACGTTATAAGGAACAACGATATACAATACTCTTTTTGCAAGTTTCGATTTTACCCAACGACCTAGGCGTGCCATAGCTCTTGAGACTTTGTCATTACCATATGTATCGGAATCAAAACAGATGATAACTTCTCTGTCTCTAAGGGGGATATCCTCCCAGTCTCCCAATGTGCCAATGCGATTACGCCAATTGAAAACACCAGAGCAACTGACAGCGCATTCACCGTAAGAGGTAAGTGCATCTCCCTTTTTTGTACCCTCTGTAATCCACAATCTAGTTGTTGGATCTCTAACACGTTCTATATTTCTTGGATGAACATCAATTACGTTTGCTTTCCCACTTGGGTTCGCATATTTTCTTTTCTTACCTTCTATTTCTTGTAAGACATCTGGTCGATATTGATAAGAGATTAATTCACCACTTGCACGGTAAAGTGGAATGAGAAGACCTGGATAGCAGTCGGGATTATCTCTAGCCCAACTAGGAATGGCAAGAGATCGGAGAAGCTTAGGGCCATTATCATCCATGTAAACTGTTCTATAATGCCTTTCCAGAATGACTTCTGGATTAATTGCACTTTCTTTCAGGATTTCAAAATGATACTCAGAAAGACCATTCAGGTTAATAACCTGAGGGTCGTTTGTTGCAATAAGTTCCCCAGACACAAGGCGCCTCTTGTCTTAAAACGCTTTAGCAATTTCATAAATTTCTTCGGAAAGACTTTCAAGTCTATCCGCTTCGATATACAATTCCCGCGCCCGGATCTCTAGGTTTTGGGCCTTCAATCTGTAATACGCTATACGAGCCTCTTTCTCACCCCTCCCATGTGTAATAGCCGCAACTAATCTACCCCTTGCTTTCATTTCAGATAAAATAATCTCTTCAGACTTACGCGCCATGCCAACCACCTAAGTAGAGGTTAAAGATACCATGTTTACTACTTTTCGTGCAATCTCCACCAGGGAACAAACTAAAACAGATTAAGAGAGAGAGATTTGAACTATAGTGAAGAAAGAACCCACGGGCAGAGACCCCAAACTGCCCGTGGGTGGCTCACTTTCTAGAAGGGCTCTTCGTCGTCTCCGGCATCACTACTAAATACTTCGTCTTCATCAGAAGAGGGAGAGGAAACGGAAGAACCTCCACGCCCGGGCAGAACCGTCCTGAACTTAGCCCGAGTCACACCTTGATACTCTTCATGCGTAACGCTAAGCAGAACAGGCTTGGCCTTCTTGAGAATGGAAGGAAAGGTCATATCAATAGAATTCTTCCCTTTGCCTAGCACACCAATCGCCTCAAGAATTTGGATCTCATTTGAGGCAGTGGTAGTCCCGTTAGTGTGCTTATATATGGGGCAACCTTCATATGGCGGTTCTGTAATAAGGAATAGCCACTGCACATTGTCAGGGTTAGCCTTGGTCGGGTGGTCTTCTGCACTAACTAGCTTGGCCTCATACCACACACCAGGCTTCGGTAGTTCGCCAGTGTAGATTCTGCCAGTGTCAAAACGGTCTACACCCTCATAGTTTCTAGAAAGTTTGCCACTACCCATTACTTAGCTCCTGTCATAGAAGAAACGCTTGATGATAGTCCTGCTGCTTTCATTTTCTCTTCAGTTGTCTTGGCTTTATCTATCTTTTTTTGAACAGCTTCTGCCATCTCTGTTATATTGGGGTTGTCAACGAAACGACCAAATGTGTCATGTCTGTCTTTGGCTATAAACCTCTTTCCTGCCGAAGTGTAAAGCCGCCTAACGTCCTTAGTTTCTACTCCCTCTCCTTCACTATCAATTTTGACTCTACGGACAGTTAGCCACCCATTTAGAGTGGTCTTACCGCATATTTTCGTGGAAATTATGCCATTGTTGGGACTACCAACCAGCGGCATAATCAACTGCTTCTCTTCCTCTGTGTCCTGGTCTTCAATTGTTACCCGCATGTCTTGGAAGGTGTAGAGAACGTTAATCGGTAGACGATTGAAAGCATCTACCATGTTTTTCATCTTATTTCCAATAATCTGATAGTCCTCCAAAGCCGGCTTGTAGAGACTCCTAGCGGCATTACGGGCATGGGCTGTTTCTAGTTGGTCCTGCCAAGCAATCTCCTCCATCTCAGATCCGGAGTCTATAAGCACCCATTCGTAGTCCTTGCAGCCCGAACCGTTCTTGAAATATTCGTAGGCTTCTGTGCGAAGCTCAGACCAATTATCAATAATCCATTCATCTGCTGAAGAGCCCATCATCTTTGCAGATTCTGTACCAGCAGCCTCCACGGCTAAGAAGATTGCATTGGGGGCAGTGCCAGCTAGACTCGTTTTACCGATGCCAGCGGCTCCATAGATCAACCAGTTCCTTTTACCAACACTAGGTGCGTCTTGTAACTTCGTAATCGCTGTTGGTCTAGTACCTGCCACTATTTACCTCCACTTTGTAATACCTATATCTTACCAGTTTAAAGGTTTCGAGAGTAGGTTATCGGTGATCCATTTTTACCGTAACGCCAGCTTGTGCCATCTCTAAGATGTGGTCTGCGTAAGGGTCGCGATGGACAAGCATATGGTTGGCGAACTCCTGGCCGTTCTCATAGCCTCTCTCATCTGCCTCACAAAACTCAAACAAAATACAGCGATTGCATTCTTCGGTCTGATTCTTATAGATCGGAAGCTCGTTGCTACGAAATTTCTCCATGTGGATTGACTCCGCCACAATTTGATTATATTGAGTGACGCGCTCTTCTGGGCTACGGAATGTAACCTCTCTATGAAAGAAAGGCGGTGGTTGAACTTTTGAAACACTACCGTTTTTGTTTAGACAACGACCTTCAGAATTACGGGGCCTTTCATCCGGCATAGCTTTCCGAAGACAGTTGAAAATCAGACCATCTATTATTTCCTCACCTGTGAAAATTCCCATGAACTTCAGAACCTCCGGAGCGGCGAATAAATAACTTCCTGCCTGACTGTCTATACTATAGAAACCCCAATTCTTGGGAAAGCTTTTTCGAGTATTGTGAGTGACAACAAAATCACCAGCTATATATAGTCCATCTGAATTTGAAACTTTAATACATCTAGCCGAATCTTCTCCAATATACTCAACAGAAATTATTCTACGTTGCATTATCTGCCTTGGCGGCCGCCATTTTTCAGCTTTCCTTGGTAAGTAAAAAGGATTAATTTCTATACTTATATTTAGGTGATAAGCTTGTCTTCCTTCCAATTTAGTTTTTCTGTCCTCTGCTCTAGTATAATTTGGAGTGGAAGAACTTAAGGAGGCTCTACCTCCTAACGACCAAACTAAATCTCTTATATCTTCAGCCAATTTTTCGGAAGTTGTTGTGTATCTAGCTCTAAATCCTTGTTTCTGCTTTTTTTTGTTAAAAGTAATATGAGCATTTCCGTCAGTATCCATTAATCCTTTCAATAAATCTATTCGTTGATCTATTGAAGAAAATAGATATTCTTTTGGTATGAACTTTTCATCAGAATATAGTCCTAGAAGTCCAAGCTCTTTGAGTTTTTGTTTCAGCTCTGGAATGTAAAAAGTAGTGCAATAATCGTATCTTGATCTTGATTCACTTTCTTGAACTTTATAAGTTTTTGAAATTCTATTCACTATCTCTTTGTCGTGACAAGTTAGGGTCACTCCACGAGTTATTCCTCCATCTCCAAGAAGCACTCCAAGAGTATATGGATCTATAGGTAACTCTGCTTTTTGAAATTGGACTGGTTTGACCAGCCTAACATACTTATATCCTTCCTGTCTAGGTTTTTGGCTTTCTTCTTTGAGTTGCATTGTTGTTATAACTTTAGTGTGTGAATGTTTATTTGTGACTTCCCACAAATGGTCATCCGTAGTATCTAACCAAATTCCATCATCGAATATCACTCTATAAAATTCTTTCTTTCCTAAATCGTACACCCCTTCTATCTTTTGTTCTTGACCATTACTCCCTATTATTAAATCTCCAACTTCTAAATCTTTATTCTCTTTCCATCCATTTGGAGTTAAAATCTTTTCGTTTAACTTTAGCCCTTTGTGATCTACAATCCAAAAGTTCTTGGTTCGGATATTTCTCCAAATACCATCCCATCTGCCGCAGTATACAACTAGTAGGTTTCCATTTTCATCTGGAACGTCTATCTGGAAAGTCTGCTCAGAATGAATTACCTCCCATCCTTCATCGATTCCGTATTCATTAACGTATCCTAATAGCATCGCATGGCCTAGAGTATTTGCGTCAATAATTTCAGTATCTTCGATCTCCCGGCCCTGTGTATAGACTTTCCGTACTTCGGTACCAAGAGACTCGTCAAATGCATCAAGCATATCGATGACGCTACCACGAGTTTTACCAACCGGATAGCGAATCTCAAGGCCTCGATGGATCGCGGTTCCAAACCAAGACCAAGTAGGGTTTCTACGAGTCGTTAATCCTTTGTTATACGACTGATTCCAAAGCCAGGGGCATCTTCGAAAGGTCTTACGCTCACTGGTTCTAAGTAATGGAACAGTTACTACTATTTTCTCGCTCATTTTAATCGCCACTCGAGGATCATATAGAAATAGACTACGAACCAGATGAGGCAGAAACCAATCCACGAGACACAACTTGTTTTACTGAGTGTTCCTAGCGCACCACAACCAGCAATGAAAATTAACCATCGAAGAACTACGTTCTCATTTAGAATGGCAAGGATCTCAGTCAAGCTCGTACCGCATTTCACGTGCAGCAGAAACCAATTTCATAAGAAGTCTCTCATAAGTAACTGGATCAGAAATCTTAATTTTCCCGTCCGTTGTTCTTCTAGAAGAAGACCAACGTCCTCTTGCTTTCTCTCTCATCTCAGAGTCCTCTATTAATATAGCATGGAATAAACAGAAATCGCTTTCGGGAACTATTTCATGCCCGCATTCAACTCCTGCCTGATGGTTTGGTCTTACAACTTTTACCTTGCACTTAGAATTATTCAAGGAGAGACCTTATGATCGGTTAGCCATTTTGCAGGATCGATAGGATTACCGTTTACTCTAACTTCAAAATGTAGATGGGGACCAGTAGTATTTCCAGTTGCCCCAATTTTACCGATTACCTGGCCTGCTCTAACATTCCCAGAGCGAACGACGAATGAAGATTGGTGCGCGTAATAAGTGACGATGCCATTGCTGTGTTGAACTTTGGTCAAGTTACCGTAAGCGCCACCATTTTGCGCTGAGACTATTCTACCATTGGCAGCGGCCATAATGGGTGTCCCATTCGGTGCTGCAAAGTCCAAACCCGTGTGGCAATTTGACCATAAGGCTGAACACTGCCCGAATCTCGCCGTTAAACGATAGGTACCTTTGGTGACAGGTAGAGTCCATGCACTATTCGTTGGAACTGGGCGGCAAGCCTGACCGGTTGAGATAGTAATTGTTCCACTTAATGATTTGACTAGAGAGTTGGCTAACCCCTCGTACTTTGCATACGCCCCGGGGAAGGCAGAGCGTTGCACGCGCTGCGCAGCTTGGGTAACAGACATACTTTGCCAGCCACTTATGTCCAACAGGCCAGGTTGCCCACCCCGACCACCGGTATAAAACATTCCTGCAGAAATAGCAGGAGTTGTACGTTCCTTGAAACTACCCCATGGCGCTCTTTGTTGAAACAATCCAACAGAATCTCTATCCCCGTAGTTAAGATTCTTAAGATTAGACTCTTGCATAGCAGTAGCAATAGCGATAACCCAACCGTAAGCAGGAATTTTCTTTTGTTTTCCAACTGCGATAATGGTAGCTGCATTTCTTGTCTGCTCAGTGGAAAGATTCTGAGCACTGGTTACTTTGGAAGAAATCCTAATGGGTTGGTTGCAAGCGACTGGAGCAATCTGTGGGGAAGTAGGAGGCGCTGCACTAGTGTTGATGCTAACCACATACATAAAAAGAGACATCATCAATATCAAACCGATGATAAAAGCAATGAAAAATGTTATACCAACTCTAGCAATCCACTTCCCGCTCACTTTTATTCCTTAGTCTCAACCGCCAATGAAAGAAGTTCTTCACTGTTTCCGCGATGGAAAATAAAAGGATCTCCTTTGTCAATAAAAGTTAACTTTCCCTTCCGATCAATAACGAATTTTCTACTACATTCGTCACATTCGTATAGAAAACCACTTTTAGTAATTGTAACTTCCAAATTATGAAACCCTTTCATGCTCTTCAACCCCTCTTACCCATAGTTCTACTCCCTTTGGGATCAATCTCCACTCCCTGCCAAGCTGCCGAGCGATCTCTTCCAATACGAAAGTCTTAGTTCCTGTATGCCCGCAAAGAAATCTAGAAAAATTCTCCTCACTCATCCCAAGAACCTCTGCCATGTCTCGTCTGGTTATATGATCCGTTCTAAGTGCTTTGTCTATTTCTAAACGAATTCCAGAAGGCCCAATATTAGTCACTGAGATCCGAAACCTTCCAACTGGTACCATCAAATGTAACACTCGTCACGATTATTCTGCCAGAAGCTAAAGTGTGAGTTACCTCAGCATAGAATTGACCAGTCAAAGAGACTTTTGAAGAAGAGAGCTTGTCTTTAGGAACGCGATCCAACTCAGTAAACCTTAACTCTTCCAATAATTCTGGAGTAGTTGTATAAGAAAGACGCTTTAACCATTGTGATTGAGAACCGCTTGTGTTCAACCAATCCATAATGAATTTTCTAGAGATCGGGAGAAACTTACTTTCTTGGTTAGTCTCAATGGCGTCATTATGATAGCTAGGATCGTTAGCCTCTGAAGTTGGAATTGAAGTTTCCTTTACACTAGAAGTATTTGGATTGATATTTGGTGAGAGCATGATGAAGACAACGATGAAAATTGGAGCGGTAATTGTAATAACTATATGTCGCCAATCAGATAGTATCCAATAAATGAGTCCTCTAAAAATAGGTTTCACTCCGCCTCCTCTTCATTAGGATCGAAGATCTTATATACCCTTCCAGTTTCTGTCTCAGTATAGGAAGCCTCTTTTATATTCTGATTGGAATTTTCAACTACCGTGGGCAACGGCCCAGAAATGGAAGGTGGAGGAGGAACATTCCCGGCCATACTAAGAGCCATGGGCGGACCTGTGGCTGGATCTGGGGCGGAGGTAGCTTCCAGTCTGGTCTCCTTGACCCCTGTTCCAGTTCCAGTTCCAGTTTCTCCTTCCTCTCTCTTCTTTTCTCCAGAAATCACCGCCGCTGCCGCTGAGACACCGTGTGTGCCTGCCCATATCTTAAATATTCCCTTTCCAGTCTTCATAACATCGTGCTTAAATTCACGATTCGCTGCAAATGGGTCAAAGCCATGCGGCACCATCTTTGTTAGACTTCTAAACGGTTTCAATGCAATCCACATAACCAATGTGAAAAGGCCCAATAGGAAGACCGATATTAGTAATGGTAACCCAGAACCATGCCCTAATAGAAGTCTAATCCCAAGAACTGTTATAGAGGCGCCTACACCAAATAAGATAGAGTTAATGATAGCCGCCATAATTGTTGAAAAAATTCCTTTGACGGTAGAGGCAAATGCTGGAAAGACGGCGAAAGTTGCCATGAGAGGGAAAAGCATTACCGCTAGCCTTACTATTAGATAGGCTCCTATCATTAATAGAAATGAAACCATTAGGAATAACGTTGCGAAAGGTGCTGCCAACCATGCTACGAAAACAGCACCAATCCTATCATCACTTCTAGAACCAGTTAGATATCTGTAAGCATCGGGATCGGAAGTTTCAATTAACTGCGCAGTCTTGACAAATTCTTGGCCTTTCCTATCTGTTATCGTTTTGCATAACGCCTTACTTTTCTCACATTGGTCTGCTTCGTTCCATGAATAGGTTGATGCCTTGAAAATTGCTGGCCCATATTTTACTGCGGTCTGCGAAGACTCAGAGCCAAAGGTCCCTCTAAGCCATTGTTGATATAATACAGATTCATGCAGAAAACCACCAACTGATTTCGATGGATCTTTACCTGCTTCCTTCCCATTCATGGAGGCATGGACAGTGCTCAGAATTGAGCTAATTGTTTGATCAGAAACTCTACCTGCTTCAAGCGGCCACCTAAAAAGAACGGCAGCTATTATCATGACCAGAAGTGCCCAACTAGCAGCGCCAGCGACAGCAGCGAATCTAGCCCGTCGTGCTCTCCATATGATCCATACCCCTAATAGCATAAGAAATACTGGTACCCAAGGTCCGAAAACTCTTTCCTTTAATACTGAAATCGTATTCTTGATCAACGGGTCAAAGGTTGAAAGATAGCTAGGGTTGAAAGCGTAGTAAGAAAGAGTTGCCGTTATTCCTACTAAGACTTTTGGTACAGTCAGTAGAAAATTAGCGATATTATTACCGATAACTGCAACCGGGTCTCTGGCTACATCAGGTCCGCATCCTAGATCATAAGTATTGAATCTTATACCAGCGCCACCATACTGCTCGTAGATCGAAGTCTTTGCGTTAGGCGCAAAAGGGTCTGCTGGCGCTGGAAGCGGAATCGGCTTGTAATATGCGAAGCTTGTAACTCCACGACCAGGTACTTCTGGCGTCGGAGCTGTCTTGCAGGTTGGTAAGACTGCTGAGTTGGCAGGAGAAGAAAATAGCAGGGAGCCCGTGATCACACATAGTATGGCTACGAGAACTACTACGATTCTTTTTAAGCATCCCAATTCATTTCCTCACCATCTGCTCTTTCTACTGTAGTTGCTGTAGTGTTCAGAGCCTCCATGAGCAATGGAAGATGGGTCATATCTACGCGGATACGTTCTACTCTATTCTCAACGTCCCTCATTATAAATTCTCTAGCGCCTATCTTCTCATTGGTAGAATACGCGGAAAGATTCGCTAATACTTGCTCGTAGCCTACTCCAGTTGAAACCCTTAATAGTCTTAGCGCCTCGGTAGCAGTTGGTTCATCTTCAATCCTGCCAACAAATGCGGAAGCAATGAAGTTACCAACTTCCATGCCTAGGATGTCGGCGGGGTTCTGTGAGGACACCAAGGCACACGTATTCCATTTTCTAGAGTCTCTACCAATACGAGTAAAAAGGGCACGCCCCGAAGCCCATTCAGTCATCTGCCCTACTTCATCCAGCCCAATTGTCTTACGCTCAGCCATACCTAACCCGTATATTCTCCTAGCGGTAAGGTGGGCGGCTAGATGCAGTAGGGGTACGGCGAGCCGTTCTTCTGTAGACCAGTGCTCTCTTGCTATTTCCTTGCTCGGAATGGTAAGGCCAGCCATCGTCATGACAAGTAGAGAAGGCGGTGAGGATTCCTCGCTTGAACCTAATTCACCTTGCGGGAAGAAGAGGCGCGCCTTCGGTAGTTCCCGAACATCTCTGAGGCAGTTGGCTACGATTTTCCCATGGCGGTCTTCGTGAGTGTCAAGCCTTTCAATTATCTGATTCAAGGTAGCAGTTCTGTAACCGCCAACGGCTCTGACAGCGTCGCCAATAACTAGTTGAGTCTCTGGCATCTCATCAACTTTAGGCGGCAACAGCATTCTAACGACATCCGTCGCTAGTATCTTTCTGTCATTCTCGGCCTCAATAACTGCCTCAGTAAATAGCTCTTCAAGTTTTGCCTTGCGATCAATAGTATGGGGAAGGGAAAGGACCTCTGGAGACTCCTCAAATTGTTTCTTCGTCGGTATGGCTATTACGGAATAAGGATTCAGAGTTCCTTTAGGGGCCTTGGTTAAATCAAGATGGCTAGAGAAATCCTTGAGGTCTGGTAATTCAGTAAGCCTAGCGAGTGGGCCAGAGGGGTCTAGAATAGTAGTAAGGATCCCACGCTTAACAGAGGCGTAGGTAATAAGACCGAGAAGGCTGCTATTATGGGTTGGTATCATCGATCGTCCAGCGAGAAACATGCCGTCTGAATTATCCACTTGGATACACCTAACTGGAACAGAGTCGATCTTATCTACTGCCACTATGTATCTGTATTTGTTTGTAATACGATCATTTTCATTTATTCTATCGGCTTTTCTGGTTATAGATAATACCTTATCAGTAGTTGTGAATGATATAACATAACTAGTTGAGCTATCTATAGTTCTACCTTTCACTTGCCTCATTCTGATACTTGGTTTGTATCCAAGTGATCTTATTAGTTCTGTTGCATCTTTAGCCAAGTTCCTGCTGGTAGATGAAAATATAATCGTTCCAGTTTTGCTAACTGTACCGTCCGTGTCTAGTAATCCAGCCAAAAGTTCTCTTCTTTGTTGCTCACTCGCACGTAAATACTCAATTGGAATATGTTTATTTCCAAAAACATTTATCTCTTTCAACAACTTTTTAACACCAAGTAATCCAATATGATGAATGTTAGAGCGAAGTCTAATACTATGCCCAGTGCGTTCTAGATTACCAAACATCTCCTCGTCGTAAGACGTTACTTTGGCTTGTTTACTATCTCCATCTCCAAGCCACACACCTAGCATGTAGGGATGGATCGGTAAATTTCTTTCTGGTAACGATAATGGTGAGCATACATGGATTGAATGATTGTGCTGTCCATTCGGACCAAAAGTTAATGTGTGAGTTATATCTTCAGTTGTTCTAATTAACGACTCTTTCTGAAAAGTTTCTGGTTCTTTATTTTTACGAGAATGACCCTTAATATAAGTCCTAGGCTGTCCATGGCGAAAATGAGCAGTTCTTAGTCCAGCCTTATTTCCACATCCACAGAGGCATAAGTCAGTACCATAAATAAGATTTTTTGATTCATATTCCTTCACTGCTGACTTATATTTCCTACTGCGCCTTCTACTATTTACTTCTCTTGTTTTCCATTGATGTCCAGCATCTGCGATGATACTAGTTCCATCTGAAAATTTAATTTCATAACATTGATGATTATACATGATATCTGTTGCGGCAATTACTTTGGTTGGTAAACCATTCTCTCCAAATAAGAGATCCCCTGCTTGAACTTTCCCCATCGTTGTCCAACCATCTGGCGTTGGCAATGGCGTATCTAGACTTAACGCTTTACCGCTGCCCAGGGCTCCCACTATTGGAATCAAACCAGAGGCCTCTTTGACCTCTGTCGCATAATGTGTATCAAAACATACAGCTCTACGGGAGGAGGAAGTAGTAGTTCCTAGATAGGGTCCGCGTCTGTCACCAACAGAAGCGGTTACGGTGGGTAATGCAGAAGCTAGGTAGAGAACAGGCATACGCCGAATATGGGACTTAACAACAACGTTTTCGTGTGGAATGAATTCTTTAACCAAAGAAACTTGGCCTTTAGGCCAAGCGATATCTATGGAAAGAGACCTATAATGCTCAATAGCTCTTCTAGCGTTTTTCCTACATTCCTCTTCCGTCGCACCGGAAACACATAGCCGTATATATCCATGCGCCCTGGAGGCAATGATATTGCCACCTTGTGTCATTTCATCTTCTATTTGTTTAGCATGGGCAGCTTGACGCTCTAAAACGATTGGCTCGTCAACATCATGCTCGTCATAATGTTGCTGCATATCCCTGACAATTCTAAGTTTCTGTTGAACGTCTCTCTTTGCATCAGCCCCTTTCATAATAGAAAAATTGGCAACCCATTCAACAGGAAATGGAAGTCTTTCAGAATGCTGTATCCAAGGGTCGCAACTTGACTCTGGAACGTTGCGATCCCCCATCCTACCAATTGTTAGAACTGCTACATAATGGCTAGTAGGAGAGCCCTCCTGTTTCCTAGTAGAAACCTTTAAGAGATCCCCCAGTGGCCCGACAGGGGAAATGGCTACGGCATCTGTGAACGCCTCTAAGTCACTACCTTCCCAAAGATCCTCCTCTACTGAAGAGAGTTTCTCTGGGGAAGGAGCGCCTACAGCTACAGAGCGGTGCATCAACCACTCTAGTTCTCCAACGGTTGCTGGGCGCCCCTCCATACCTGGCCCCGCCACGATCTCATCAATGACTGAGCAGTGCTCCGATAGCTTTCCAATCTCAAAAGAGCTGACTTTTCCAGAGACATTTGAAAAGAGCTTGTTGAATCCCCTTCTTTTTGTTAAGTGAACACCTAGAAAAACTACCTTATCGGAAAGAGAGTTAGCGTGAAGATGGAGTTGTGTGTTGATTAGAAACGAAGCCCAGGACTCATTTCCGCGAGAAGGGAGGGGAGCAGGTGTTATCTTATGTAGTTTCTTAGCCCATTGGATGACAGGGTAGGGGCGATAAGAAACTCTTATAGTAATGTTGTGACCGGCTAATGCAGCTAGCCTATCTGCGTAGGAAGAAAGCAAGGCCTCTCGCTGCATATTTGACCTAAAGGACCATCTTTTCGGTGAGAGGACGTACCAAGAGATAACAGAGTTATTGGAAATAGTGAGATTTCTGTTTATTTCGGAGACGGCCAACTCGGACTTATGACCTTTTGAGAATTCTTCTAGCTTCTTTAGATTAGAGGTCTGCTTTCTCTGGGCACTCTTTACCTTCCTTCTATCCCTTTTATGCCTTGCCATAAAGAGGATAGTTTCGGATGAAAGCCTTCCGCGTAATTTCTTACGAAAAATAGAGACAGCGGTCTTAGTCTCTATAAATCCTACGGTGAAAATTGCATGGATTGTGGTGTCGTGGTCAACCATTCTCATAACGAAACTGGCAACCAAGATAGAGATACACAATTCCCATATGGGAGGAATAGAAACGTGCCAGGCAATTGCTTCTATTAAGAGAATAGAAGTGAAAACACAGAAAAAAACGGCATACGCTGCATAGCGTGCCACCCAAGGGAGTGTTAGTCCCCTAGGTCCGAGCCAAACAGAGTTTATTCTATATACTTGATCATCGGTAGAAATACGCACTAGTTCCCGCTCTTTCTTATCCGAAGACGAACGTTGCAAATTGCGTTGCAAACGTAAAGAGCAGAGCCGCTCCAGCGATGACGATCAATCCGATAATAGCATTAGTTATCGTGCTCATGTTATCGGAGAATCTACCACGCCGTGAGTTCGCAATGATATAAACGCCGATAAACAAGAATAAAAAGGGGATAATGTACTTGACGACCCACGCAACCACACCTGTCGTGTTGATCGTTGGACCGCTACCTGCTGCGAGGATAGAGCTCGCAATAATCTCTTTCATTATGCTCCCGAGTAAGAAAAGGTTTACTAGGACCAGTATGACAGAGAAGCAAACTGATCAGCGATCCAATTAGCGGCTATCGCCTGACCCGCCGATCTTATTATTTTCCATACGAATTCTTAGTTTGTTAAGATTCTCTTCAGCGGTTTGATCAAGACTGGCTCTTAGCTCCTTATTAAGACGAGCTAGATACCACAGGCAGTCGCCTGTTTCTGAAAGAATATTCATTTTTACTTCCTCAGAAATAACTGGCTCTCCTTGAGACTTGAAAAAGAGAAAGCCTTTCCACTTTCCTTTTCTTGGTGCGTCCCTTAGAACCTTTTTCCATTTGTTTGAGACCTCCCCAGCTTCTCCTGCTAGACCGTGGATTACATAATTGATCGCTTCTACGCTGCCAGTGCCAGCCCCAGGATAGATAGCAGTTCTATTAGTTTCCTTCTGATACTCCTCAAGGTTCATTTTCTCTCATTCTCCCTAATTTTCTTCAGTCCAATAAAAGGTGATTGTTCAGCTTCGCTGGCTAACTCAAAAATATCGCTCAAGGTAAACTTACACCTGGAATGTTGGCCCAATTCTTCTCCGCATTCACAGCGCTCTTTAAGTTGCTCTAAGAGATCTTTTGTAACGAATCCATATATCTCTGACCACGCTGCGGATAAAGCCAATTGTGTTCTGATACCGGATTTAGAATTAAGATGTTTGAAACCGAAGATATCAATCATCTTCTGAGATATAGAGTCCGGTATCTCTGGTAGCTTAATCACGGGATCCTCTCTTCCCGGCCGTCTTCGTAGCGAAGATATCTTTGACCATCGAATGTTTGTGTGATACCAATGACCTTTGACTCTTGCGGGCATCCTCTCTTTTTACCGATGAGGAAAAAGATTACTGCCGCAAACACAAAGATCAAAAGTTTCGGTAGCGCTCCAAACAGTATAAACATTGATGTTGAACCAATGACTAATCCTAGAGCTAGGCCCTCAAGCCAGAAGGGCGTCTTAATTCTCTTCTTGGCTATATTGATCTTTCCTGAAGTTACCTCTCGATATCCCATAGAGTTCATGATAACACACCCTTTTCCTTTTCTTTTTACAAGTAGTCATTCTTATAATAGTCGAACATTTTAGCTTCCTTTTCCATATCGATGATCTTATCATAATCAGGCTTTCCTTTTTTCGAAACTAATTGATCCGATAGAAAAAACCAGAATAACAAACTCAGTAGCATGAATATGGGCCAACAAAAAGTTATCAATAATCCGTTGGCTATATATTCCTCGTTAGAGTAATGACTTTTAGTTTTCTTTTCTGCCAGGATTCTTTTCCTTCCCAATGACAAACCTGTTCCGAGGTAGACTGAACTTGCGAATACTATTAGAATTACTTGCGTTACATTCATTTTATGGACTCTCTCGCTGAGGGCCGTGAGTTCCGCACACACCCTTATCCAAGAACTTCCCACACGTGAACCTATACGGTCCATCCCAGACTGGCTGAGGGCATAAGTCACGATACCCCCTCAAGATAGGAGATTTTGGAGTCTGGGGCGTTTCAGATCTCAGAGCATCACAAATAGAATTCAGAGAGACACCAGTATCCGCAATGACTTCAATGCATAGCTTTAGCGCTTTTTCCCGCTGCGCCTCCAGTTCGGAGACACGGGCCTCAGCCTTCTCTAATTCTTCTATGAATTTACGTATCTCTCCTGACATCAGTTCTCTTTCTCTTCATCTTTTCTATACTGATTCCTGGGTAATGCCCAGATAGCAATAGCTAGCAGCAGCAAAATCCCGATTGTCCAGCTAACTATCCAGAAACTCCATGGTGGGACGCTTTCGTAACGCCACTGTCCGTAAGCTATAATAGCCGTAGTGTAAACAGCCACTGAAGTCCAGTAGAACCTATTGCCCATATTACGCTTTTCCTTATTTGGCATCAACCCGCCCACATTGAAATCGTCCTTGCTTGCTTGTCCATGGCAGTAGTAACCAAGAGATTGAGCCCTCTATTCTTTGGCTTCCTCTGCCAATCGTATGCAGCGGCGGTGATCCTGCCATACCAAATTCGGTCGTTGAGATCAACATTCGTGATGATTATGAAGTTGTCTACATCGAGACCATAATCAATCTCGCCACGAATTTCAGTCCAACGCTTAGGGTCAAAACGGATCTTGCGCTCGTATCTTTTCCCCTGTGAGAGGACACGAATTCTTTCTTTCATTGCTAAACTTCCGGCTCTTGTTGCCATTGCTCTCCCCTTTTGTTTCAAATGGAAACCCCCTCACCCGGCGCCTACGCAGCTAGGTGAGGGGGTGCTAACGACCTTAGAGAGGCTTAAAAGGGCGCCTGCTCCGCAGCCTTACTCTTGCGCTTGTTACTCGTGCCCTCAGCAGATTCAGCCGCGGCGTTGGCCTCAGCCAGCGCCTCCTGCGCCGTCTCCTTCTGAGCCTTCTGGGCCTTCTGGGCCTTCTGGGCCTTCTGGGCCGCTCGAGCCTCTTCCTCAGCAACTCGCTTAGACTCGCGCTCAGCCTTCTTAGCCGCCCGCTCAGCCGCCTCGGCCTCCTTGGTGGCCTTCTTAGCCTCAGCCTCTACCGCACGCGCAGCGGCATTAGCCTCCCGCTCGGCGGCCTTACGCTCACGCTCGGCCGCCTTCTCGGCCTCCCGCTCAGCCTTCTCAGCCTCCTTGGCACCGCGCACACCAAGCCGGTACTCAGAGGTCTGCCTGAAAGGCACACGGGTCTTGTAAACGGCGAAGATCTGAAGTGGGCTGATCTCCACGCCAAGATTCTCAAGAATGTAGGCCGCGTGGGCGCTATGCAGCGGACCCAGCTTACCGGTCAGATCCTCATGGGTCACCGTAGTCTCTTTAACTTCGGTTCCGGTCTCAACATCAACAGACATTAATATTCCTCCTATGGGTTGTGGTTGCCTGCTAGACACTATTATACACGATCTTGTTTTGGTTGCAATGCTTTGTGTGTTTTTCTCTCGTCCAGCTTGCTCTTACTTTGCTATTCCCGCGAAATTTTTGATCGATATTCGGACAAATTGGTTCTGCGTTTTCCGTATGATCCCCGTGTCCAGCTAAGCCACCTTACCTAAACCAACCACCGCATGAGCAATAGTGGTCAATGCTTCCGAATGTTTCGTTCCATGAGATTCTAAGCTATTGATGTCTTAGTTCACCAATGTAGAACTTGCATCTCATCTCGTGCTCTGGTCCTGGACTCGTTAGACCAGTAAGACAATATCTACATTTCCCATTAAGGGTATGTTTGGCCCTCCATACTTCTGCGTAAATAGCTGGACGTATCGCAGACACGATACTATTCGCAGCCAGCCAAACCTGAGGATCGTAGGAGGAGGGTGAGATCTTTTGTAATTCCTTTACTACGATTTCAATTAGCGGATCCTCTTTATTATTTTTCACTAATCGCTGCCTCATCCCATTCAAACTCGCATCTAAAACATGACCTATGAAGCCTCTCGTTATGCTCAAATCCTTGAACGTATGAACTACCGATATTATGGATACAAACTCCAGACTCTAGGTATTTTGTAGAAGCTGTCTCATTTCCGCACTTGATACATTTTGGAAATTTAGAAAACGGTGGTAAATCTTCCTTCATTTTTTTTCTCCTAAGTTTAAGCTCGGGTCAAAGCGCATGAATTGGGCCATCTGACGTACGATCAAATTAGCCTCTGGAAATAGAGATCATCTATTTCCCTTTCGTTCATGCCATCCTCTTGAAGATATTATCCGCAAGACTAGCTTTGACCCGAGTGGCTTGGAAGGATCGATGGAGGCAGATGTGACTGGGCGAAAGGATAACACCTTGATGGCCACTCTTTGTCCCGGCCCAATGCTCCCAGGATTTGACCCCCACCGACCCATGCTAGTTAGTTAGGAACTCGGTTCCCAGTATGGTGGCGCATATCCTTCGTCAGCGCCCCACACTTCCCAGTCGTCTCGCACTTCTGACCAAACTGCCCCACACTCTTGACATCCGTACGCCATATTGGCTCGGTCGTGTAGGCAAACAGGATCCTCTTTCTCTTTTTCTTCGTTCATTTTCCTTCTCCGTCTCTATCTTTCTCTAAGAGAATTTGGGTTAAAGTTTCTCAAGTCAAGACCTGGAACTACTATTTTGGGTGGATTCCTTCTATCTGCTTCTACTGCGGCACCTTTCAGTATATCTCCTGCTCTACTGGCTAGGTCTGATTGTAACATAAACGCGAATTTTCCGTTTACACTAGAAATAATCAGTAGAACATAATTAGTTCTATCTTGGTTTTGTACTATCAGTACACCGAAGTCTACTGGCGAAGGAGCAAAATGAGGTCCAAGAGTCCCTATGTCAAATGCTTCTGATGGATTATCAGACATAGGCTCTTCACTCATTTTCCTTTTTGTCCTCTCTCGCATAGTATCTTTTCAAAAGAAAAGAACCTAACCTATATGAGAATTGGTTCTTGCGATTAACAAGCCAATCGCCTATCCAAAACAACATTAGTTTCCCTCTCCTTTTCTATTTTTATGCAGACTCTTTTTTACTTTCCATCAAAAGTTTGAACTGTCTTTTTTCTTCTTGAAAAGCCTCAACACTTGATAGATATTCATTAGTTTTATCTAACCCCTCAACTAATTGCTTGAACTCATAAGCATATTTCTCGTGAATTGTTTTACGAAATGGATCTTTAATTCTATATTCCGCTAGGAGACTTTCTATATTGGCATGATTTCTCGCCTCTGTGCGAAAATGTTTCAATGTAGATTTTGCTCCAAGTTCAATTTCCTCAAGTTGAGCTTCAGTCAGCTTTACTATGTCTCCTACATCCGTTGGGATTGCAAAATATCTATTATGACCGAGACCCTTTTTCCTTTCAACTAAAGGTATAAACCACTCATGCTCTTTTGAGTTTTCAGGATTTCGAATATGACCTAGATATCTCCCTAGCTGTTTAGTATCTGAAATTTCAAATCCATAGCTCACCGAGAGCTTGTAAATAATTTCTTGTTTGTCTGGAGCTGGTAGGCAAAAACGAATTGCTTCTATAATTTGCCTTCTCTTACCGGAACAACAAGGTTTTTCTTTGCCAAGTTTCAAATAATCCTTCACTGTTATCCCACAATCTTTAGATGAGATCGCTCTTGAACAGTTATTTCTATTTCTGTCCAAAGATTGACAACCTTTTGACGTTGATAAGTCAACGTTTCAATTTGATCTTTAGTTAGTTCTAGCTCCTTAGACCTTAAGTCTTCAAGATGATTAGAAAACTCTTCTGCCCTTGCAATAGCAGACTGCGCTAAACTGTCTAGAGTCTCGTATATCAAACGAACAGACTCTGTAGCTTTCTTTCTTTTTTCTACTAATTTCCTAGCTTCCTCTACTGTCATTCTCTTTTTTACTAATTCTAATCTATCCGATTGTGCCATTAGAATTTGATGAACAGCCCAAGAGCAAACTGGTATACGTATACCGTTTTGCTTTGGAAAAGCGGCAGAGACAGAGCGGTACGATTTCATTGTTTCAAAAACGATACCAACATCATCAGCAAAATGTTGTAGGGTATTCTCCCCATATTTCTTGGGGACTTGTAAAGCTAAATCTCCATATTCCCAATTCAGATTCTCTTGTTTTTCTTTGACCTCCAGTCCTAACCTTACACATTGCTCATAAGTTAATGACATTCTTCATTCTCCTTTGCGATATCTGATCATTTCTCTGATATACTCTACATCTCTTACGGAGTCAATTGCCCTATACTGCTCGAATCGTTTCGCCTCAACATCTTCTTTGATGTTAGTATCAATCGTTCCTTCTGACAGATAGTAGTATACCGTAACAGCTTTACGCTTACCAGCGTCTTCAATTGTCAATGCTCTCGTTGCCCTATCGGCTCGATCCTCTAATTGATCTTGGTCGCTAGGATCCCACAAACGATCAAGGCAATGCACTTCGTCGGCTTTATCAAGTGTAACACTAACGCCACCTGCTTTGCTATTGATCAAAAAGATCAGATTTCCTCCTTCTTGCTGAAATTCCTCCATCATTTGATCTCTTTGCTTATCGCTGTTTTGGCCGGTAAGAAGAAGAAAACCAACCTTCAGCTCCTCTAGTCTTTGCCTTATTGCGAATAGAAACTCATTATATTGACTAGCGATGATTATCTTAGTTGTACTATCGCCGGTTAGAATTCCACGGGCCTCTAAGATCTCTAGAAGAGTTTCTATCTTGCAAGAGGAATCATGGGCGCTATGAACTTTGCCTTCTTCGTCTTTATATAGGGCTCCATTCGCTATCTGTTTAGCCCTTGTAATTTCAGCCAAGATCCCATCCGCTGTGATGATTCCACCAGGTACCTTGACCTCGGCGTCCATGGAAAGAGACCTGTACTGCCTAAGCTGCTCACCTTCCATCTCGCATATAACTTCTTCGTATCGCTTAGGCGGGAGCCAAGGCATGACCTCAGCCTTAGTACGGCGGAGAATACGAGGCCCTAGGAGATGTAAGAATTGCTCCTCGGTCTTACCGCCTTTCAGTTTTCCAACTTTCTTGACCGTCCTCGTTCTACCTCTACCGCCCCTTAGGAAGATCTCTTCATTTTCTACAAAGAAAAACTTATCCACCCAACGCCAGAAGCTTGTGTATTCCTCAGGCCATAGCCAATGTAGGGTTCCGAACATTCCTTGAACCCTACCGCCACGGCCGAATGGCGTACCTGTTACGGCAAGACGGCGGTCGGCTAGTTTTCCCAATTTCTTTAGCCCTTTACCGGCAAGATTTCCTTTTGTGACGGTCATAGACCCGAACATCCTGTGGCTCTCATCTACCACAACTAACGCCCAAGGATCAGAAAAGAGCGCGGGAAATTCATAACCAGCGAACTCTTTTTTGGAATCTTCCTCTTTTAGATGATACTTTAAATGGGTCTTGGTATCATTACACTTGATGGGTGATACTTTCTTACCAGTTGAAATTTCTAGGCACGGAAAGTCCTCTTTGATTCTTAGTGTTTCGGCTACGGTAATAAGCCATTTACGAGAAGAAGTGTCTTCCTTAAAACTGTTGATTGCTTTCTGGCGCTGTGCTCTTGTTCCCCGACACATATAGACTGTTTCCTCTGACGCCCACTTCCTTAGAAGGTTAAACCAGACACTCTTAACGGCTAGCCGTGGACAAGTAACAAGGATAGGGCCCTTGAGATCTTGCTGTATGACACCAGCAATAACGATCAAAGTTTTCCCGAGCCCGGGCTGGTCAGCGACTAGACCAGCGTTATGAAATAGTTGTGTGAGCCACTGGACACCTACCCGCTGATCGGGCCGCAGGGTGGCGGCTAACGCCGGGGCACTTGCCACTAATACCGGCGCTAGCTGGGCATCAGACGCAGTAGAAGTAGCGGCCTGGGCGTTAGCTAGGGCCGCTTCTGCGGTATACGCAGCGGCCAACGGCGGTAAGATTGATAGATCAGACCCGAACTCCCTACGAAGATCCTTACACTTCTCAAGGGAGAAGGGAAAGGACCAAACCTTGTCCTCTCTTAAGAATCTTCCTGCCCCAACATTTCTACAAGCTTCTACCGCTAACTCAAAGTCATAGGTTCCATCTGTTTCCGTCCTGACAAGAATTCTTCCAGCCTGAAATGTCGCTATCGCCTGCATGGGGTTCCTTCTATTATTATTTATTCATTTCCTTACTTGCCAAACGATCTATCGCGGTGTCCAACAGGACTGCTAACTGATTCCATTCAGAATTATTGATCGTTTCTCCAACAACTGCGCCTAAACACCACGGCACTGCGTTGACACGACAAATCTTGCGATGCTCGATCAGCGCGGTGACAAGGTTATCAAGCGCAAATGACGCCAGTGCCCAATGTTGATCAAGTTGTGAAATTTCAAGTGCGCTAAGATCTGGTATACATTCATGAGTCATTTCTCTCCTCCTCTTTCCTTTTTATTTAGAGACTCTTGTTATTCTGTCTAGCCTAACTGCACGGAACGGGCCAAGAAGATGCCTGAATTTAAGCGGTGCGTCTCTGTCTGACTCCCTAAAATTTAGTACTCTGATTAGAGGGTCATGCTTCATGCCAGAGATAAAAATCTGAGAACGGGGATTTACCCAGGCAGACTCCTGGCGCTCCACCAGTATCTCCCCACTATCATTGTGGATAATTTGTGTCCACTCTAGCTTTTTGTCATTTATTTCTGCTATTATTTTCTCATCTGGGAGATCCTGGAAAAGATCTTCCCCGAATGACTTTACACTGTCACGCCTTCTAACTCCATTAAGAATAGTTGATTTAGATTTCTTAGCTTTTGGCCTTGCCTCCTCTTGCCCCTCTTTTTCTTCCTTCTCCTCTTCGCTGTTCTCCCCTCTTGTCCTAGGGACAGAACCGAATCCTATAGCGTAGATCTTCCTAGCCCTGGCCGCACCCGACTTTGGTTTCCCATTTGTTTGAAGGGCAAGGGCGGCTCCGATCTTTAGCCAAGAGTTACCTGATTCACGAAGCTCCCTCACTTGACAAGCTATAATGAATTCCTCTTCCTCACATTCAACCCTCTCTGCTCTCCACCCTTCCCATTTGGAGTTAATTTGAACGGCCATCGCCCGCTCCCACTACTATATCGTACCAGTCTATCTCGTCTTTGGAGGCAAGACCATTCACATAGACGTCATGTCCCCAGTATCTACTGGCAATTTCTTGTGCCCCAGAGAGATCCTCTGCCTCCACAAGAGAAAATAGGTCGGGATTTTCCTTATTATTTACCCTCCATCTCTTAGTCACTATTCTCCTCACTCTTTCCTATAAATCTCGCATACACTCTTTGCTCCCCATCTACATTACGAGAGGTAAACTCCCAGTCAGAGAGAGGGAAAAAGAAATTAGGTTTGCCCTTCTTTAGTTGTTGGATGACATTTGCCGCTCTACCAGAATGCGCTGCGTTCAGGGCAAAATAAGCCCACTCCATAGGTCTTAATTTACATGCCTCAGCTAACTCTTGATAGGGATAGATCCTTCTGCCGTAGTATGGCGGCTCTTCAAACTGAATTATCATTTGCTTCGTTTCCTCTCTACGTTCTCTTTTGTCTTTTGGGATTATATCCGAGTTTACTGTAACGTCTGGCAACACGACCAATCTCTGCCTCAGCGCCGTAGTACACTACTGTAGGCCATGATTCTACTTGATAGATATCCCAAGTTACGTTAGCTCTCCCAGCTACAATCTGGGCTACTTCTTCAGCAGTTTCACCTTCGAAAAGAACTATGTCTAACTCTACAAACGCCATTATTTCCTCCTTTTTGTTACTTGCACTACCAATATTATACAAATTGAGTAATAGGATTGATAGTTTTCAGCTGTATTGGAGGCTCAGGAGGCTTCCTCACAGGTCGTACAGATTTCACGCTCCGTGAAGTTTTGCGATCTGCAATGCGGGCAATGCCTACGCTCACGAACTCTTAGTTGCCTATCTCTAAACTCGTTGAGCGCAGCTTGCTTACTACGAGTGTTAGAAACAAGACCACCATATATACCGCCTCGTGCGGTCTTTTCCCAGTAACTAGGTTTCTCTTTCTCATGAGCCTCTTCTATAGAAAGAAACCAGACCGTTTCACAGTGATTACACTTTCTCTCTACTTCAATCTCTCCGTTCTTTATTCGCTCTCGTCGTTCTTTCTCTTTCCTATACTCCTCTTTAAATGTCATTACTATGCTCCATTTCCCATCGATATCGAAACATTGCTCGTTCTCTTACGTCTTCTAGATCAGGAATGTAAGGATTCCTGATGATTGCAATTGCCAATCCTAACCCTTCTGCCCTATATTTGTCTCCGCCATCCTCATTTTCCTTTTTCGTCATAAGTTTCATGACGACTAAGTCAAGCTCGTCTTCCATTATTTCAAGGATTGAACGCCCTTGGCAAGAGCCCTTATTAGATTCAATCCTCTCCCTTTCCTCTTCTTCTTTTGTTTTCCTTTTTCTCATTAGCTCATGTCTTTCTCTTAGAACCAGACATCTAGTGTGACAGATACTAACATTGATACAACAACCTACGTCAGCGTATCTGTTTAGCTCCTTAGCTAGCATTCAATACGAATGTTCTAATGGGCACATTAGCTCTACGGGCAATTCTAGTGGTCAGCCACGTACCAGAATGGAAGGAGCGAGGGTCCTTTTCAGGATATTGCGGGAAAGTTATCAGTTGATCTATTGGGAACTCAACTATAGCGTAGTCTCTATCCCGATAAGTAGTACCGGACGGCATCTCAATTACGTTGATAAATGGGAATTCCATTATCCACCAGATAGCAATCCTTAATCGGTTGGCTGGAACAATAACAGTATGCTTTTTTGTTGGTTGCTTCAACGCTAGATAGCGACCAACGAAATGGTCAACTCCTATGCAAGCGCCAGTTACGTAATGATCTGCGTCTAGTTCGTTCAAAACTTCTGAGATCAGAAGTTTATGGCAGTCTTCTGGAAAACGAGAGCCAGAGAAACCAATTGTTGTCATGAGACTCTAGCTCCTAGAAAGCTATAAAGACATCCTCCGTCGCAGAATACACCGCTAAAGAGATTATAACCCTCCGTGTGCCCGTCCGTCGGAATCCATTGAAGTATCGTGAGATTAGGAATCTCAGCCTCATATAAATTCTTATCGCAGAAATTACAGTTCCTGTCATTTGGTTCAGACCATTGAAACTCCATTAGTCTTCCCTTCCTCCTACTTCGTGGCATTTCATCTCATATATAGCAGCAGCCTCTATTAGTCTCACTGCTATCCACCTAGCAGTACCCGGATTCAATCTCTTTTCGTCCAGCCAGATTCCGTCTAACGAAACCGTAACGATTTCTTTTGGCCCTGATTGGCCGGTTGATCTCAAAATTGTTCTGTCCAACTCTCCAGTAACTCCAGGATAGGATTCCCAGTAGGCTGGCTCCATATGATCTCGTCTTTTAATAGGGTCATGTACTGGAATTTTGTTACCGTCCATGAAATTGGAATACCTTGCTTCTTCTTTCACTGTAGCTCATTGGCTAGGTAGATGGCGCCGTGGTCATCCTGGATTACTATGTGACCGGACTTCGTTAAACCTATTTCTTCAAAGAGGCGCTTACCAGTTTCCTTTTTCTTAGTTTCGTCTTCCTTCTTCTTGTTGGGATTGTAACGCCAAGCACGACCGCGAATTTCTATCTCGATGTCATCCCTCTTCTGTAAAATCTGAGACGTTACGTTTTGGACCGACTGAGTCAATAGCCCTAAATTCTTGGCTAGATCGTCTATGTAAATTACTTCACCTGGATGTTTTAGAAGTTCCTCTAAAACAAATGGCTGAACCGCTTTCCTTCCAACTACTCCTCCAATTCTCGGCATTATTTTTCTCCTATTCCTTTTCAAATATTTTCGTTAGGCGCTTTACTCGAAGTTTATAGAGTTCATCAGCAGCTTCATTGCATTCCTGTGAGAAATCTTCTAAGGCGTCAACTATTTCGCCTGGCTGACCTTTACACGCGAAGACAGCGCTTACACTGATCTCACCATCTTCATGATACTGCACAACTACATTTTGATGATCCATTTTTTTCTCCTTGTTTCTAAGAGATGGCAAAAAATATTGTGAACAGAATGCTCACTAGAGTCATATTGATTATGAGTTTTTTCCATGGTTCTTTGATAGCAAGGATCTCTGCGATATCCTCGCCAACGCTTGAGGAAACAATTCCAATTAGAATTGCAGTGAAGAATCTCATTTCTCTTCTCCTAGAAGTTTACTTTTGAACGGCAAATTGGGCCGATTCCGAATGCCCTACTGTCTTCATTCGTCAAAGTACGGTTACAAATGCAGCATCTTCCTATTTCCTGGACGTATCGCCGCATAGCGGATGGATAATCTTCCGCGATAGCTGTCAGGATTCGAAGTCTTTGTTGCGGGCTTTTGATAGGAAAGGTTTCGTCACTTGCCTGTACCTTGAGGAAGAGAAAACCTTTCCACTTTCCTTCCCTCGGCCTATCCACTTGATAGAATTTCAACTCCCCGTCTATCTCCACTGCATAATGGGCCTTGTCCACAAGCGGTAACTTCTCGGCTACTCGTGAGATTTCTTCTTTGATCCCTACCCTATAGTTTTTGATGTCTGGCTGTGTACCTTCTGGTACTACTTCATAGCAGTCTCTTACTTCTGCCACTGTATCGTGGTAGTGGCCTTTACCGCACCTGATCGACATTGGGATCTTACTCCTATTGTTTGGTGGCTACAACTACAGTTTACAATACGGAGTTTTGGGGATCGCTAAATTGATCGCTTACTGATCGTCCTTTTGGCTCTGCATCTATTGTTCCCAGTGGAATTATCTCAGCGTGCTTGTCTCTTTCAAGAATATTGACATAATGATCCACATTATTACAACTTTCCCATTCAGTTCTATTGCACTTTTCTCTGAATTTCATTGTCTTATGAGTAAGGTAACCAAATTTCAACGGCTCCCAAAAATTTCCATGGCGGAAGGAAACCTTAACCATGCAGTATTCTGAGCAAAACACTGAAAGAATTGGATTGATCTGCCTGACGTCTATTCCAATTGCCATTCCGATAGAGTGGCGGTCATTGGCAAAATAGGCACCGCCTGCAACTTCAATTCCTAAGTGCTCCGCAAGTGAACTAGGGTTGCTGCTCCAAGCGTTGGTTAGACCAACCGAATTATTGAAGGCGCTTATTACTCCCATTCCTTGGCGATGCCTAACCTTCTGATCCTTTATATAAGCCATACAGTATCTAACGAATAGACCTGTTTCGTCTCTCTGTACTGCCCAGACAATCTCTCTCCCTATATACTCTGAGTAGAACTCGTAAGGAAGCCAAACTGGTTCTTGGTCAATTAAGAGTTGAAGCCTAGCGTTGGCGTTATCGTAACCCATTCGGCCATACTCTACCACTCCGACGTCAAGTATTTCCATTCTATTCTCTCCCTTCGATTATGGAGTCCGGGTATCTGGAATTGGACCAGCTTTACCACCTTATAAGAGTGGTTCGGAAAACCATTCCGACCTACCCGGTAGAGATTACTTCTTGTCTTTCTCAAAAAAGACTTCAGCTAAGTGGACTAAGGTTCTGGTGTGTAAGTAGTTTGGGAGCTTTCCCGGTAGGGAGTTATCTGTAAACCACCATACGAACCACTCTTTTAAGAGAATAATTTCTATCTCGTCCTCTTCTTCGTTAATTTCCAAGATCTTTTGTGTTATCTCGTCCATTTATTTAATTCCCAACTCCTTCTCTAGTCGCTCAATTTCTTTGACTCGTTTTGCCTTCGCGAGTTCTTTTCTCCGGCCGCGCGTTGGAAGTTTTGGGATCTCGTAAGTAAAGAAAGCTATACTTGCCGCTACAATCAAAATAATTGGCCAAAAGACCATTGTTAGTAACCCAGCAAGAAGCCCGAAAAGATGAGCCTCCTCATTTTTGGGATAATAGAACTTACACTCAGAACCATCTTTCTTATATGGAAAACAATGAGCATGAAATTGGCAACATTCTTCCCCTCTATGATCATGATAGGCTGCTCTACCTACCACACGGCCAGAGACAAGTCCGATCCCTAAGTGTGTTGCAATTGCGCCGTATTCTATTAGGTTCATTTTCCTCTCCTTTCCTTTCTCCTTTTTTTTATTTCTCGTCCCCGCGACAGGAATCGAACCTGCAACTTCCGGTTTAGAGGACCGGATTTCTATCCGTTGAATTACGCGGGGCTAATTGTTTTGATCGCCCTAAGTAACTTTGAATTTTCCGTTTACCCTCCTGATATTGGCATACCACTTCCGACTCTTGTCAGGGTCAGGGCCAACTATGGTTAGAGTTACACCGTCTGGGAGCTCACTAATAGGACCGCTCCATTGTGGTCCCATGGGGCTAGTGTTGAAGAAACCAACACTCTCAGGGTCGTTGCTCACTTGCTCTTTCAGAGCTTTCTTAGTGGTGGCGTAGTAAACTCCACCTTGAATGTGGGTCATTGCTTCCTCTCCGTGATTTCCCTTATAGTTTGTCTGAAAGCATTACCGTTATGCTACGGAGGCTAAAAGGTTGGGAGCGGTCCCTTAATTTCCCGCCTCCTGCTGGCACAAGCGGACCCTTAGCAGGCTGCCAGACCTACCGTCCGGGTGCTTTCTCCCAACCAAGTTTTTTTTGAACTATTGGCTTGCTACTGCAAGTATAGCATTGGAAACACCAGAAACTTGTTCTGGTTTTATCGGTTTTATTCAGTTACATGTCTTAGTTGGTCAGAGTCATAGGCATCCGTATCTGGATCTTTATCCCAATTAACTCCGTAAAACCCGTCTAGGTCAATTCTAATAATTGTTCCAGTGTCTGAAGGGCCGTTGGTTACATAGAACACTCGGTCGCCGACCTTGAAGTCTGTCATAAAATTTCTCCAATCTGAGAAACGGGTAGTTTACTCCTCGTCAATTGGAACTAGAAATAGTTCGTATCCGTCCCATTCAAACTGAAAACCATCTGGGGCTAGGCTATTTAAATGCTCGTAAGCCTTGGTAGAGATTTGGTCCATTTCCTCAACGAGGTCCCAATTCTCCTTCCACTTATTGAGTGAAACAGCCGTGAGACTTTTAAGCCCTCGGAAGAACTTTAGAATTCTAAATTCCTCTTCCGTAAGCTGAAATCCATAGTCTCTAGCTAGGTCAACCACTCTGTAGATATTATGCCAGCCCATACTACCGTCTAGCCAAGTTCCTGCATCACTCGGGAGAATCTTCATCGTCTCTTCCGTTTCTTCCATTTTTCTTCCTTTCTGCTAGATATTCACGAATAAAGAAATCAAGAAACAGGATCACTAGTATCCCAATTCCTATAACCCCAAAGATCTCAAAGACGTTCATGCGCTTCTCTATTTCTCGCAGTCCTTGCGGTTTGGAGTCACGACAAGCGAGGAAGAGTTGTCGGTACCAGATCTTGAAGAAACGAATACTTTGTCTGGTCCAACGCACTTCCACGCAACGTTACCGAAGTTATCTGGGAAATTGATTACGTGTGCTGGCGTGTCGTCACGACCAGCCGCTACCGGCGCATCACCTCTACCTCTTTCGTCTTTGTACTGCTCGCATCCCGCCACGGAAATAAGTGAGAGGAGAGAGGCGGGGATAACGATGATTGCTAATTTCTTTTTCATTTCTTGACCAACTCCGGATAAACGCCATTGTCGAAATTACTGATAAATTTCGTGAGATTCGATGGTACATCTATACTAACAGTACGTCTTCCCTCGGTTCCGATCAACACATTTCTACTATGAACTACCAAAGATCGATCCGAATCACTAAGACTAAACTCTTTTCTGATCCAATTAGCAACCGGACAATTGGAAAAAGAATATCGCATTCCCTTTATTTCGTTAGCACACAACCAGTTAGAGATCTCCTCTGGACTTTTGTCCGAAAGCGTATCTAGTAAGATACGGAGGTCAGTTGCTGTAATTTTCACTACACTTCCTCTATCTCTGAGATGTGAACTAGATGCCCAAATGCACCTATATGGCCGTACAAGACTTCATCGTCTGGAGAGAGGAAATTATAGGCGGCACGAATTGCATACTGCAATGCCGCTATATTTCCAGTTGCTTCCTGCCACGATTTCCCTGTTAGCTTATCCCACCAATCTTCTATTCGGTATAGTTCGCCAGGCAATACCATTGCCTGCATCGGATCCCTAACGCCTTCTTTGATCCTAACTGTTTTTCCGGCTAAATCTGAACTTTCATTGTGCATTTTTTTCTCCATTACTTTCTCCATTACTTTCTAGGGTTGAGGCTTCCGGGCTTATGGAAAAAGAAACCACTCTCACGCCTCGTGCTATTTGCCATCTCTTGGAAACTCTTTAACCTTCTCGCTAATTTCCTTTCCTGTTTTGTTTTCCAATCTGGATTCTTCCGCGGCTTAGTTGTCATTCTAGTCCCTATTTAGATAGGTCTCTCTGAAAGCTTTTGAGATCTTTAGGAAAGGAATACCGCGATCGTTCATATCGGCTGCTGATGCATCAGGCTTACTTGAAGATAGATATGGATTTTGATGAGAGAAGCCATACCATTTCATAACTCTCAATGGCAGTGAGTACTCCGCATCGTCGTATGTTACTGATGTCTCTCCGAATAGTTTATCGGATTCTCCTACTTCAAGACTCACACCGTTTCGTATTGCGACTTCACAAGCTACTCCCAGACAGCAATAATAATTTCTGCCTTCCACTTTCCGATGCATAAAGCCCTTACACTGCTCAAATTTCCCACTTTCTAGTGCCTGGCACAATAGCTCAACTCTTTCTTTGTTGACCATGGCTTGTTTTCCTTTCCTCAATTGGCAGCTGATACTCTTATTGCGACTACGGATTCGGTTTTCTTTGTCTCTATTGATGCTAGGTAGCTACGGATCATCCTGCGAATTGTTGAAATGGAGACGAAGTAGATCTCTGCAACCTCGCGCCTGGTGAAACCGTCTTGCGTCATTTTATAAACTTTCTCGGCGTCTTGGAATTCGCGGGTTCCAGCCCTAAGAAGGGGAACTCTACGCCCCGCGGCCGTCCTAATGGCAGGAGGAAGATCGGCGATTTCCCAGCCTTTTCGGTGAGAGAGACCGTTGCAAATGGTACAATCGCAGTCGTTATTTTTTGCGAAAAGGCATCTGTCATCACAGTAAATAAGATCCTCGTTCATTTGTTTCTCTCTTTCTCCTCCTTTTCCCTCTTTTTCTTTTGATGATATCTCTTATTGATTGCAGCTATCTTTTCTTTGTTCTTTTCGGCCCAATTTCTTTGGTAGGCATTTATCAAATTCCTGTTATTCCTCCTCCATTCAATAAGCAGGATACGCCTACATTCCTTGCAGTAGCAGTCTAAACCATCGTTTATGGTTTCTAATGTGTAAAAGTCTGAGACTGGTTTGCGCTCCAGACATTTCCTACACATTTTCTTTGAGATGGAGGTCATTAGTTTCCCATCGCTCCTTCTAGTTTCCCTTCCATTCAGATGAATAATTTACATTACTAGGAAGAACCTCGCTTGTAACCAAGTGGTTGTAGTCCAGTAGACCAAAGAGCGTTTCCACTAGACCTACAATTTCCCCCCGCTGTTTCTTCAGGAAATAGACCACCTATTTCCGCTTCAACTGTAATTCGTATCTTCATTTGTCTACGTCATCAACGTATTGGTCAACCTCTGCTCTTGCTTGCTCGTTACCAAACAACAAAGCGTCTAGCAAGATAAGTAGAGGTTGATCGGTTTGCTCATGGATATTACGAGCCATGTCGTAGAAAAATCCTGGCTCTCGCGTTTGTTCCCTTGCTGCCCATCCGGGTTCCATTTTCTCTTTTCCTTTTCTTTTAGAGCTCTAGTGTAACTATGACCTTTTCTGCGTTTCCAGCTATGCTTTTCTTGATGTAAAGCTTACCGATGACATCGCGTTCATCGGAGTTGTTTACTTCTTCAAATACAACGGTATTCTTGGTTTCGCGAAGCCTGGTGAACTCTATCTTTGTTTCTGACATTCTTACTCCTTACTTTGAAATGAGATCCAACTGGGCACTAAGCTTTTCCTGAAGTGAGGCGAACTTTTCGGAATTGACTACATCACCGCAATCCTCGAAGAGTTCTATTGAGTCGTCAAGAGCCTCTATCAGTATTTGAAGCTCTACTTCTGTTAATTCAACGCTCATTATTTTACTCCTTTTGTTAGACGTTTCCTGTGCTATGGAGCCAGTTCGTAACTGTTTCCCTAGCAAGGCGCTGCTGCTCTTGCCAGCCTTCAGTGTCTGGATCATCGTCCCAAACAAATTGGTCAAGCGCTTTTTGCACGGCCAGCGATGACAGTCTTGATGGAGTTCGTCCGATAGTAGAGCTATCTCCCATAGGTCGTGATCATCGAATCGGTCACGAGCGACAGCGACTGCTTGTTGAAGAAGCTCTGCATCACTGGACTTAGAATCTTTGGCCCCGATTCCCTCGTCGGCCAGTGCCATTTCCTGTCGGATGAGAAGGTCCGCAACGTCTATGTGCATCAGGAACTCCATTATTCCTCCTTCTTTTGGCGTTGCGCTGTGCGTTGGGCGCTTGGGCGGCTTGCGTTGTGTTGCGGTGTGGCCCGCTTTGGTGGCTAGACAGCGCTCAGACCGTACTGAATAGCTTTTGGCTAGGCGGGTTAGGGGTTTACGTTCTGTGGGCGTACCAGGCGGTCTAGGGCCTGGTAGAAATACGCCTATTTCTACCTCCACAGCCTGCGTGAGAGCAGCCACCACAGAAACCACCGCGATTACATTCACAAGGGCAAGGCGGGACTGGTCTCGGTTTCTTGTTTATCACTTCTTTTCCCTTAGCTTCGGATCGCGGAGATCAACCGCACGGTAAACCTTATGGGTTTGTTCCAGGTTATTCTGTTGCTTCAAGCGAAGTCTAGCGGCTTCCCTTCTGGCCTGGCGGTAGGGATGGGTAGTGAGTCGTTTGTCCTGATTGCTCATTTCTTTACTCCTATAAGAGGCGGCTAGCTAATTATAGCAGGTAGAAACGGTTGGATTACTTTTCTATGCTTTGTGAGTGTAACTTGAGGAAAAGATCTCTGAATTGTTTACTTCCCTCCCAATCCTCGATGTCAGTCAGAGACTCTTCCTCATCGTCAATTGCCCACATGATCATTTGAAACTCTTCTTCCGTGACTTCAAATTTCATGAGTTCTTGCTCTCCTTGATGGCTAGTAACTTTTCTTTTGCACGGTTCTTTGTTCTTACGACCGGGGAGGCGGCAGAACTACGGCGTAGCTCTTGAATCCTTCTTACTTCCTCCTTGATCTTTTTCACTTCTGATACCAACCTCCATCATGATAGTCACAGTCTAAGATCTTGGAATCTTCTTGCTCGCTGTGACATACGGGAATTGATTTTTTATAGTAACTCCTACCGATCTGGTAGGAAATTGTGGCGGCCATCAGTAGCAAGATCATAATAGCTATTACGACTGTTGGCGGTGGTTTATTCATTTAGCAGCCTCCGTCTATCAGAACAAGGTTCCCGTCGCCTTTCAGACTCACGTTCTTTTCGTGGAGATCACCTGAGAATTCTTGCATCTCCCGAAGCTGGCGCTTTTGTTCTGGACTCCTACCGTATATTGGAGTCTACTAACTCGTAGTGGTGCATAGCCATTACACCAAGTTTGGCGAAGTAATAGAAGTCTGGGGTCCAAGGTCTACCCTCATCCTTGATTCTGGAGAAGAGATTGTTCTCGTTGCTGACCTGGTAGCGGTCACCGTTGTAGTTGACCTTATAGACTACGTTGTCAATTTTCAAAGCGACTCTTGTACTCCCCATACCAACAAAAATGAAGCCCTCTTGCGCTGCTAGTTCTCCGAACTCGACCCTGAGATCTTTGTTGTACCAGTCACAGCGCATGTCCATGAGAAGGTGTTTGTGCTTTTTCACGAACGTGACGCAACTCATGGCAACTATCTCATTGCCTAGTATGGGGGCGTTGGTGACGGCTGGCTTCTTCTTTATTTTCCACATTGGAAATGTCCTTTAGAGAGTTAGAGGAGGGGGAGGGGTTCTAGTTTGGCGTCGGCGGGTTGTAAGGGAGCGGAGTGCCGTTCCTGAAAGTCATCATTGGATGGGGAGTTTCAGTGCCGTCCGCCGGCCGGTTGAAAAGGCCCCACACGTAATCCGGGTCAGCGTTAAAGTTTCCAGTATGGGCTAAACCCGGCGGTAAACCGAACCAAGGAGCCTCTTCAAGTTCAACGCCGAATTCTTCGGTTGGCGATTCCGTTGCCCAAACGTTGAATGGGCAGTCACCATCGGCAACGTAGAACAAGTGGAAAATCTGGCCGGTTGGCTCGTGGACGACTTCTGTAACTTCCGACTTGTCTTGGATATCTTCCAGGAGGTAGAGTTCGTCCTCATTGAGCTCGTCTTTCCACAGCAAGGTTAGGGCTTCGAGAACTGCCCGGCGGATTTCTTCTCTGTTCATTTCCATGAGCCCAATCCCCTCCACCATCTTACGCCGCACTTATGGCACGAGTGAGTTCGCCACCATCGCGCTACCGGCGCGCAAATTGCGTGGCACTTAGGGCAGCGATGCGGCTTATCGGCATTTGCTAGTACGAATCTCATTGTCACTCTTCTCGCGTCTCAACGTCTGTGACTTCTTCGTAGTCGTTGTATATTACTGCTGAGATCCGCATTGCTTCTTTCTCGCTGACGTCCTCATGCAGGATTACGTAGATTGTAAACGGCATTGGTTTCTTACGCTCCTTTTCCTGCGCGATTTCCGCCTGGATTTTGTGGGGAACGGGTGTAGAAACCTAAGTCTTGCTCTGGGTCGCGGGCTACGGTTCCGAGGTCTGCGGTGTAGATAGCAACGATTGGGTTCTTGCGGCCCCCAACCGCTTTCACCGTTTTGTTGGAATTACTCGACCTCCTAGCCGCCCGGCCTGAGCGATCCTTGGCCTGGCGCTTGGACGGCGGCGGCGGGGTTTGGCCTGTGACGGGCAGGGAAGAGAGGGTCCCGAGCGCCATGAGGGCTCTTGCTTGTTCCAATGGGAGTTTCGCTAGTACCCAGTTTTCGTGCACGGTTGTGTGCTGCATTGGTTGCCCCTTTGGGTGGTGAGCTGGCCGGTTGGCCTACAGGCAGCCTAGTGACGGAAAACTGGTGAGGGTAGGGTTTGAGCGCGCTTGATAATCAGGTTGGTTCTTTTTTCTTTTTTCTTTTTTCTTTTTTCTTTTTTCTTTTTTCTTTTTTCTTTTTTTTTTTTTTTTTTTTTTTTTTTTTTTTTTTTTTTTTTTTTTTTTTTTTTTTTTTTTTTTTTTTTTTTTTTTTTTTTTTTTTT